AGACTCAATTAAAGAAAAAAAAAGAATTTATATGCGTGAATGGCGTGCAAAACAAAAACTTCTCAAATAATCTTATTATATCTCATCTGCTCCTCCATCGAATGTCCCATCCTCTCCGCCATTATCCTTCTATCTTTCGTCTTTGGATTTTTATTTTCTTTATTATAATAAACTATATGTGACATTCTCACAAATCTTAAAGTTATATCCTTATTATAAACCTTATTTAACACCTCTCTTAATTTTGTCGAAAAGTTTCCTTCATTTATTTCTTTTTGTTTATTTCCCTCCTGTGATATTAATAAATCATTCTCTTTTATTTCTTTTTTTTTTATATATGCGTATATTAATTCTTTTAAATAATCATCATTTATTAGTACAACTTGCTCTCCGTATATTTTAGCAGTTTTATAATTATTAAATATCACTTCTATTTTATCATTAGTCATTATCATATAATTCATATTTGTTCTTTCTTCAGGTTTTGTCAATTTTATAATAACCTTTCTCCATTCTAGACGTCTTGCAGGTATTAATAAATATAAACCTAATAATAACTTATCTCCTATATCGTCAATATTTTCAATTTTTTTTATAATATTGGATCTATCCAAATCTATTATTTTGTTTTTATCCTTTTCTTCTAATGCATTCTCTTCTCTTTTATCTCTTATTTTTATATGATAATATGAGTATAATTTTTTAATCAATTCTATCTCTCTATTTGTTAAAATATTAATTATATTTAATATGTTTCTAAATGTATTATCATTTTTATAATAATTTCTCAGTATTTCGATTGTTTCTTCAATTTTATCTATCTCTAAATAACTTATGTTATGTTTATTTTTTTCATTTTTTAATACTTGTATAATATTGTCCTCTTCTTCTTTTGTTAAATCTTTCTTTAAAATTATATTATTTATTCTATTTATCTGATTTATATAAGTTCTTAAACTTGTATCCGTTTTTATTTTTAATAAACCAATTTTATTATTACATTTTATTTCTTTTATCAGTTCCTTTAAATCATCTATTTTAATTCTAACATTTTCTATTTTTTTTTCTTCATTATTTCTTTTCTTATCATAATATTTCTTTTGTTGTTCTCTATGTTTTTCCTTTTGTTTATTTATTTTTTCCATTAATTTCATTTCATCTGGTGTTAATATATTCATTTTCATTCTTATAATTATAATATCATTTGATTTATCATTTTTTTTTATATCAATACATTGCTTTTTATTATGTATTTAATCTCGTTCTTTAAATCATTGAAGAACTTTTTATCCAAATGCAAATCAAGATAATTAAATCTTGATGTTACATATTCCAAAAACTGTATGTCTTTGAATATTTTATTTATATCATCTTTATTTTTATTATAAAAAATACCAATCTCTCCTGAATTATGATCTATTAATCTTCTAGAAATATTGTCAATACCAATACTTCTCCATTCATCTCCTTTCTTTATAAGACATCCATTTCTTACATCATATTTAATATTATTATTCTCTGGAAAGTTTTTATTAAAATGTTTGAGTTGAATATATTTGGGTATAATACTAGATCCACTGTCCTTTAAAATCCTAATCATATCATCAAATGTAATATAATCGGTTCTTTCATTTCCATAATTATTAATTATTATTTTATTATTATTATTAATTGTAGTATTAATTGTATTATTGATTGTTATATTATTTGTTTGTGGAGTATTTGCAAATACTATACTTCTAGGCTTACAGTTATTTCTTTTTATATGATTTGATTTTGAAAACCTTGAACTGAATGTAATCATACATTTTGGACAAGTCAATATACTCAAGCCTTTGCATTTCTTTTCATGATCATTTAAATACTTTATGGTGCTGTAACCTTTACTGCATTTCTTACAATTATAGCATTTATTTGATTGTAAATTAACATTTTCTAGATTTTGATTAACATTTTCTAAATTTCGATGAACATTTTCTAAAAATTGATGAACATTTTCTGTTTCAATCTTTCTTTTTTTACAGACCAGTTTATGTCTCACCAATGAGAACTTTGATGCCAACTTTTTATCACAAAACTCGCATTTAAACTCTCTATTTTTCTTATCAGAATGTATGTCATTGTTTAAATTCATTATATCTATTTTTATGTATCAACATTCTTTTATATTCAAATTTCACAATTTTATTTTTTCTCATGGCATTTTTATGTTTCATTTCCCGTTTTTATTATCAGAAAAAATGTAAAATTGTGCAATTTGGTGAAATTGAGATAAAAAATAAAATTTTTCTTTGGTAAAAATCTTAAACTTTTATCTCTAAAGACAAAAACTATTTTTTCGTCTTTTTTATCTTACCATAATCAATTAGACCGATTCCTTCTTCAACTTCCACATCTCGGATATTTCCGTCATAAGTTCCCTCGGCTTCTTCTTTTGTTCTCCCTCACCCTTGTCATTCTCTCTCTTCTGCAAAATTGGCATCTGTTCCTTCATGAAGACCTGATAAGCGTTCAATTTCTTCTCAGGTTTTTCCTTACCTTCTTCCTTAGCTGCCTTTTTCCCACCCTTCTTTCCCTTTTTGATCACCTCTCCCTCTTCATCACTGCTCACCTCCTTTTTCTTCGAAGCCTTCAAACTTCCCTTAATGGAGATAAACATATCACCGATCATCTTCAGGAAAGTAGGCTTGGTAGTCTCAGGATTCTCTTCAAGATAGTTCTTGACAGCTTCGTTCAGCGACATTTCAGATGTATAATAAACAGCTCTTTCAAAGAGAAAATCATTTTTTATTTTGATTTCTTCATTTTTCCTTCAAATTTAATTTTGTATTAAAAACTAACCATTATCTAAAAAAATGAATCATCCCTTATCATTCAACTATCACCCAAATGACGAATTACTGCAAAGAAAACGTGATCTGTGTCAACAACGCCTGCAAGGAACGCCACTACAAGACCTTCGAAGAACGACTTATCCTAAGTCAGCTCATCAAGCCAGAAGAAATGACGCTCTATATGGAGGAATACAAACCGTCGATGCCAACCTGTCGCTACCACCTGCTCTGCTTTGAGCGTGAGTGTGTTTATAACCATTCGCAAATCGCTCTGGATGGACGTAAGTCTCTGATCAAGGCCTTCAAAAATCATCTCAAACATGAGAAGGCTAAGATAAAAATAGAAACTGAGATTGCGAACATTCGTGCCGGTCAGACGAGTCGATGGGAGGATATGACCAAGTGCTAGAAAATCCCGAAAGGGTGGACAAGTGGTTTTTGTCCTTTAAATCTCTTTATAGTTCTTTAATGTTCTTCTCGATGAAGAAGATCTTACAGTACTTGTTTTACTTAACATGTCTTCTTCGTTATGTAATGAAGTAGATCTTACCGTACTTGTTCTACTTAAAAGGTCTTCTTCGTTATCTGAGTTCTGTTCAGGGTAACTATATTTTTCTTTATAATCATAAACATCAATATAATTATTAATTAAGTTATCATTCTTACTAATAGACGATGAAGATGACCGTTTTGATGTTTTTCCATATTTTTCAAATATATCGGACATAGAATAATCATTATCATCAATTTTAGATTTACTCATTTGCATTTTTCCACCTCTCATTGATGTACCTCTGTATTTAAATATAGAATTAATATATGAAATATTATTTAAATCATCGTGATACGTATCTATTTGAAATAAGGTGTCTATATAATTATAAAAATCCTCTAATTTACATGATTTGTCAACTATTTGCAATGCCCAATGAAATGGTTTTGCAAGTCTAGGACTTTTTGAATCAATTCTAATTGTCTGTCTTTGAAGTTGTCTTGAATGAAGAAATAAGGCAGTTATTAATAAATTATCAGTAAGTTCATTAAATAATGATATAATCTCCGCATCACGTATATGACTAATCTCTCTTTTACAAATACGATAATTATTAAACAATTCATCAATCGTCAGTGATGTAGATATTGAAAAATTAAAGTCGTCAATTAAATTATCACGAACGTTATTATAATCAATAAAAATAATATTTTTAAGATATGGATTTAAACGTGTCATCATAGCTGATTCTTCAATATTAAAAAATAATATTGTTTTTATGTATACCTGAAGTGTTAATGTTATTACATCAAAAATAAATCCAAAATAAAAAGATGGGTCATGTGGTAATGAAATTGATAACGTATGATTAAATAATGGTGTATGCGAATAAATACCAGAATAATTGTTTAATGATAAAGAACGATAAATATCATCATATCCCAATTTATGAGCATTATAATGAACGCAATTATTAATATTTTCCATCGACGTATCAATGTATTTCTTAAAACTAGTTCTTCCAAAATCAATGATCATTAGATTATTAGTATCAAGATTATAAACTATATTACCACTATGTAAGTCATTATGCATAAACCCATATATTATACCTAGATATAACAATACATTTATTAAAGGAATATATCCAAATAAAGCTCTACGTGCGATCGTTACATATAATTCATTTCTTGAATATTGACGATAATTTATAAAAACTTTTTCAAAACTAATCATATTGATAGCAATATAGGCTAATATCATACTTTTATCTTTATAAATGGTGGGCGAACTATTAATTACTGTTTTATAATTATGAGGTGAAATCGGATTTGTATATTTAATAATATTATAATCCCAATAACTATTCTGAGAGTCCTTCTTATAAAATGATAAGGTTGAATCAACATATACAGGAATGTGATCTCTAAGTTTGAAAGATTTACTTGTATCACTTGAATATTGAATATTTCCATTATTTTTATGAATAATTCTTTCAATAATGAGCGAATTTACAACATCATATAACAATAAATCATCTTTATTAGTAACCACACTTCGATCTTGACTTTCATATTTAACTATTTTATAAAAAAACTTTAATGATTTGCCATTTAAAGTAACATCTGCAATTTGAAATTTACAATTTGCAGAATTTCCTTCTAATACTGGAAAACCACTGAATGTGTCTACAAACAACGCTTGAGAATAGAATGATTTTATAAAGAAATTTGTTCTTGTTCCACCTACTAAAGTTCTTATACTATTAAAAAGTGTCTCCAAATCATCTTTTTTCATTTTTCGATTTGCATGAAAACCATTTATTATAGATTTAAGTTGGGTATTATAAGTTGCTTCATTTATACGAGTATTAGTTGGAGAAGATCTTCTCGTAGAACAACCAGTACATTTAGCTAAAAGATTCATTATCTATATTAACAATAAAAATAAATAAATTTGTATTAAAAACTAACCATTATCTAAAAAAATGAATCATCTCTTATCATTCAACTATCACCCAAATGACGAATTACTGCAAAGAAAACGTTATCTGTGTCAACAACGCCTGCAAGGAACGCCACTACAAGACCTTCGAGGAACGACTTATCCTAAGTCAGCTCATCAAGCCAGAAGAAATGACGCTCTATATGGAGGAATACAAACCGTCGATGCCAACCTGTCGCTATCACCTGCTCTGCTTTGAACGTGAGTGTGTTTATAACCATTCGCAAATTGCTCTGGATGGACGCAAGTTTCTTATCAAGGCCTTCAAAAATCATGTCAAACATGAAAAGGCTAAGACAAAAATAGAAACAGATATTGCGAACATTCGTGCAGGTCAGACGAGCCGATGGGAGGATATGACCAAATGCTAGAAAATCCCGAAAGGGTGGACAAGTGGTTTTTGTCCTTTATGGTGGAGTTTGTTTAAGTTTCTCTCTGAATAATTCTTCATATCTACTCATCAATTCTTTCAAATCAGCCATATCATCTTCTTCAACGATTTTTGGTGTATTATCAATTGGTTCAAACATCCTAATTAATAAAAGTAAAAATAAATATATCAATTTTTATTTTGATTTAGATTTTGAATTTGCTCTAGGACTTTTAATTGATTTTAATTCAGAGAGTTTTACCTCTTTTTCAGTATCGGAATTTATCAGAGGATAATTAATTTGTTGTTTAAATTTATTATTCATAACATCTGTGTAATTTTCAATAAGTATTTCAATATTTGTATCTATCTTTTGTTTGGAAATGGTAGTAAATACAGGTGTCAATATTTTAAAAGAATATTGTTTTAATGATTTAGTGCTTTTATTCGGTGTTATTCCAAAATCTATTCCATTTACAAGATAAGAATCTTCTTTTATAGTTGTACCAATATGTATTTCAGGATGAGGATTTTCTTTCATGGTTGTTCCACCCAATGATAAATCAGTAGGAAGTTCAATTCTTGAATCAAAAATAGCATTTATAAAGTCAATTCGATTCATTGCAGCTGTATAACGATGATCATTATAAATGTGAGATAGAAATACATAGAAATCACTTAATTTTACATTGTCCATAATTTGTAATGCCCAATACATAGGCATATTAGGATCAAACATATACCCATCATTAGGATCATGAACCCTCGGATTTATTATCATTCTTCGTCCACCTGGTATACCAGCACCAGATGCATGGAAAAATATTGCAGTCATCAATAAGCCGTTTGCTATTTCATTATAAAAATCTTTTACCTTTTCTACATCAGCTGCATCTATATAATGACTATCATTAAGAGTACTTATAAAATCTTTAGCGGCATTAAAATTTGTAATTAAGGTTGGTATATCAACCGTGGTCATTTCAAAATTATACGGACTCAAGAGATTATTAGTATTACCACCATAATTTATTTTAACAATATTCATTAAATATGGTTTAATGTGATTATTAAGTGTTGGATTTCTATCCGACAAGAAATATAAGCTTTTAATGTAAAATTGTAATGTTAATGTAATTAAATCATAAATAAAACCGTAATAAATATTTTTATCTGTAATGGAACTTGATACCTTTTCTGATAATCGATATCTAAATAATCTCTTATTTGAATAAAGATCTTTATATGAATTAATGCCGCTTCTAATATCACTATATAAATCATTATAACCCAATTTATAAAATTGATATGCTACATCAGCATTTATTTGTGTAGACGGACTATCGATATATTTACGGTAACTTACTCTTCCTAAATCGATAATCATGACTCTTCCAGTGTCTTCATTATATATTATATTGGCTGAATGTAAATCATTGTGCATAAATCCGTAATAAACACCAAGAAATTTCAATGAATTTACTAAATCATAAAAATCAAATAAAACATTTAAACATTTCATTACATTGGTTGGTGATGATTTATCATTTTTATAATTAGTAAATACTTTTTCAAAACTTAAAAGATTCACTGATTCATAAATCATAATAACACATCTATCTTTATATGTTATATACTTATCATATGGATTAATAACAGAACTATAATTATGTATTGATTTTTCATTTTCATAATGAATATCGTTATATGTCCAATACTCCTGATTTCTTGTTCCTATATATTGTCCAACACTTGAATCAATATATATTGGAAAATGTACTGAAATGCTTGCATATCTCGACCTTAAACGTTCCATTATAGTAGCAGATACAACATCACATATTACTAAATCCTCGCCACCACGTGTATGAGGTGGATGTAATTGTGAAGCTTGATTTACGATTTTAAAATACATACCTATTTCATTACCTTGAGGCACAAACCTTACTTTAGCTATAGTAAATTTGCAATTTGCCGAATCCCCTATTAATCTTCCTCCACCTCTGAATGATATCATACTATTCCACATTTGCATATAAAAAGTCTTATAATATGTATCACTTCGTGGAATGCTTGAATTTCTTTGAACTAAAGCCTTAATTTCATTAAAGAAACTGCGTAATTGATCTATATTCGAATGAAATGCGGTACTAATTATAGATCTATTTCTATCAACAATTTCTTTCAATTCTCGATTATAACTACTAGCCATATTACTATTTGTATGTAATAAAAAAAGAATTAATATTTATAAGTCTGCAATTCTTTGAGTGCATATGTATCTTTATAACACTCATTTATGATGTTTGAGTCATCATGATCCTTCTTATTCATCAAAGGGTCATTTAAAATGTCCTCAAATAGGAGCATATAAGCATCAGGATTTATCGAATTGTTCATTTCTTTTATTTATAATAATGAAATATTTATAATCATTTTTTTATTTTATAAGTTTGCAATTCTTTAAGAGCATAAGTATCTTTATAAGCTTCATTCATCATATCCAAATTCTTTTTAATTTGAGCATTGGTCATATTTATATCTTTAGAATCAATTGCTAATAAATCAATAAGAGATTCTTCTTTATTCGAGAATTTTGATTTTGATTTAGATTTTGATTTTGATTTAGTTTCAGGAGTATATTTTTTAAGTTGTTTCGTTTTGGTTGATATGGTTCTACCACCACTTTGATTAAATATCGTTTTCATATAATCAATATGGTCTAATAAAATATGATAAGTTGGATAAATAAGTGCAATATAATTATAAAAATCTTCTAATCTACAATTCATATCCATTATTTGTAAAGCCCAATGGAACGGTTGTCCACGAACTCTTCGAAGTGTGGAAATTTCAATAGGTGGATATGAACCAAAACCAAAATTTCTTGAATGAAGGAATAAACCAGTTAGTAACAAACCGTCTACGATTTTATTAAATAATGCTTTCACATGATCAACATCTTGGGGTTCAATAATGCGTGGTGTTGGAACAATAGTCGTGATAAATGTTTTAGCATTAGAATAATTAATGAATAAATCGTTTAATGTAGGTGCAGTGGTTATAGTAAATTCAGATCTCATTAAATCGCTATCACTGGTATAATTGATACTAACAATTGCTTGAAAAAGAGGTTTAAAAAGACTAGTTAAAGCTGGATTTAAAATTTCAAAACTAAATAATAATTTAACATAAATATTTAATGTTAATGTTATGACATCAAAAACGAATCCGAAATATAAGTTTGGTTTATTTGGAACAGTATATGAAATTCTGTGACTAAATAAAGCTGTATCAGAATACAACTTCTTATAACTTGATAAATCTCTTGTAGGATACATAGTATCATAACCTAATTTTACAATTTCATATCTCACATGATCATTAACAATTTGTTCTTCATTATCAATAAATCTTTTAAAACTAACTCGACCAAGGTCAATCATCATCATTTTATTTGTATCTGTATTGAAAATAATATTACCAGAATGCAAATCATTATGTATAAAACCATAATAAAGACCTAAATATTCAATAAATCTATATAACTCAGTGCAATCAAAAAGAGCTAATACAACATTAGAGATATTTACAGGATCTGTTCTGTTAGCATTAAAATTAACAAATACTCTATTAAAATTAAGATGTTTAATTGATTGATTCATTAATATAATACATTTCGTATCAGTCGTATTATTTCTAATATTATTTTCACTAAATGGAGAATTAGGATTTGTATATAATAATTCATGATAGTCCCATGATTCAATAGTTCTATTATTTCCAATTGGAGTAACTTTTTTATAAGAAGGGAAAGAACCGAAATAAATTGGTGAAATATTTTGTATTTGTACTAATGCAGGACTTGCTTCATGTATCTTTCTGATATATCTAACAATAATAGCAGATATAACATCATAAATCAATAAATCTTCGTATGAAGGATTTATTAAATTAAAACGATTTTGAGAATCATATGATACCACTTTAAAAAAAATTTCTTGTCTAATTGGTCCTAATACTATATCAGCAGTTGTAAATTTACAATTTGCAGAATCACCTTGGAGAGTGCTACTTCCAGTAAAAGATTCAAATGCAAATATTTGAGACAAAAAAGCCTTCTTTTTATATATATTATCAGTATAATTGGAAATTTCTGTCATTAAATTTTGATATACAGCAATATCAGTATTAGTTGGTTTCAATAAAGCGCCATGTTGATATATCATTCGTGATATATTTGTATTATACGTCGTCATTTTTCTATTATATGGAAATTTATTATTTTTAAGATAATTTCATAAAAAATGATTACCTATATAAATAGTAACAATTACGGCAAACAACAATGAGCATTGTGAGTGAGTTATGTGATGAGATTTGTTTTATGAACACTTATTCAATCAAAACTCAGTATCTTCGAACTCAAGCCAATGATATTGTCGTCGATGTGAGTTGGGATGAACTTCCATCAAAATGTGCAGCAGAGCTTGGTGGTGAAGTAATTGCTTTCAGTTCTTCTTCTTTCATTCTCTTCAGTGAGAAGATTGGATATTTCTTTATAGTTGCAGATGAAGAGGATAATTATGAAATATTTAAGCTCAAGGATAAGGATGAGGCTTTGAAGAGGTTTAATAGATTTTCAGTTATGTAAGGGGTTAGGTTAAAAAAATGACAATCTTTTTGTCATTTCTAGTTAAATAGAAAGCTATATGGATAACGAAGAGTTGTTTGCTGATTTATTTGCGTATCGCTTCGCATTACTTGATATTTATTCAGATAATGAAAGAGAAATAATAGTTAAATTAAAGTTGAAGTTATTTGCATTAGGTCATAATCGATCTGCCATAAATAGGACTATTTATGAATTCTATCAACACTATTCAATACCAGTAACTGAAATTGAAATAGAAAATTCAAATATAATGATATATCCCAATCTTCTCTTTTCAACTTTAATGAATATCATTGATAACACAAATGATGAAGATGCTGTACAGGAGGATATAGAAGTTTTAACAGAAGAAGAGTTTAATAATCTTGAAGTTATTAAGATAGATAAATCAAATGCTCCGGATGTTGAGTGTGAGTGTTCAATTTGCATTGATAATATCAGTGAAGGTCATGAAATCATTAAACTTCCATGTAATCATCTCTTCCATTACAATTGCATTAAATCCCATTTAACAAGCTATAATAATAAGTGTCCATTATGTCGAGGAAATGTTATTAACCAATAAATAGAGATGAGATTTCTTTTAACTTTTTTTTTAATGAATTTAATCATAGCCCTTCAATCCTTTATACCATCAAGAAATGAAATCATAACAAAGGCTAAAATGTGTCGCATTTGTTATAGTAAATTACTTAAATTCAACATCTCTAGAAATAAGATGTTGAATATCTATGATGATTATATATATATCACGGAAACAAAAACAAAATCAGCATGTTACATCTTCTATAACAAACATCAAATAGACATCTGTTTTAAAGGAACATCGACGTTTAATGATATTTGTTTTAATTTTGATATCTATCCTAGAATTTTTATTAATGAAAATATACGAATTCATAATGGTTTTCTAAAGAAATATTTATCCATGAAAAATAATATCATAAAAAATATCAATTTTATCATTCATAATAAAAATAATAAAATAAATGAGATATCTTTCAACGGTCATTCGTCAGGTGGAGCGATTGCAAATATTGCATCATTAGATATGAGTTATATTTATGAGAATTATAATATTAAATGTTTTACTTTTGGTGCGCCTCGTGTGGGAAATAAAGAGTTCATTGATGAATATAATAAAAGGATAAAGAACTCTCTGCGATTAGTAAATAAGAATGATATTATTACTTATGTACCGTTACCAATCATTTATACCCATAACCATAAACCAGTGATTATAACAAATCACCATTCACTTATCTCAACATCGCCATCCATAAATATCATTAATTATTTCAGAAAAGTTCATTCCATCTCTACATATATCAAAAATTTATAAATATTAAATATAGAATGACGTCATTGTACAAATCACCATCATATTCATTCAGTGTATCATCAATAAAAAAATATGATTATTTTGAAAATATTAAACGTTTTAATGATTATAAAGTTATTGATGATTATTTATCAAAAGTTAAATTAAATAAGGATACCTGTTTAAAAGTTGAAAGAGATAAATATCTCTTGGGTAAAAGTGTATTATTATATAAGAAAATTGGTACTGAAAGTGTATATGGTGTTATCTATAAATGTAAGAATGTTAATGATAAATATAAAAATATTCCAGTTTTTACCATAAAGATCCAAATGAATACGAATGCCTTAAAAAGAGAAATGGGAATATTTATCAAACTATCACAATATGGACTTGATCATAAGATTCCCAATTTACCCATTTTATATAAAGTTATTAAATGCTCTAATGAAATCCCCAAGGTTCTCATAAAGAAACCCGATAAGGCATTGGAAGGCGGATATACCATGATTTTAAATGAATTGGCTGCTGGGGATTTAAGGACTTTCCTTTCTAACTATTCAAAAGTCATTGATGATCGACTCTGGAGAAATACTTATGCTCATGTATTTATATCACTTGCAATTCTTCATAGTCTAGGTATTAAACATAATGACGCACATGATGGTAACTTTCTCTATCATAAAATAAACCCTAGTGGTTGTTTTCATTATGAAATTGACGGCACTGATTTTTATATTGAAAATTTGGGATTTTTATGGACTTCGTGGGACTATGGGTTAATAAGCAAGATAGAAAGTCATGGTGATTATATTCATGATTATATGCTTACTAATTTATGTATGAGACAGAATGATTATTATAAACAAACATTGCAATTTAAAAATCACGATTTTTATTATGAACATGAATGGGGATATCTAAGTAGTAGCGTGAATGTACCATCATCAATCGAAAAACTTCAAAATAAACTTTGGACTTTATTAGGAGGTTATAATAAATATAATGATATATATATAATAAAAAAAAAGAAGTTATCAGAGCCTTTGTTTCTAAAAGAGATTTTAAACAAAGGTCTTTTTTTCTCTAAAACCCCCATTGGAGAGGTTTTATCATCTGTAAAACTTACCTTTCCAGATTTTACAACAAATCCTTATTATGATAATTCAAATAGCTTTTTATAACCCGCCATTTTAATCTTATTACAATTCACTCTCATATTAAATCTTTGTGCATTCGGTAATAATGGGTTTTCGTCCATAGAGAAATAAAAATCCTTATTAATATCACTATTATCATTTACCCATTTAATTCTTGGTCTTTTTATGATATCAAATAAGTTATCATAAAAATCCTTTCTTTTTATTGAATTGCTTACGAGATTAAAGCAACCTTTCACATTATCATTTTCAATAATCCATTTCATGCAATTGCTAATTTCATCTGTAAAACTAATACTCATATAACTATTGCCAATAACTTTCGAATATTTCTTTTTAATAAAATCCTTATTTCTAATATCATCAATATTTGAATCATCCCAGATAGTACTAGTTCTCAATACTACTGTTCTTATATTTGGACTATAATCCATCAATTCCATTAGATAATTCTCAGCAATTCGCATTATACTAGCAATTCCATAATGATTCATTTGCCAATTTTGATTTTTAGTTCTATCTAATTCAAGATAAGTTGGTGTTTCTTCATTAACAAACTCACCATTCGTGTGAACTCCATAAACATTCACACTGCTAATAAGAATGACCGTTGTCTTCTTATGAATACCTTTATTTTTAATGGCATTTGCAATCCTTTTGCAAGTTCTCATAAAGGTATGAACACTGAAAATAGAGATGGTATCTGCAATTATAATTACATCATTATTATAAATAGCCTCTTGCATAATTTCATCTTTACCCATTTCCATTTGGGGAATAATCACTACTTCATCAGCGATCGTTGAAAGTTCATTGAATCTCTTTGGTTTTGTAGTGGTAACACTTGTCCTAATATTAACCTTATTAAAATCATCAAGCACCTTCCTTCCAATCTTATCACAACTAATTACAAGAGCATTTTTTTTATCAAAGGTGGATAGCAATTTATCTTTATTTAAAGAAAAATGAATGATATTATTTCTTATAAATTTACCTCGACTGATTGAATATTGATAACTATCATCAGCAAGGAAAAATAACAAAGAAATATAATAAAATAATCTCATTGAATAATTATTCGTCATTAACTTTTAAGTCATTTTGCTATTATCAAATTCAAAGTTAAATTCAAAATCCTTATCTTTCTTTAGATTTTTGAATATTTGTTTATAAGTAGTTCCTGAATGTTCATTACCAGTAGCAAAGAGAGTATCTTTAATGGGTGCTTTTAGGGCGTCATCTAGATTCTTAGGTTTCTTGTCTTTGAAATAAGAACCGAAAAAACATTCCTCGACTGTCTTATTCATACCCGTACAAATCTCGAGACTTTTTCTCACATCCACCGGTTGAATGGTGTCTCTATAATAACATGCAAAAGAAGTTTTATCCGTATCCCCATTATCAATACTATTAATACAAACATCAGCCAAATCAAGACGTGAAATCATCCCTGATTTTGAATAATCCTGATTAATTTCAATTTCTCCAACTCCTCTTTTTTCACCTCTAGTTAAAAACCCTGGTTTAATGATGGTATAAGTGGAGGTAGCTTTTGCATTTAAATATAAATCACGAACAGCACTTTCACCATCCATCTTACTTTTACAATTCTCACATTTAAGTCCACAACTCTTATCAACGAGATCATCTGAGTCCCTGCAATTACTGCAAAAAGCAGATACGACGATTAATTTAGGAATTTCACAAGTGAGACAGACCTTTGCAACATTTACGAGACCTAAATAATTAACATCTTTTGGGGTTTGTATTTGATCACTATCTTGAACCCATCTCTTTTTAGAATTAACAGCAACTATCACAGCTTTAGCGTCTTTGAGAACATCGGGAAGACTTTTCGAGATTGTGATATCTGCACTTTTATAATCGATTAAAGATGGATTTGTCAAGTTTTCTAGTGGAAATGGATTTCTAGAAACCACTCTTGTAGGAACTTTCTTATCATTTACAAGTGACCTCACACAATCACTACCTGTATATCCACATCCCCCAATCACAACTATGGGCGATTGAGGAGATTTTTGGTTATTTAATAAAGATAAAGAAGAAAAAGATGTGGTTATGATTGCATCTTTGCGAGTGATGAGTGGAATTTTATAAGAGTTTGTTTGAATAATTTCAATGAGGAGGAGTGAGAAAAATAAAAATGAAACCATTTCTATTTTATTTTTATTTGAGCGATTTCTTTAAATCAAATCTAATTACGAATGATGTTATACACGTCACGCCAATTATTGATATGATAAAGCTGATCATTATAGATGAGATAGCCGTTTTCGGCTGCACTAGCATATGAATCCTTACCTAAAGCCTTGAGAAACTTCGCAAGATTGTCACCATTAAGTTCCAACTCTTCGAAGTTGCACAAATCTTCATTGCTGATGAATCTGTTGTTGGAGTTGTGACATTCCAATGCGACATTGAAGGACATTCCTCTCTGAATGAGGAGATAGAAGTTGCCATTATGATGGTACAAAGGAAAACTCATTTGTATATAGTCTTTATAAAAATAAGAATAAATCATTTTTTCCAGAGATTTATTTAAGGCTAATACAAATTTAATTTAATAATTATGGAAAGAGATTATGACTTAACTGAGAGAAGGATCATCAATTATCTGAGAAAGGTTAATAATAAGGACTCTCATAATACTCGATGTAAAATTATGGGTCTTTTTTATGAGACCATTGATGCCAATATTCCTATTAATAGGAAGATTGAGGATTATAAATCCCTACTTGAAGATTATCCAGATTATTTTCATGCGAAAAGTCGAGAAGAAATCATTGAGCTTTATAATAAGGAAGTTGCATTTAAAAAGGAAATTAAATATCCATTTGACTTGAGTGATTATGATATTAAGGAGGAAAGTTATTTGGAAATTTCAACAAAGACCTTCAGACCAGTTTATGATGAAAATTGGAGGGAAAAAACCGAAGCGATCAATGGAACTCCAGTTAAAAATCAACAATCTTTTTATAATGAATATTTGAAGTATTATTTGCAATTCAAGGAATTTCCTACTTACCTCCAATTTATCAAACATCTCTTTTATAAATACCAAAGACCTCTTCATAAGGATATTAAAATAGTCTTTGATAATATTGAAAAATCTTATTTGCCAATCAAAAAATTTATAAAAACAAACAACCTTAGTTTTAAGGAAGTTAAAAGAACAATCGTCCAATCAGCTTCCATACCTATGAGAATTAAGCTTGAACAGCAATCATAGCTTTAGTAGTGAAATCTTTCAAATCAGTTTCATTCATTTCCATTACTTTATTCATAAATGAAATAATATAAGCATTGAAAATATTATTAGGGTCATCTGTATTTGCTGCACCACCTTTCATATCTAAATCAACATATTTAAAATCAAATTTAAGTGGTTTATCAAACAAAACATATATTTTATTTTTTTGTTCAAGTAATGAAAATTTAACACCTATTATTTTATTATTACTACTTTTATCAATTAAAAAATCTGTTTTTCTATAAGATGTAGTAGTATAATCAAGTTGTTTTCTATTATTATCATATAAGTTTGTTGCATATGTACCATCAAACCATATCATATTCCCTAATTTACTTAACAATGAATTTTTTAGACTTTCATCAGCTATTTTATTGATATTTGTATTTTTTCCAGCTCTAGCATTAGATATAAGTTTTTTAGTAGCTTCTAAAGACACTTGTTGTTTTAACTCATTAAGAAAGTTTATAAATAATGTAATTTCATTTCTGTCTGGAAATAATCCTGTATAAGGTCTTTTTAAATAAGCTTTATAATAATAATAATATTTATCACCACTAGTGTAGTTACTAAATTCATTATATCCTGGTGGCTTAGTTAAGGTAATTTGCAGTTTTGATTTATTGCTATCATCATCATCATCATCAAAATGAAACTCAAAATCAAATTGTCTTAATTTTAAATATACATTAGATTCACCAAATTTAACATAAAGTAAAAAATTATCTATTTTAATAAATGTTAATGTAACTTTATCAACAGTTATTGTAACTAAGGAATAATCACTTGATTTTATATCATTACTTTTGTATCTTTCTGCACGTCCTGATGTTATATTAATAAGTATTCCATCTATCATTACCGCTAATGAATCAATTAATTGTTTATTTTCACCATATGGGTAAAAAGAATCTGAACCCACTTTACTGTTAAATTCCTCAACTAAAGCTTTAATATCAGCAGTTGCATTATTAAATTTTTTCAAAAATTCAACCCCATCTTTAAAATCATCATCAGTATTTCTATCTATAAACCTTTGAACTCTATAAAATATATTTAGTAATTCTCTATTATACTGACTTTGTTGAGGTGATACAACTGATGTTACTTCAGGTTCTTTAGGAACTGATGTTGATTCATCTTTTAAAATTTCATTAATTTCTTCATCATTTAATGGATATTCTCTTAATATTTCTCTACTTTCTACCTTATCTAATTTGTCTTTAAATTGATCAATAGTTTTTTTTAATTGTACCATGTCTTCTCTTGATTTTTGATTAGCTGACTCTGCATAAGCGATATCAGTAGTTAACTCATTTTTTTGTTGTTTTAAAGAAAAGAGTTCTGTAGTTATTTCAGTTATTTTCTGATTTTTTTCTTCCAATGCTTCTTTTATTCGTCTTTCTTCACTTTCTGTTTGTTGTTGTTTGTTTATTAGTTCCAAATCTGTTTTTTGAATAATTTCGTTTATTTTTTCCAATTCTGTACGTTTTTCTTGTAATAAAATATCAATAATTTTATTTTTTTCAGTAAGAATACCACTTGCATCATCTATTGACTTTTTTGTTGTTGTTTTAAGCTCTTTAATTTCTGCTACTTTTTTTTTAATTTCACGTATCAAATGATCTCTTTCAGTTTTTAATCCTTCTATTTCGCTACCTTTACTTTCTCTATATGAAACCAAACTTTGCTCAATACGACTAATTTCTTCATCTTGCCGTTTTGTTAATTCTTCAATTGATTTTTGTTTATTTTTTATTGCATCATTTATATTTGCCTCTAATGATAGTATAGTTTGATCTACATCCTCTGATTCGCTTTTTTTTCCTAATATGTCTTTATTTTCATTATATGTTTTTATAAGTTTTGTAGTTTCAGCAATACCTGATTCTAATTTAGAAATTTCATCTGAAATATTTTTTTGATGTTCTGCAAATCTTTCAGTTAATCTTAGTAGTTCTTCTTGATTACCACCCTTTATCTTATAAGAAAAAAACCCGCCTTTTTTATTGTCATCAATTATTTTTTGTGCGAGGTCTGTTACGGATCTGGCTGATTTTAATATTTCTTCATATCCTTCTAATTGTTTTCTTAGTTCCTCATTTTCAAGTTTATCATAATCAGTAATTTCACTGCTTAATTTTCTACGTACATTTTGTCTTAATTGAATTAAAGCAGCTTCATCTACATTTTTATCTATAAAAACTAAAATATCTTCACTACTGAGTCTTTTAAGAATAGCCAAAACAGATTTAATATTTGCAGCCATTGATTTTAAATCATCGTAAATCATATCTATGTCGACTATCTGTAAGTCATTATCTCTCATGATATCTTCATATAGGTGAGTTGTTCTTTTCATTTTTATCATATTATCCTTTTTTAAACCTGTAGGTAATTCAACATCATCTGAATCATATAGAAACCTTATAATTGCATCATTTTTAGCATTTAACTCTCTTTCTTTTTTAATTAAAGCACTTAAATTACTACGATTTCCTTGAATTGCCTTAATTAAATCATCATGAGGATTCGATAATTCCTTTATAATTGATTTTAATTTATCATCTTCAATACGTAATGGAATAGGCAAATAACCTAATTGAAGAGGCAAATCAGATGATTCAAGTGCTTGTTGTTGCAGTTGACCTTCTTGCAATTTATATAAAAGATTTTTAGCAGTTCCATTGATTACAATTAAATCTCTATTTCTTGGTGCTAGTCTATATTGTTTAACTAAAATGTCTGTTAAATCTTTCATTTCAATAAGAATTCTAAGTTGTTGTAATTGCTCGGGTGATAATTGCAATTGCATACTTTCTAATTTTGGTATATTGTCATCTAAAGAACGTTTAAGAACAGCCATTTCGTCTATATCTTTTTTGTCAACTACACTATCTTCAGTTATTGTAGTTAATTGCTGTAAGAAAGAAAAAATACCACTACCAATACCAGATAAAATATTATTAAAAACCGCTAATACAGTAGTACCGCCTCTTTTCTTCAATTTTCTTTTTTTTCCACCTGTAACTGCATAATTATTAATAAATTCTTCTTTTAAATATTCTTCATAATAATAACTAGAGAAATCTTCAGATGATGATTCATCATCAAAAAGGTTTCTTATTATAATCATTGCAGGATCATTTTTTTGCTCATCAGATAATTTATTAAATTCAGTTCTTAAATCCGATAATTCATCTTTACCTATTTGTTGTTCATTGTCAGTATCAATTACATTAATTGCATTTTGTACTATATTGGTAATTTGATCTGAATTATATTTTCCAACAATTATTCTAATAACTTGAACTGCTTTATTTTTAATATTAGCTATTTTTGCTTTTGTTATTAAATCATATTCTGCTTTTTTTTTCATTTCAGTTAAAAACCTTGATTTATATTGATGTAATTTTGCTTGAACTTCTTTTTTTATTTCATCAAAAATTTGCATTTTATTTTCTGATGATTTTGCTGTTTTTTCATATGAAGTTTTTGATTGTTGAGAATCTAACAAAAGTTCATTTAAAGTAACTAATGATGATGATTGATCTATTAAGAAAGCATTAAAATTACTGCAAAAATCTCTTAATGCTGCGATTAGTTGTAATATATCAATATTACGATATTTGATAATAATAGCGATTGCACTTAAAAGTTTTTTCATATTTTCAAAAGATTTATCTTTAACAGAAACTACAACTTGTTTATTATTAAAGTCATCAAAAGCATCAGTTGATTTTATTGCATTAATTAATTTAATTTTTCTATCATCGTCGCTATTACCAATAATTTCTCTTAGAATGGTATAAAGAACATAACATTTAACATAATCTTTTATTTTATCAACAGATTTTGTAATAAAATCAGCTCTATCTGAATTACTGTTTTTATTAATATAATAATAACAAAAAATACTAAGATGTAAATAATAGGTATTTATATATGCTTCATTAAAAGTAAATTCATCATTATTTAAATCTATGTTTGAAATATATTTATTTTCAACTCCTTCGTCTATAATTGATAATGATTTAATATTAAATACATCCTCAATATTATCACCACCTCTTAATAATTTCCGCAAAAATATTTTGGGTTTCATAATATCTATTATTAAACAGATATAATATAATTTTTATTAAACTCATATGAAAATGCCAAAAAGGTTTGACATTTTTATTCAAAATAGTCAATCTAGCAATCTCCATCCATAATATCAGCCCACGACCTCTTAGTTTCCCTAAACAACTCCTCTTCTAAACAACCGAAACCGTTCTTTGCAGAAATCGAGAATGGCTTAACCTCTGTCTTTTCAACCACCTTTTCTATCTTCGTCATTTCAATCTTGGCGTCATTGAACCCCTCGATGAGCTTAACCCTATCCTCGAAACAGAGACGATGACGAAAACCACAATCCTTGTTCCAACAGATCTGACCAAACTTGCAGTTGGCACGTCGAGTTCCTGCATTAGGCTCAGCCTTGCTAGGCCGAACCAGACCATCATACAACTTTCGCACAACCTTTCTATCCTTGATAGAAATGTTATGGTAGAAGCGGCAATCGGAATCAATGCAGAAGGATGAGCAGTTGCACACGATAGTAGAAGTCATTTATCTTGTTTGATAATAGTTAATCTTAAAAAACAAAAATCATTTTTTATTATAAATAGATTATTAATAATACAAAAATGACATTTGTATTTATCATTGATTTAGATGGAACAATCATAGGAGATTGTGTATATCAATGTGAATTATATAAGATATATCTAATACTTCGCAAATTGGGTATAAATATGAAGATAAATGAGATACTTGAGGATTGTTATAAGGAAAAGACGAGATTGATAAGACCTTATTTTCCTCATTTCATTCAAACCATAAAAAAACATTTCCCAGATACTCATTTTTATATTTATACTGCGTCTGAAAAGAAATGGGGATCGAAGGAGATTGAGGTTATTGAGAAAAATCTTCATTTTAAGTTCAATAGACCCATTTTTACAAGAATGGAATGTATGACAGTTCAATCGGGTTCAAAGGTGGAATATAGAAAATCGATTGAAATGATAAAAAGGAAAATAAAGGTGAAAGATCCTGAGATAATTGTCATTGATGATAAGGAGGTTTATATTGATAATGGTCATCGTCAGATTAAATGCGATTGTTATAATTATAAGTATTTTTGTAATTATTGGGATTATATTCCAATAACGAAAATTAAAAATAAGATTTTTTTGAATTATTTAACTACTTTAATAGATAGTAAAAGATTGAATCCTTCTTATTCACAAGTGACAATGAAAAATAAAGTTGAATATTATCAATGGTTATATCATAAATGTTTGGAATTGAATAAATATAATCGTGATTATAAGGATGATAAGTTTTGGCTTAAACTTACTAATATCATCATAGATAATAATATTACGATGATGAATGATAATTCAATCAAATTTATAAATAAACTACTTTAGAAATCTTCAACACGGTTACGAGTGCAATATTTGGAATTAAACATGAAATAGATCCAATAAAATGGACCAAATAAGGCAGCTACTAAGAAGCCAACCGTCTTATCAGTAAAAGAGCCGTTCAAAGCAAAACAAACAAGGGATGCAATAAATGCAGCTATACCAGCAGCAAACCAAATTATTAAAACAATCATCCATAATACGAATAAACCTGACATACCAATTTTTTCAGTCGAATCCTTTCGATCTTCAAAAAACTCTTGCATTATATCTATTATTTATTAAGATAAAATTCATAATAATAGATAATCATGAGAAATGCATCGCTAATATCATCTTTTTTCTTCATCCCCTGATAAATATTTAAAAATGAGGAGTCTTTATCGATCTCCTTATAAGTATTTTCTAGGAGATATTTAGTAAAATAGATTGCATCCATCTTATTTTGTTTATAGGAAGAAGAGGCCATCTTATCTTGATATTTATTAATAATATTCAATTTATGTTTGGGTGATAGATAAGTAGTTTCAATATCATAAGCCTCATAACGATGAATCATCTTAAAATAGGTATTTATTGTGGTTTGAATACATTTCATTACAGATGTCATTTGACATTCAATAAGAACAACAAGTTTATCATTGGTATTAATATTTAATTCTTGGGTGATGAGATTATCGAGGAATTCAATGGTATGATCAATAATCATTTGATTATTTGCTTTTTTATTTAAATTCAAATCGATTTTATTTAAATTTAAGAATTGCATTTTACCATCTTCAACCCTTACATAACAATAGGCCATATTTTTAATACCGATGTCAAAAGATAATACTTGAACCATTTAATTATAATTAACATTTAATAAAGATAGTCTTAACTCCAGAAATTATGGGATTATTGGGAATAGCTACACGATAATGAATATGTTTATCTAAGACCATTCCAGATGGAACCTTATATTTATCGGGACAATTTAAATGAAGAATTGCCTTTTTATTATTAACAATGGCCACCCCACTATTCTTATAATCCCCATATGCATCCTGTGGGTTATCATAAGTTTTATGTTGAGGATTGGGATTAGCACTCCAATAAATAACTTTAGAACCATCTGGATAGTTAAAGTCAAGGTCGATAGAGAAATTGGTTTGTGAGGGATGCATTTGATTAGGGATTAGGGCAGTAGGAAAGGCACAATCACCCAAGAAAGGCAAAAAAGTTTCTTTAAACATAGATATGTAGATAATTAGAAAGATACAAATAACAGATAAGAATTTCAAAAAGAGATTGCAATTGGTACAACTGATGACTCTAAAGGAATTAATAATGGCGATAATAAAAATGGAAATCATAAAAAAGAAATGGAGGTGTAATTTAATCATTTTCATTCTAAATAATAATCATAAAATAATCGCTTAGATTAATGAGAGCTTTTGAATGATATCCGGAATTGTTTTAAGTCCGTCATATTTATGGTCACTAGTAGCCAAATAATAATCATTCAGGACTTTTACGATACCAGAAACCAGATCACTAGTTTCTTTCATATGGTTATCAAATTTAAGATTATGTTCTTGAATAATTGCATAAAGGTCATTTGTGGTAAGATTGGGATTTTTATTTAAATTACGAATAACCTCAACCGGAACATTTTTATATTTCATGAAGTTGTAATAAATGACTTCAAGATAGTAATTAAACTTTTCAGTTTCTTCGATTTCTGTTTTTAGTGAATCCTTATCAATATGAGGAATATCATTTTCAATAACAATCTCAATCAATTTTGATTTAGAAATCTTATAAAGATTCACTTCACATGCCTTTCCTTGTTTAAGAAAGAAGATGTTGATATCATTAATCAATTCCTTTTTAGTTAATTTGGAGGTCATTAAAAGCAATTAGCTATCATCATAAATTACAAAATCATTTTTTATTTTTATTTCCCATAATATTTAAAACAGCAAAGTTTTTATTTCTCGAAAATTTATTAATAATCTGATATTCTTTTTTTACAAGTTCTCTACTGGTTTTGCATGGATAATTCAAATACAATTCAATCAAACAATTGCTCCAATCATTACTATAATTATTAGCCACATATTTGGATATCGTTGTTTTACATCCACATTTATGTCCAGCAAATCTTTCTTTGAGACTTTTAATAGTACTACCGATATATATATGATTATCGTCGTTTAAGAAACGAATAATATATATCTTACCATTATTAAACGACGAAGTTAGTTTCATTATGAGAATAAAAATACAAATAAATAATCATTTTTTATTTATATTAAGAAAAAATGATTATTCGTATGAAATAATAAAATCATTAAAGATGAGTTTGAATAAGCCTGTTTGGAAATTGAAGTCTTGGGTAAATCCTAAAGATCTGAATTGGAATAATTTGGCACACAATCCCAGAGCTGTAGAACTTCTCAAGGCCAATCCAGATAAAATCAATTGGTATGAGTTATCCTTAAATCCCTATGCTATCGAACTTCTTGAGACCAATCCAGATAAGATTGATTGGAATTATTTATCATCCAATCCAAATGCAATTCAACTCCTCACCACCAATTTAGATAAGATTAATTGGTATCAACTTTCAGGTAATCCAAATGCCATTGAACTCCTCTCCTCCAATCCAAATAAGATTAATTGGGAGCAACTTTCAGGTAATCCAAATGCCATTGAACTCTTAAAAGCCAATCCAAATAAGATTGATTGGACTTGTCTTTCAGGTAATCCAAATGCCATTGAACTCCTTAAAGCCAATCAAGATAAGATTAATTGGTGCCAACTTTCTCGTAATCCGAATGCCATTGAACTCCTTAAAGCCAATCAAGATAAGATTAATTGGAATGCAATCTCAGGAAATCCTGGAGCAGTTGGATTCTTAAGTAAAAATACCGAACATCTTTATTGGTTAGAGGTTTCCTTAAATCCAAATGCAACGGAACTTATCAAGGCGAATCTTGATAAGATTGATTGGGATTACATTCAATATAATTCAGATTTGATTGATATCGTAAGAAAAAATGATAAGATGAATTGGTGGTATCTTTCTTATAATGAGGGTATATTTGAGTTAGATTATGAGACGATGAGAAAGAACAATCAAGAGATGTATGAGGAGTTAATTAAGGAGGTTATGAAACCGTCAAGGGTCTTCAAATATCCTGATTATGATTATATTGAAGAGTTATTTGATTAAATTTTTATTTATAAATATCAAAAATAAAAGAAAAATGATTATTTAATAAAAATTAATAATCATCAAATACAATGGGTGCTGGAATGAGTGTTTCTGCTAAGAAAAAAGATTCAAAGGCTGCAACGGTAATTAAGGAAGTGGTTGTTGATTACAGAGATATAGATGCTATCATAAGAGGATCGCCGAGTTTATGTGATCAAATAACCGTTAGTGGTTATTACTAATCTTTTTTTTTATAATTATAAATAAATGGAATATAAGGATGAGATTAAAATGATAGAGAATAAGCTCCTTACATTAAGTGCTGAGTTAATTTCTTTATTACCAGAGGATAATGAAATCATAAAAATAAAAAAGGATTATTATAAGAATCTGATGATTGCTTTACAAATAATAAGAAATCAGAAGAATGAATTGGAAAGTAGTGATATTATGCGTCATTGTAGATAATTATGAGCCTCGACGATAGAGATACATAAATCCCATAGCTACAGCCGCTATCATTACATTCACTTTGAGATTGATATAATTACTTTTCTGATCCAATTTTTTAATTCCTTCTACAAATAAGCCAGCTAGATTGGTATAAATAATTCGATATCTTCCATCATGTTTTTTGCTGATAACTTCAGGCATTACTTTCAATACCTCTTGTGCAATCAAACCAGTATATCTATTATCATCATTGGTATCATAACGATTAAAGGTATAGCCATTAATCTTATTAATTTTCATGAGAGGATCTTCAATAATCTTGATATTATACTTATAAGCAATATCAGAGTCAGTGGAGATATCAATAGTACTATAAATCGTTCCTGCTACACATAAGGTATTTTTAAGATAGTTAGCACCAACAGCACTAGTATCATTGGAACCGATGAGACAATTACCGGCAATTTGAATAACCACACCATTTTCCTTTCTTGCAGGAATTGTTTGATTTCCAAATTTAATATGAGGTTTTCGCACCATTTTTTCAACAGGATCATCGAATGTTAAAAATACGGTATTATTACTAACATTATTAATAAAAAAGGTGGTATCATAAATACCCTGATAAGGAGGTAAAACTACATTATAATTGGAAGAGATATTATTTGTTTGAAAATTGATAAAATTTGAATTTTGATAAAAACTTAGACCACTATTAAAGATACTTATGGCATTACTTGATACATTACAATCAGGATAACCACCAACCGCAATCTTACCATCGCTGGTCATAGATAAAACGACTCTTTCATTTGCAATATTAGAATGAGTTAATTTAATGGTATAAGTGGTATTGCTATTATACCAACTATTGAGATAATGGATTGCTTTTACACCGGTAGTAAGGGAATTGGATGATGGACGAGTGATATTTATGATGGGTGCTTCAATATTATTTAAAGAAGTTGCCATTGGATGATTAAGACTTAAAAGGGAATTAAAAGAATTCGTGGATAAATCATTACCGATACTTAAAGAGGATACAGGATTTATATTACTGATGCCAACATTATTAAATCCTAATAAAGTCATCATATTATTTTCAGAATTATAAGTGATGGTATTTGAGCTGTTATAAAAGTTACTATTGATGGTATAACCATAAAATTCAAGACCATTAATACTAACATTTGTAGGTATAATGGTATCAGTATTATGAGTACTTACAATACATATAGCATATTTAGAATAAACTTCATAATTATTTTTATTAATCCTAAATACATTAGGTACAAGATTATTATTCATAATAATGCCAAATTTTTCATCAATTAGATTCCAGCCGGTACCAGTATATCCAAATAATCTAAAATCTCTTATAGATGAAGTTAAATTAGTATAATTTACATAAATGGTATAGAAATTTAAAACAAATCTCTGACCTAGATCAATGATTATATAAGCACCACAGGAGGTAGCAATTCCACTGTCATCATAAAGTTTTTTAGTACTTCCATATTTGCGTGTGGGACTAAGATAACTTAAGAAGTTTGCTTCAGATTGCCAAAAGGCTAATGGATTCTTATCAAAAATTCGATAAACCTTTTTAAAGATATCTGTATTATCATCATTTGCATCTACTTCAAGAGAAATAGAATAACCACTATTTAAGGTGATCGCATATTTACGAATATTGGCATATATAGAACTTAAGACATTGGTACTTGAGAGAATCGTATCATTAAAGTCGGGAATTCTAATAATTAATTTAAAGATATCATCAGCAATTTCTCTATTATTTACAAGAATGCTATTATATTTATAATTACTATTAATAATATGATTACCTATATAAAGATTATTAATTTTGACATTTGAATTGCAAAAAGCAAAATCTCTTTCAAAGTTGAATAAATTTAAGACATTACTGATATTATCAATTCTTACTCGTGTAGTTGTTTTAAGTTCATTTGAACTATTAATGATAAGAATGGAATTAGGAATATTATGAATGATGTTTAAATTTGATAAATTATTTTTATTAATGCTAAAATCTTCAAATAAGTTATTACTCGAAACAAGAATTTTGCTTGTCATTTTAGCAATATTATCGATGTTGGATAGTAAAACGGATGATACATTCAAATAAGAGAGACTGCCTTTGCTGTCTGTAGCGATAATTTTATCAGGATTGGATCCTCGTAGAGCCGAAAAAACATTACAAGAAATACCACTATCTACCACATTTTTATTTCTATCAATCATTAATAAATTGGAGGCGGTATAGGAGTTATTATTTAAAATAAGATTACATGTAGAAAGAGATGAATATGAGGTTCCTCCATTATTAAGAATCATAGAATTGATAAGAATTGCTTTAAAGAAAATAGTGCCTTCACCAATATTTTCACTAACTGTTCTTGGAAAAAATTCAATATCACTCATCGATGAGGTATTTATAAAATCAAAATAAAGCACTTGATTGATATATTCAGGAGCGATATTTATGGATTGGGTAAGAGTAACATTTAATAAATCATTATATTTAACATAAAATTTAATGGAAGTTTTTGTGGATAGGATAGTATCAATTACGTAAACAATATCCACAACTCTTTGTATACCATAACTATTTTCAAAACTGGTATCCCAATAAGCATTGAAAACATTTTGAAAACTACCTGTATTTACAGATAGAACCGAATAGCCGTAGATATTAATGGATTGAAAATAGTATTTTTCAAGTTCAAATAAATATAATGATAATTTGAAATAATTTTTGGAGGTATTATTATAAGTTATTTTACCTACATAAACATATGCAGATGCTAAATTAGTGGTTTTATTTGATATAAAGATTCGATTATTTAGTGATTGTTGTTTGAATGAGATATCACCATTAATATCTAAAACTGCATTTGCCACATTACTATTAATAGCCATTTTATTTACAATGGATGTATCGTTATAGCCAACTCCATTTAAGTTACTCCAAAAAAGACTATATTTATTTTTAAAAGCTTCAATTGTCTGAGCAATAATATAATTATCCAAATCAGCACTAGATGCAATAGGAACATTATTTAAAACCAATTTTTTAGTATTTATAGAAGTAATATTATAAATATTATCTTTAGAAATTTTAATACCATCATCTATATGTAAGATGGGTTGTGTATAAATTTTTAAAGTACTAATCTTAAAAGCTTGTAATGTTTGTAATTGAGGATTTACGTTAATTCTTGTAACAACGATGGTCATATATAAATAAAAATTGGTATTGGTAGTAAAAAAGAAATCATTACCTATAACGACTGAATTTACTACAAGTATTTTCGTCCAAGCAACATTATCATTAGATACATAAATATCGAAATAAAGAGGGTCACTTACATTATTCAAAGAATTTACATAAAAACCGATAGGGATAATGGGATAGGGAAATTTTATTTTCATCCAATGACCCCAACTATCCTGAAATTTATAAGTGGTGTCATTAGTTATCGATAATCCTGTATTAGGGGAATAGATATTTGCAGATAGCCAATAAGTTGAATTATTCATATCAAAACAACTGGAACATTCAAATAGACTAATTCGACTGGATTCTGAAAATTCATATCTATCTAAAATAGTAAATTCATTGGGAAAAGTAGTATAATTATTATATTTAATGATTTGATTATTAATGGCACGAACTGATAAAAGATTGCTATTATAACTAAGACCTTCATCATTTGCATAATAAGGGTTATAAATCTTAAAACTATTACGATAAATACCTGTTAAATAGATAAAATTATTACTATTTGAGTATTGAGTATAAGTCTCATCATAGATACTTTCAAATTTAGCAAGAATGGTATTCGCTAAATTATCTGTTCTCATATGTAAAAGAACCATTTTGTGATATCTGTCTATTATACTAACCGAAGAGAAAAATGAAACAAAATTTATTTTGTAGATAGTTCTTTAGTTGTTTAATAATATATCATCATTTTGTCATTTAAATATTTTTTTTATATTGAATAAAAAAACAAGTGAATATCAAATTAGGCCTTTTCCTTATTCTCCTTCCATCGCTGAGCAGCAAGTTTCATATAATCCTTCGGATCTACACCTTCGATCTTCTCAGCCTTAATCTTTTCAATTTCAGTTTTAATGAAGAGATTGTAGGCACTTGGAGCTTTCTTTTCAGCATCCGGAGCCTTAGTACGACGACCACCATAAACGGACTTATAAGCAGTTTCAAGAAGTTTTGCCATATCTTTTGATGTATATTCCTCATCAACTTGAACAAGACCCGTGAATTTATTCAGAACCTGAGATGTTTTTGACGATGCCATTTAATTTAATATTAAATGCCTATTAATTCTTAAATCAATTTTTCTCAAATAAAAAATGATATTTATTTTTTATTATTATTTTAATAAAAAGAAATGAGTTACAATAGCGTCAATTATCAAGATTGGACACCTGTTACGATTACTCGTAAGAAGAAAGGTTCTGCGAATACCGCACCGAAGAACCCTAAGCCAGTTGCAGAAGAAGAGGAAGAACCACCTAAAATTCAAAAGTTTCCATTTGAATTAATCAAAAACTTGATGGAGGCTAGAAATACCAAAAATCTAACTCAAGATGCTCTAGCAAAACAATTAATGATAAATACCTCAATCATTCAAAACCTAGAAGGTAATCGATTTGATTATAATAGTAATAATAAGAAGTTGTATGTGACTGTAATGAGAAAATTGGGGGTTTCTATTAAATTGGCAGATTTACCTAAATAAGCCCTGATTTATAATTCGCAATAATTATATTTTTTATTTCAATAATTCCATCATAAAATCTATTCTTAATTCTAGTCATTTCAACATCATCATTAGTGCTATTCACCAAATCATTTTCTAATATGGGTTTAATTATCGCTGTTTTTACTGTAGTAATTTTAACCTTATATTCTGCATTTTTTTCATTATAACCGATAATATTATCAATAGATTTATAAATGATATCAATTAATCCAGCAATTAGATCTTTATTACCATTATTTTTATAAATATATATGATTACATCAAAACTATTATAAATCTTATCTATTTCCAATTGAATCATTTCAAATACCTCTTTATCTTTATTTTTGAGAACATCATCTTTGGTATTAATCGAAACTTCTTTTTTATTTTTATTCATATCAATATTTAATTTATAATTAATGTTTTTTAACTTTTCATTAAAAGTATCTATTTGACTATTTATTTGTGTTATGTCATTGACCTCATAAGATCTTTGAAGAGTTGTATTTAAAATTAAATTAATACCTGATGCACTCAAATCGTCTGCAGTTGTTACTTTTAAAAGGAGATCATAAATTTTCTTTTTGAGAGAATCGATTCTCTCTTTTACATATTCCAATTTATAAATCTTTGTTATATAAACATCATTATAAAGACCAGTTAATTCACGAAAATTGAACCTTATATCAGTAATATTAGAAGAGAAGTCATAATAAGAAGTGTTGGTGGAATAATTAATAAGAAAAACTACATTATTCATACTCATCTTAAATTTTTCTTCATTTGCAGAAGAAGCTTCCAAATCCAATAAAGGAACAATTTCATTGGAATAAATATTTTGCAATTTATATTTATCATAATTATTTACCAATGTTTTTTCAATATCTGCGAATGCATAGCTAATCTTTGTTTTAATTAAATCTTTGGCTTTTAAATCTTTTTCTCGAACAATCATATAATATAAATCATTAATGGTTGCCACTGCTTCTAATGATGGGCTTTTATTATCAGTGAAACATTCGAAGAAGGTTTTATTTACATAATAAATAATTATTAAAAGGATAATTATAACAATTATCATTAACAGTAAATCCATTAATATATCTATTTTATTAATAGTTTTAATTCTTTAATTGCTTCAATCACTACCCCCATTAAATTACCATAAGCAATATTAAGATAACCATTTTCATCCTCAAATACTGCTTCAGGTATTACCTTCATAACTTCTTGAGCAATTAAACCAGTTTCTTTTTTATTATCATTTGTAATATTATTATAAGTTATACCATTCAATTTACTGATCTTATCAAGTGCATTATCAATTTTATTTATATTATCCTTGATTCTGATATCTGATGATGACATCACAGCACCATCCACCTTTATATTTCCAAAGACCCTCATTTTATAATTAAGAGGACTGTTCACATAAGTCGTGATACTATTAATACTTAAATTACTGGTGGATTGAATCGAACCGTCTATATTGATAATAGGATAACTATTTGCATCAGGATAATTAAAACTGATAACATTACTAAAGGTGTTAAATGAATTTTCAATAAATTGACATTCTAAAGTTGTTTTATCGTTTGATTTCCAGATACCGAAATTACCGTTGCTAGAACCCATTCTATAAAGATTGTTAACACCAAAGTAATTGATAAATCCAGAATCGGTAATTGATTTCAGAGTTAAAAAATTATTATTATTATTATAGTTATTAATTTCAAAAAGATTATTACTTGAATAAATATCACCTCGATTAATAACAACACCGCATTTATTCATAACAGATGGATTTAAGAAGATATTAGAACTATTTAAGGAAATGTTGGTTTTTTGAAGATAAAAATTGCTACCACTTAGATTGCTATAAACAGAACTGATATTACTATTATCCTTGGAACTATAAATATCACCGGAAAAATAGATATCTTTCACAGATATAGATCCACTTGTGTTAAGAGATCCATTACTATCAAGTGATAACAATCGAGTATTATCCAAATGAATTTCATATTTATTTTCATAACTATAGATCTTATGAGGAGGTAAATATTTTGAATTTATATAATTTTTAAGAGTGATGTGAGGTTGATATTTACTTATATAAATAGGGATCGGGATAAAGTTATTATCATAAGGATAGACGTCGAAATAATTATTTTTAACAATAGTAAGAACCGCATTCATAACATTGGTATTATTAATTTCAATTGGATAAATCTTTTGAATAGTGCTGATAGATAAATTAGAATTTACTATTTCACTTGGTGTATATTCGATAGGTACACCTGATTTTGTACCGATAATTTTATTCTTCAAGAAGATGCTCTTGTTATCGAGGGTTGCATTACTGAAATTAATGGAAGTGACATTAAGAGTATTGGTATAATTATTAAAGAAATTGGTAGGAACATTGATTTCATTTCTATAATTATATTTATAATTAAGATTAATCTCAACTTCATCGACGGTTATAGAAGGAACTGGATAATAGTAGATCTTATTAGTGGTATTAAAATAATGATTGCTTCCACCACTAGTAACCATGAATTGATTCGTTGTGCTTTTAAGTGAGTATTGAGCCAAATTGCAATTATTTTTAATATTTATAAATGTTTTTAGGCTTAAATTGCAATAAGCGTTTGTGTCAAAATTAGAGGTAAAATTGGAGGTTTCAGGGAAAGAATTGATTGTTATTTGATCACTTACAAGTGTACGAGGAATTTTATATTTAAGATCCAAATTAACACCTCCAATATTATAACTATTTGTAATGATATTACTTGTTTTAATAAAAGCACTTAGATTGGTATTATAACTATAGAGAGATGGGATAAGAGCATATGATTTATCAGTAGTGTCCACAGAAATATTATCCAAATATTTATAATCTAATGTAAGATTCTTGGGATTCAATTTAAAAGCCAAAATTACGGAATTATTATGGGTATAATTGGAGTTTGCAATACTGAAATTTATGAGAGGTTTATTATCAATATCAACTACAGGAAGATTGCTATCAGGAACAGTATATAAAAATCTTGAGATATTATTATCGAAATTATCATCATAATTATCGTAATGATAATCGACAGTACCTCTTGAAATATTAGAAAAATGACTTGATATAAATCCAGATCCAGAAAAAGATGATGCAGTAACAGTTGAATTTAAATCATTATAATAGAAATTGGTACATTCAAGAACACTCTTATTTGCAACACTATTAAGATTAATGGTACTTGTATTATTACTAGAAAATTTATAATTATTTAAAATAAAATTACCATTGCTACTAACATTAAAAAGACTATTACTATTGTAAGATAAATCGAGAGCCTTATCAGCACCTAATTCCCAAATATTATCATTATTATTCACTAATGCAACTTTAACCGCTTTTGTATTATTTGTAAGTCGAAGAAGATAATCAAAATCATCATTGATATGAACAGCAGTTGTTGGATATAGAATAGTATTACTGGTATAAAAGTTGACGTTACCAAAATTGACTTGATTTTTATTGCCTCTATTGATACATGAAATGAAGGGGGTATTATTATTAGGAGTAATTTCATAGATAGTGGTATCTGGATATCCTTTTACAGATGTATCCACTTTATTTATGATGGTTCCACTTTCAGTATTATCAAAAAGAATGCCTAATTGGATAGTAGCTATATCAGGTCTGGATGTATAATTTTTGAATGATTTATTATAAAACTTGGTTATTACTGGAGGGGAATTGGTGTTTAGATAATCCTTATTATTATAAAAGAAGATGAGAGAATTATCTTCATCTGTGGTATTTTGAATTTTATTAATCTTTTGATAAATCCAATCATCTTTATGATAGCCAACAGCCAAAACCTTATTCGTCAAAAGTCCAATTTTATTGGCAATAATACTCACATCATTTTTAACATCTGCAGAATAATTATAATAACTACTAGGAACAGCACTACCAGGGATTGCAGGATTTGAAAAACTACCAATTACCACGCCATTAATATTATACGTGGATTTTTCACCTGTTAAATTTAAATTACCTTGAATTTCCACATTTCCTTTAATAGAAACAGCATTATTTTGATCATAATTATAGTCAATACGAGGATTATTAATATCAAGAAAGTACTTTCCTTGATTATAATAGAAATTCATTGCACTATGGGTGGGTGCAATTGAATTATCAGTATAACCTACTTGAAATACACCTGCAATATTATCCTTATTTTTGTGATTTTTATAAATAAACCATTTATAATTATTTTTATTTTGAATAGATGGAATTGGCATATCATAATCACAGAAATCTATACCTGTATATAAGGCATCATTGTTAAAACCACCACCTCTGACACCTCTATAAAGTCGAATGATTGTATTATTATGCAAATTAGTATTTTCATTTCTTATTTGCAATGGTATGGGATAATTATTATCAGTTTTGATTACGCCAATACCAATATTTCCATTAATAGAGGATATATTATAACTATCATAACTTTTAAAAGTAGTTAAGCGATAATCACCTTCATAGTAACCATTATATGAATTAATACCACCAGTGATATTCAAAGTTTTTTTATTATTATAAACTTGATTTGCATTAAGATTGATATCAAGATTATTAACAGTAAGAATGGATGAATTGGTACTATCAATACAAATGGGATTTATTTTAAATTCAATATTATTTTTACGAATATAATAATCAGAACAAACTAGATCACCTATGATATCTAGAGTCCTATAAGGCATATTTGTATTGATCCCAATCCTATTATTTTCCATAATCGCGAGAGTGGGTGTGAGTGTTCTAAATCCATGACATCCATCTTTATCCTTTCCAGGATAGAAATAGATGTTATGCCATCTAATATTTTTCTGTGTTAGAAAGATGAGAGAATTATCAACATTACCATTAAGATAATTTAAAGTTGAATGACCAATATAAACCTTACTACTATCTGTAGTAACTCCTGATAAATCATTCATATAAATCTCAAATCTTTCAGGACGTCTTTTAATGATATTAAATTGATGATCATAATTATCAATTGAAAAAACTCCAGTTCCCAATCTTCCACTAATATTCAAATTGGAACCGAAATCATAATTAAGACCATTGGTTGCATAACTTAAATTACTCGTATTTACTCGATAACCACCAATGAATAAATCATTACTAACATTCAAACTTTTATTGATAGATATTTCATCATTAAAAATGGTATAATTATTAAAATAGGCTAATTTATTGAACTCTGCAACTCCATTGATGGTTGTTTTACATGCAACAAAATTTTCAGTGGTAAGTGTATCTTTAATGGTGGCAGAGCCGTTTACAGTTAATAGATATTTATCACCATTACTACCAATATTCACATTTGAATTAAAGGTAAATTCTGCTTTAGTAAAAGAGCCGCCTGCAATTTGATCAGCTTTAATAGTTAAACCATTTTTTCGAATATAAATATCATCTAAATGTAAATTTGTTTTTAAAAAATTATCAAACATAAGAATATTATCAGCAAGAATACCGCCATTTACATATAAACGTGGTTTAATATTACTTCCATTAAAAGGAACAATTGTCGTACATATATGTTTATTAATATTCACACATCCATTTACATCAATTGCCAATTGTGGATAATTATTAGGATCAGATCTATCAGGTAAACCCATTCCATTTGAATAGAGATCATCCAACGACTTTGAATTTTTGGATACATGAAATTCAAGTCCCATTCCTTTCGTCGTTGTTATATTTGCAGGTGTATTTGAATTATAACCCAACATTCCAAATGAAAATTTGGCAGGTTCCACATCATTATTGATGTTATTAAAAATGGCAAATTGAATGTTACTCGCAAAACCATTAGGACTGTCACTGATCTTCAAAGGATGACTATTGGAATATGTGGATGCAAAGTTACCTATACATAAATAAGAAGGAGTATAAATATTTTTATTATATTCATTACTATAACCATAATAAAAGAGATTGTTTGAGTTTACTTTATTTATCAGTTCCACTAACTTTGCAGTGGTCACGTTACTATCGAAAGAGAAGTTTTCAATATCGAGTGATTTTGCAATAATTTTCCCTTTACATACGATATTATTATTCACTAATAGACCTGCATTGGTATCTCGCATTTCTCTTCGAGTTGCATTAATGCCAACACCATTATTATTCACGACCATATTATATTCAGTATCAATGGTACTTGCAGGTATAGCAGTACTTCGCTGACCTACGACGAGATATTCATTGAGTTTTAAATCTAATTTATATAAATTAGATATGTTAATTAACCCAACACCTATATTTTCAATATAGATTTGATTATTTTCCATTATACTTTAAAATTATATATATATGTTTTTTTAAATCCTATTAGAATTAATCTTATGATTAAGTTCTTTAACTGCTTCTATTAAGAAACCAATAATAGATAAATAATTTACATTTTTTAATCCATATTGATTACTTTCAACGACGTCCGGAATAATTTTTTCAATTTCCTGAGCAATAACACCAAATTGATTTTTATTACTATCATTTAGATAATTAAAGCTAACTCCTCTACAACCACAAATCTTATCCAAGCTATTTTCGATAGTTTTAATATTGGTCTTAACTTTTTCATCAGAGGTTGTAAAGATATTTCCAGTAATACCAATGTTACCATAAACATTCAAAGGATATTCAGTAATAATCGGAAAGCCGTCAAATGAATTTATGGTAGTCCCTATTACTACCTTATTATTGAATTTAGCATTATTATTCACATATAAGGAATAATTGGCAGCTTCAGCATTTGAATTACCTAAAATAAGCTTTCCACTACTATTTAACGCTACTGTTCCTGATTTATAAATATTCATTAAATTTGTTTTATTACCATCCTTTTCATATATGAAGTTATGAGATGGATTATCACCTGCAATTGTATAATAAATACTACCTGCAGATAAAGATACATCAGCACCACTTATGGTATTTAAAGAACTAGGAGTTATAAGACGAATATTTGTATTATTAATGTTATCATCATTGGTAGATATCTGAGTATAATAACTATTATTTAGGGAACTAGGAGAGGTTAAACGTAAAAGATTTCCGTTTTGACCAATCCATAATAAACTTTTAGGAGTATTATTGCCAATACCAACAAAACTATTACCATTCAGGAAATAAATCTCAGATGATGAATTTGAACCCCAAAAATTAACACCTGATATAACTGAAGAGCTTACAGTACCAGTGAGAGTTAATTTTCCGTTATTAATGGCAAGACCATTAGTATCTATGTTTAATTCAAGTTCATTATTAGCATTGGCAATAATTCCTGATGCAGGTTTAATATTAATCCAATTGGCGGGCATTTTATATAAAGATGGGTTTGTGATATTTGATAGATAGTTACTTCCAATAATAAAACCACTCACATATAAATTTGAACTTAGATAGGTATCTGGAATTATTCCAATTCGATTATTATTTGTATTGAGAGTTATATTAGTGGCATTACATGAAAATGATAATTGATAATTTGCATTTCTAAATAAAGCGATATTACTTGTTTGAGAGACGACATCAAGAGAATGATTAAAAATGGTGTTATTTGAAAAATTACCAATTGTAGTTTTACCATTAATAATAACATTTCCGATATTTGAGGATAATGAATTACCAAGATTATTAATATAAAGATCTTTAAATGATTGATTATCATTGGCAATGACTGATAAATGAGTATTATTATTAAAGGTACCTATGGATAAATAATCACTATTAAAAGTATTTTTAAAAATAGCAGTTCTCCATGATTGTGGATTATTATTATAAACTGATAATCTTATATTAGAAGTAAAACCACTACCAATTCCCACGTTAAATTTATCAGCCTCAAAATTAAGTCCTAGTCCTACCGTACGTAAGGATCCCATTATTACTAACAATAATTATTTTTTTATTATTACATATATATATGTAATGATTACATATATATATGTAATAATAGTATCTTTCTTCATATGGTTTTTAATAAGAACAAAAAAAGAAAAAAAGAATAAAAATGAAATTACTATTGAATATTTACATTGGAAGAAGTTGTATTATAAATCATTAGCATTAAATAATATTAAAACAGGGATGGCAAATTGGAAAAGTTGTAATTTTTAAAGACAAAAACGATTGTCTTTTTTGTTTACTACCCCTCTAATACTGAATGTACCTCTCATATGCTTCACGTGGCTCATCATAACGAGATATGAAGAAATCAGTCATATTTCTCTTATGACTAGGCTGATGAGCGATTACGAAATAACAGCCATTAATATTCAGAACGATCCGATTATTATTGACGGTAAATGCAAGCACTCCATCACACTCATAAAGATCATCAATGAAATCATCAATTGCACCAGATAAATCACCGTAAAGAAACTTCTCATTCACATTCAAGAAGCTAAGCTTCCTCTCCATTTCATTAAAAATGGACATCCTGTCGATGGTGTTGATAAGATTATAGATAACAAAGCGTTCTTGAGCCATTGGTGATAATTATTTAAATATGGAATTGTCATTTTTTTATAGAAATTCTTTGAAATTATTACAAAATTAAAATGAAATGACGTAAGGTTTATCATTGATAATCATTTTTTTATCACTTGGTGGAATAGTAGATATCCATCCAAGTTTAGCAAAGTTTTTAAACATTGATGATATTAACATAGTCATTAGAGCTTTTGTATAAAAACGATTATATAAATTTTTATTAAGAACAAAATAGTCATTAATAATATCAGCTACATTATTAGTAAAAGTAGGTTCATATTTAAGTTTATCCTCTAACCATCCTTTTTGTTTTTTGTTCATAAAAGCGTATAATATACGTCCAATGTCATAATTCATTAGAACTGCCTTTTCTGAGAATGGTCTTGAAAGACCAAAATCCCAAATAACCCATAAATAACCTAGATTTTCAAGATAATAATCAACACTAGCAATCTTATAATGGATATAGCCACCTGGTCTAATCTTATGATATAAGAAATTGCCCCAATGACTATCACAATGTTGCATCTCAGTTGTTGCATAGAAACTGAAAAGAGATAAAACTACCTGAACTAAGGCATTATGCATTAATTGACCATCTTTATAATTAATATGACAGAATGATTTCAGATCACCATTTGCAAGCTCATTTAATAAAATAGATATTTCACCTTTAGATTTAGATGCTTTATATAAGGCATTAAGTATTTGAGGGAATTCCTTTAATTCACCTTCACTAACCTTTGAAAACTCCTTCTTTAATGAATCACAATATAAAGTTGCATATAAAAATGGGAAATGAAAGCTTTCATGATTTACTAATGCCATTCTTAATTTCTCCAAAACCATTTCCTCCCTATTTAAATCCTCGCGTTTTCCGATTTTAACCGCATATTTATATAACTTACCTTCAACATCCTTAAACCCACTTAAATAAGCCACACCATTTTTGCTTTTAGTACCTATTTGAGTTTTAAGGATTATATTACTTCCAATTTTAAAAACAGGTTTTCCATCTTTCATTCCCTCATATTGGAGACAATTATTTTTACTTTTAACATCTACTTTAAGATGTTTTATTAACTTACGAAAATAAACTTCTCTATCATTAATATTTGTACTTACCCGATTTACAAAAGGATACATAAAACCTTTAAGTTTTTTTTGAATTATCGTTGCAGCCGAGTTTCGTCCCATCTTTCCTGGCGGAGTTTTTCTTATGGGTGAAGGCGATTTAGACTTCTTAGGTGAAGGCGATTTAGACTTCTTAGGTGAAGGCGTTTTAGACTTCTTAGGTGAAGGCGTTTTAGACTTCTTAGGTGAAGGCGTTTTAGACTTCTTAGGTGAAGCGGATTTAACTTTTTTTTTAGCTCCTTTTTTATTAGTTTCCTTAGCCTTCTTTTTTTCTTCCTTTTCAAGTTCCTTAGCTTTCTTCTTTTCTTCTTTTTCAAGTTCCTTAGCCTTCTTTTTTTCTTCTTTTTCAAAATCTTTCAGTTTTCCATTTATTTCTTTAATAAAATCTTTAATTTCATCATAATCATTATTTTCATCTTTCTTTGCACCTTTTTTGCCTGGAGTAATACATAAATCCAATGCCTCCTCTTGTGTGATGATATCAGTTGTTTTAGTTGTTTTCTTTGGTTTTTTAGAGATTTCTTTAAGATATTCAATGATTTCAGTTGCTTTTGTAGGATGAATACTTAGATAATCTTTAATATCATCCAAGATTTTTACAATTAAACCTACAGATGAAGTACTAGAACCAATGGATGAATAATTAACCTTTTTCGTATATATCACTGGATAAGCAAAATTACGAACATCTCTTTCTCTATTTAAATAAGAGATATATCCAGTAATTCTGTCTAAGAACTCTTTATTCATATCTTTACGGAATTTATAGGTGTTAGGATCCAAATATTTATCTTTAAAAGAATCAAAATCCTCATCAAAATAATCTCTCTCTCTCATTAAATTTAATAATTTGAATAATTGCATAGGATCATTGGTATATGGAGTGGCGGTCATTAATAATAATTTGCAACTTTCCTTCTTTGAAGTTCCATATGACTGATATAAGGCTCTTTTGAGAGCTTTCACGTCGGGTCTTTCTTGTGCAGGTGTATCTTCGGCAAATAATTTATGAGCTTCATCAATGATAATTAAGGTTTTCTTGAAAGGGTCTGCTTTGCCATTTCTTTTTACCATTTCTTTATAAAATTCATTTTTCCCATTAATGAGATTTGTAAATTGTTTGTAACTTAGAGGTGTAACCCAACGATCATCCAAATATTTCAATGGTGCTTTCACATCCTTCTCAGGAATATTCATTCCCATCTCTATTTTTTCTTTAATAGTCTGAGAACATACTTGTGTGTAAATATTTTTCCAAATGTCAGGTTTAAGGGTATGTCTTGTAACCCATAGGATAGTATAACCGTCTTTCTCGAATGAACTAGATGCAGTTGCGATAGCAGAACACGTCTTTCCAGTACCTACTGAATGCCAAAAAAGGATTCCTTTATAACAACTCTTGGAATTAAAATAATTGCTGACAAATGCCTGACTATTACTTAAAGAAACTATTCTATCATTTTTCTTTTCTTTATCATCACCTAGACACATATTTTTAAATTCTAAATTGCTCCATTTGAGTTTATTGAAATACTTACGTACATATTTACGCATATCAATGAAATCCAATGGCTTTTCCAAATTGGGTAATAATTCTTTAACTTTAGTAATATCAATAAATTTCTGAGTTTTTTTGAAATTGAATTTTAATGCACCTCCAAAATTATTATAAGCTTTTTTAAGCATCTTAAAATCACCATTTTGCTCTCTATCTAAAGATTCATACATATCTTTAACTTTAAATTCCATCAATCTCTCATAACCAACAAAAATATCCTTCTTTTCTAGATTATCCTCTTTTTCATTTCCAAATTCATGGATTGCCTTATTAATCTCATAATCAACTGCACCAAAACGACAAATACTTTCCAATTCAGCTGCAAAATAAAGCTTCTTTATATCAATGCCACTTTCTTTGATATATAACATAAAAGCATCTTCCTCACCATATTTACTCTTATCAATTTCTAATTTATATTTGAATATATGTAATGGCCATCCCAATTCTGGATGAAATTCGAGTCCTTTTTGACCACAAAAACGAGTGCCTCGACCTATCGCCTGTTTTTCATCAGAAGGAGTAGTTAAATCATCCACAAGATGGATATATTTAACGTCATAAACGTCAATACCTTCCTTATAACCTTGATCTATTAATAAAAATCGCACTTTTTCACCATAGATATTACCAGGTCTTTCATTGAAGACAGTTAAGATATCTTTTCTTAATTTCACAGGAAAGGGCTTGTCATAGGTAGCTAATGATGATAATAAAGCAAAGTTATCATTACTATCAGGAATCGAAACCTTTAAATTGTTTTTATAGATATTTGACATTCCATAAGAGGTTAGAACTGCAGCCACTAGTTTAATACCAGCAATAGAACTTCGCAAATCACTATAAATGATATGTTTAAACTTTTTACCGTATTTAGCCATATCATTTTTATCTAATTCTTGAATCGTAGTCATTAATTCCACTAATTTAGGGGAAGTAATAGGAATATTTGCATTTACCAAAGCAGGATTAAAGCTTTTCTTATCAAATTTAAAAAAATCTTTCTGAGAACTTATATTGATAGCTCTTCGAATACAATCGGCATTTGTTGCTTTTGTAGCCTTTTTCATATATGATATATCTATTTATCATTAGGAAAAAATAAATTATAAATGTTGAGATATATAAACATCGTTTGTATTAGTTCTTTTCCAAACTTCAAAGAAATTTCTCACACACGGTGACCAATTAGCGTCAATTAAATATTCCATATAAACCTTCTTTAACCCATTCTTTGTTAGACTATCCGCAACATAATTATAATTATCTATAGACGTATAATCATTTTCCATAATGACTAAATTAACACCATCTAAAACTTCTGGAAAATCTCTTAAAATATAATAGAAGGCACCTTCACAATCGGCTACGATAGTATCAAATTTTAATTGATATTTATCTTTAAGATAGTTATAATCACAAGTTTCAACCCATCTATAACCTTCCTTTAATTCATCACCCTCTGAGGTAATCCATCCTTGTTGCATCAATTTATTTTTACATAATGCTTTTGCCTCAATATTAAAATTTAAGTTATTTAAATCTTTATTTTCGTTTAATATCCTTGCATTGTTTTCATCACTTTCCAAAACAACCAATCGTTTATCATCTGTTAATATATTTGCCATTACAAGTGAATTTCTTCCAATATTCCCACCAATTTCCAATATCGTTTCATCTCCTTTTAAAAACATATATGCAAGTCTTTGCTCTGGTAATTCTTCTTTTAATGAACCGTGATTAATTTTTAGGTTTTCGTGAAGTTTAAAAATTCCATCTGTATTCTTAAGATAGATATTAACCTCTTCTGTATTATCATATGAAAAGAAAAGCGAATTGTTGTTATTTTGGACAAACAACTTCTTATTCACATTCGGAACAGGATCAGAAAATAAAAGATTTCTTACTTTTTCACCTGCAGGAATAGTAATCTTATCATTTTCCAAAAGATTAGTAATACAAAAATTAGTAATATCTATATTAGCGCTTTCAGTTCCATATACAATTTTCATTTTATATATAAATAAACAATGTCCTTAAATCAATTCATTTTTGGACTTATTTGTGGAGCAATATTACCAAGAGGAATATCAACTTCCATATTAGTATAAGTTTTTGTTTTATAAGTAATTAAAGAAATTTCTTTAGTTAGTTCTTTTCCATCTCTAATAATTCTTAATTGAACCTTATTATCAGGTTTATATTTCTCGAGGGTATTTAAGAGGTCTTGTGCATTATTAATTTCATAATTATCAATTCCAATTATAATATCACCAAGAATTATTTTTTTATCACCAATTCTCTTAATTCCTCTAAGACCCGTCGATGAATTTGAAGGAACGCTTAAAACAATCACTCCCTTTTTAATTTCTGAAATACCCATTTGCTTACTTTCAAAAGGTGAAGGCAAACGATCCAAATAAGAAATACCAATAATAGCCTTTTGCACACCCCCTTTTTCAATGATTTGATTTACCACATCTTTAATGATATTTATAGGAATTGCAAAATTAACACCTGCAGATGTACCTGCACCAAAAGAAGCAGTATTCATGCCAATAATCTCACCTTTTGAATTAATGAGAGGGCCTCCTGAATTTCCAGGATTAATCGCAGTATCAGTTTGAATGATTCCTTTAATCTTTCTACCTGTAGGTGATGTAATTTCTCGGTTTAAACCTGAAATAATACCCATAGTAAAAGTATTATCTTGTCCAAATGGATTACCGATTGCGTATGAATATTGACCTATGATAACATCATCAATACTTCCAATAGTAATCGGATTTATGGCGGATGTGTCATTTAAATCAATTTTAAGAACAGCAATATCTTTCTCAGGTTCAATACCTGTAATTTTTGCATTATAAGTATGATTATTTAAAATAACCATTGCATTATCAACCTTATTAATAACATGAAAATTAGTAACTATGTGACCTTTATTGTCCCATAAGAATCCAGTACCCACTCCTTTAGGAAGATTATCAGCATCTAGATTAAGATTAGATGCAATTTTTGAATATTCCGTAGAAATAAAACAAACAGATTTTGAACTCTTTTTAAAGATATCTATTTGTTTTACTTCATCAGACTTAATATTAGTAATTTCATATAATCGTAAACCTATGAAATAACCTATAAAAACTCTAGAGAAATCAGTTCGATTTACTAATCCAGATCTCATTATTATTTTAGAAGAAGCTCTTGATCTATATAAAGATGGATAAAGAGGCATCTGAAATGATAAGCTTTCATTAATGAAAAACAAAAAGAAAATGAATTTTAATAAAGACATTTAATTCATTTTATTCAAAAATCTTTAAGTAGAAATTAATGAAAATTCCCTTTTCAAATTATCTTCTTCTGGTGTTTCCAAGATAGCTATCAATTTTGGATTAGCTTTACCCATCTCTTGTACGAAACGAATGATATCCGTAAGTTTCATATGACCCCTTGTGATAATGTCGTGTCTATCTAAATGACTATTTTTGGGGTTTTTGCTGTTATTGATATGAATAACAGCAACATCTTTAAGATTACCATTTTCTTTTGTCAATTTAAATATCTCAACTAATTCATACCCTGCAGCCCAAACATGACATGTATCAATGCAAATCTTTATAAAATTCTTTTGATTATCAGTAAATGAATTATAGAAATCGAGGAAATCCTGATAGTTATATAACAACTCAGTGCCTTGACCTGTAGAGGTTTCAAGAATGATCTTTGAATTGAGTTTATTTTCAATGATTTCGTTAATGATGAAATCAAGCGCTTTCTTCATAATCACCAGTCCTTCTTCATATGTATTTGATGTATGTTTACCACAATGAATGACACAACCATAAGCACCAATCATATGTGCAATATTTAATTCATGTAAAACCAATTTAATCCAGTAAGCATCCTTTATTTCAATCGTTCTTTTATTATTCATGAAAGGCATAGCGAGATTAATAACATAAGGGTTATGAATGACAAGAGCAAAATCCTTTTTATTATGAAAATCCTTTCCAAAAAACTTTTCATTTAGATCAGTAATTTTGGTACTTCTAGGATTGGATGCAAATATTTGAAGCGCATTTCCTCCATTATCAATAATTCTATCAATTGTTTCATGAAGAGTTTTTTCACGAGAAATATGCGCACCGATGAATACCATAATTAATTCTTATTAAGATAAATTTATTTATCATTTTTTTTTATAATCATTCATAGTAAATGAATTATTGTGAGTTAAGTGAATTTAATTTTAAGGAAGATAGACATCACGATGTCTCATCAAATAATCCCAAGGTTATTCTTGATGACTTTGAAGTTTTAAATAGAAGTCTTTTGGATTATAAAACAAAACGAGAGGATTTATTGGCTAAAAATAACTATTTTATGAATTATATGACTAACTCACAAAACAGTCATTTAAATGTCATGAATATCATTAATGATTATAATATAAATGCAAATATGGATGATGAGGGTAATTTAAGTAATGTTTATATGAATTATAATACAAAAATAAAGGAGAATTATAAGAAATGGGTTGTTGAATATTATACTCCTCAATTAGTTTCCATTGAGAATAATATAGAAATCATTGAAAATAAGATTTCTGAATTTAGAAACCTCTTCATTTTTATCATTAATAAGATCCTAAGGACAAATGAAATTAATGATAATAATAAAAAGTTATGTCCCATTTGTTTTGAAAATGAGGTTGATATGTGTATTAATCCATGTGGTCATACCTTATGCAATCGTTGTATTATTTCAAGTAGAAACAATAGTTATAAATGTTATTCATGTCGAGGTCATATAAATGATTATATAAAAATCTATTTTTCAGTATAAAAATAATTTATGAGTATATTAATAATCAAATAATGACTTCATCAACAGGTACTCACATAATCATTGACATCAGTGATATTGAGGATAATGAACTCCTTAAATATCAATCAACAATCATTGAAATCCTTGATAAGATTGTCGATAGATATCATTTGAATGTTGTAGGTAAAGCCATTCATCAATTTCAGCCTTTTGGTGTAACAGGTGTTTATATCCTATCAGAATCTCATCTTTCCATTCACACCTTCGTTGACGAAAGAAAAGCCGCACTTGATTTATATACATGCACTTCTTTCAGAGATACTGAAAATTTGGAGGAGTTCTTTAAATCACTTTTTAATGATAAATGTCAATTAGTATTTAAAATTATCGAGCGATAATAATGATAATCGTCAAATGGTAATTTATTTAAATATACCATACTCATCACGAAAGATAGCAAAGGAATATGGAGCTATTTGGGATAAGGATTGTAAATGTTGGTTTTGTGAAGATGAAACGAATGAATTATGTAAGTTATATGAGGTTAATAAGAAATTTGAAATTGTTGGCGAAGATAGAACATTTGGTGGTTCGGAATTATTCATAGATATGATACCTAAAACCAGTTATTTTAAAAATGTGAGGAGTATTTTTACAGAGGAGGATTGGAATTTAATAAGACATCATATTTATGATAGAACTGGTCATAAATGTGAATGTTGTGGAGCCAAGAGATTTAAATATCTAGAAGCACATGAAAGATGGATATTTGATTATTCAACTCAAACACAGAAGTTGGTGAGAATTATTGCATTATGTCGATTGTGCCATCAGGCAACACATTATGGTCATTCCAAAGTTACGAAAGAGATTAAAAAAATAAATGATCATTTAAAAAAAGTTAGAAAGATGAATGATGAGGAATTGAATAATCATATAAAAGAGGCATATGAAATTTGGGAAAACAGAAATAAGGTTAAATGGACTATTGATATATCTTTAATAACTAATTCTGGATTTAAAATTAAGAACGTTTCATAAAATTTCTATCGGTCATTAAGGTCATGACCAGTAAATTCTTATTTTTTTGAATATTATTGACATCCGTTACAGATAATGTTTTATTTTTCATTAAATATCTAATATCCTTTAAATATTTCCTTATGTCAGATGCATTTGATTTAAATAGATTTGAATCAAGAAAATTCTCAAAGGTACGTATGAGACTTCGAATCATTTTCATATAAACCTTGCGACATTCTCGGTATAAACATTTATCATGATTGATTACATCTTTGTTATATACAATTTTATTGATATATTCTTTTTTTTTCTTAAAATCAAAGGTATTTGTAGCAAGAAATTTTGATTTTTGTACATCCTTATTTTGTTGAACTTTTATCATCGTAGCATTACATCTCTTTATTGCACATTTCGTTAATTTGGCGGCAACATTCATAAATACTGAGAATTGTTTAAAATTTTCTTTATTCATCTATTATAAATAAAAATAAAAATAATTTAACGACCACCCTTATTGGTCATAATAGTCATTAATAGTAAGTTTTTATTTTTTTGAATGTTGTTAATATCAGTGACAGATAAATTTTTCTTTTTTGATAATTTTTTAATTTCATTTAAATGTTTTAATATCTCAGGTACATTAGCTTTAATAACATTTGATTTTAAGAATTTTTGGAATGTATCAATGAGAACATCTATCATTTTCATATAAACATCATGACATTGTTTATATAAACATTGGTCATAATTGATAATATCTTTATTATAAACGATTTTCTTTGCATATTCCATCTTCTTTTTAGGATCCAAAGTGGTTGCAGCAAGAAGTTTCAATTTTTGTATTTCCTTATTTTGCTGAACCTTCATCATAGACGCCTTACAATTTTTAACCGCACATTTCGTTAATTTAGCGGAAATATCCATTAGTACCAACAATTGCTTAAAAGCCTCACTGTTCATCTATTATAAATAAAGGTATTATTTCACAGGCCTCTTAATAATTTTCTTGTTTATATCCATTGGATTAAAGACTTTGATAATTAAATCTTTTATTTTCATAACCATTTCATCGTTTACCGAACAACATGTGAATATATCAATATATGCTTTCTTACTAAGGTCGCAAATATGAATGGTTATTGATGATAAACTTATTATAGTAGTAATACTAAAACCAACTAAATCATTTTTGATATTAAACTCATTGGGTTCAAAATAGGCAAACTGTGTTTCACCTATAATCTTCATTTGCATAATATCAATTACTAATTCATTTATAAAACTCTGTAATAAATCTTTATCATTAATATTACCATTACAATTGTCTAAATCGAAGATAAGCAATGATCCAAATGCCATTATTTATTATAAAATAATATTTTATTCTTGATTACCATTATTGCCATTATTACCATTATTTCCATTACCATTATTGCCATTATTTCCATTATTACCATTGTTACCATCATTACCATTATTTCCATTATTGCCATTGTTTCCATTATTGCCATTGTTTCCATTGTTTCCATTATTACCATTGTTGCCTTCATCATCACTACTATCTTCGGTAACACTGCCGCCAATATCAATAGAATTATTACTGCTATAATAGTAATTATAAATATTTGATGTTTGATAATAATTAGTAACAGTAATATTTGAGGTTATAAAATTTGATGTTTGATAATAGTTGGTGATATTCGATGTTTGATTATTATGAATCGATGTAAAAGGTCTTGACTGATCTAAAAAATTAGAGGTATAGTTATATTGATTATATTCAATTACGGGGAGAACCATTCTGTTGTCCCACTGCCGCTCCTTGAAATGGAATCCCCCCATAGGGAAAAAAAGGCGGATAATAATGATGATGACGGTCGTGATGATGATCGTGGTGACGGTCATGATAATCGTGATGTCCGTGATGATGACCATGATGATGGTGATGAGGATAATGATGATGTAAAGCGTGGATTATTCGCTCAGCTTGTAAATCATTGCGAATATTGTCATTATTATAGGAATTGATAAGATTACGGGTTTCATTATTATCTTTAAGTACAGATAATTTGATATCATTGCCAATATCAGAAATCTTTTGTTCTAATCCCATTCGATTCTTAGCAGCCTCAATTTGAACATTTGCATAATTATCAGCGGCTTGACGACTTAAATTCATCTCACTACGATCAATGCTCTTATCTAAAGATGCTTGAACTTTCAATAATTCCATCATATTAGCATTATGATGATTATCAGCTAAACGACCGAGACTAGTTTCCATTCGTAAGAGGTCATTATTCATATTATGAAAATTCTTTTCAGCTTGGAGATAGTAATCACCAATGCGACGCTCGAGATTTTGATTTATGGTGGAATTAAAAAGACGAGTTTCACCAAAATTACGTTCACTAGTAACCTGAGCATCTTTAATACTTGAATTTAAGAGATTGTTATTTTGATTTAAAAGAGCAGAGAGACTGTTTCCAATTCTTTCAGTAGTTAAAAGATTAGCGGCACCGTTTCTATCAGTAGCATTGATATTATCAGCACCAATTCTTTCGAGAGAATGACTTAAAATAGATCCAACTCTATCTATAGCACCCACAGAAGTAGCACCAGTTCGCTCAGTGGCTGATAATTGAGTGGCTGCAGTAGTTTGAATGGCATCCTTGAGAGTAGAACCCACATTTGCAAGATTTTGAGAAATAAACGCATTATTCATATTCGCCAGATGCTCACTTCGCTGGTTCTCACTTGATAAGCTTTGCATAAGAGCATTTAAATTACGCTCAGAAGCAGCTCGAAGAGAATCCGCTACATTTCGTTGAGTGTCAACAATGGTAGCAGTTTGACTTGCATTATTTATAATTCCTAACATAGCATCCACAGAAGCAACCCCGTTCATTTCTACAATTATTCAAGATTATTATAAAAAAAAGTCAAAAAATAATTATATAAACATATAATCATATTACTAATGAAAAATGAATTCTTATTGGGGTAATAAATCAACTAAAAACCTTGGTAAAAGAAAAAGGGAGGTTGTTTCAAATGATAGTGATAGTGATGATAGTTCTTCTAGTATGAGTACTATCACTAAAATCCCATTAATATTGGGAAAATCCCCAAGTAATAATATCTATTCACATTATAATCATGTATATTTTAATAATGATATCAATATGGACACTGCTTTTGAATTAAATAAGGAATTGAGAGATGTGGAAATTAAAATAAAGACTTTATGTGCTTCCATGAACACCCCAGTTAAGCCCATTTATCTTCATTTAACCACTGATGGAGGTCTAATTCATGCCGCAATGTCTATCATTGATTGTATTAAAACTCTCTCAATCCCTGTTTATACCATTATTGATGGTTTTGTTGCATCTGCAGGAACTCTTATTTCCCTTGCAGGTGAAAAGAGATATATGGGTAAAAATGCTTATATGCTCATTCACGAATTGAGAGGTGGAATATGGGGTAAAATGACGGAAATTGATGAGGAATATTCAAATCTTAAAAAGATTATGACACATATCACTAAGATTTATACAAAAAGAACAAATATCAAAAAGAAAGAACTTGAACAAATCCTCAAAAAAGATATTATCTGGAATTTGAAGGAATGTTTGAATAAAGGTCTTGTTGATGAGGCTTATAATAATCCTAATTTATAAAAATGGTACTAATTTGGTTTTTGTTAATTTCATAGTAAAAAATGAAGAAAGAACACTTGCCTTAAATTCTCGAATATGTTTCATTTTTTCAGTTTCAATATGTTTATTGAAATCATCAATAGATTGAGTTATGTTTAACTTTTTCATTTTTACTAAAATAGCCTTAACCTTTTCATCTTTATTTATTTCCAAAGATTTGCAAATTTTTTTATATAAACTTATAAACTTTTTATCCAATGCATTAGTTTTTAATAAGCTACTTATATTTTTCTTAACAGTTGCTTCTTTTACCATTGTTACTAAAGCCTTCATATATTTCCGAAGAACCTTAACATTTGTCTTTACATACTTCAAATCAGCATCATAACCACTTACAGATGATACATAACTACTAACACCAGATGAAGACGATTTTGATTTATCCATAGCATTTAATTTAAATAGATTAGATTTGTAGTTTTTTGGATAAGTAGGATAAATCTCGTCTAAAGATTTGCCATTTTGATATCTTTCGATGTTATATAGGACATATCTAAAATTATCTTTGATAGATTTGAGTTGATCATTATAATCTCTAAAACCTTGATAATTACTTAACGTAGATTTATAATAATCATCTCTTATGAAATTATATAATTTTACGAGATTTTTTTCAACATCATCAAACTTTTTATTTTGCACATTTTTAAAAATAACTTCCATATAAGCGAAAAGAATCTTTTTTCTTTTCTTTACTATTCCCTTATTAATACCTCTATTTTCATTATCATACTCTTGAATAGCTTCATCAATATAATAAATATCTTCTTTCATAAGTAAATTTAAAATTTCTTCAAGATTAGAAATTAATTTTTCAAAGTCCATCTCTATAAATAAAATAAGATATAAAAAGAAATGATGAGTAATTAAATGTCTCGATGACGGATTTTTATAATTATTGGATGAAACATGAGTATTATTGGTTTAATCAATTTGAAGGTTTCGATAATCATTTAATTATCAATTATGGTCATTTGATTAATGATTACGATTATCAAAAATCAAAAAATCCAATCATAGCAATTCTTATTTATGACCAATTAACCCGTCATTATTATCGAAAAGAAAACGCAAAACATATCATCACTTATTTCAATCAAAAAGCTCTAGAGATAGCTCTTGAATATAAAAATGAAGATTTTATTAAAAATCTTAATTATAATGATTGGCTTTTTTATATCCTTGTTTTTAGACATACGAATAAAAAAGAACATCTCTTTTTTGCAATGGAAGAAGCTTGGAAAAGAGGTTCAAAGAGTTTCTTAAAAGCTACTTATAATCGAGCCGATTTTGAGGAAGAATTAGATTATTATCATTTGGATAATAATAAAGATACTGATATTGATACCTCAATATTTGATTATTGGTCTGAAACACCTAATCAAAATTATAATTATCAATTGGGTGAATATTCCAAGTTAGTTACGAATAATAAGATTATTGTGAGTCTTTCAGGTGGTGTTGATTCGATCACTTGTCTTTATAATTGCATTCATCTTTATGGAAATACGAACGTAGTTGCAGTTCATATCAATTATAACAATAGAACTGAAACTCAAGAAGAAGTTAAATTTCTCATTTGGATTTGTGGAAAACTAAAGGTTGATTTATATGTGAGAACTATTACTGAAATTAAAAGACAAAAAGCGATGGATAATGATATGAGAGAGGTTTATGAGAGTTATACAAAAAGGGTTCGATTTAATTCATATAGGAAAGTAAATGAGATAATTAATGGTAATGGAATTACCCCAATAGTAATTCTAGGTCATAATAAAGATGATTGTATTGAGAATGTTCTCACAAATATCGCCTATAAGAATAAATATGATAACTTAAATGGAATTGAATTATCAATGATGATAGATGATATTCATTTCTATCGTCCTCTTATTGATGTTTATAAGATAGATATTTATGATTATGCTAAATTTAACCAATTATCCTATCTTAAAAACTCAACTCCTGACTGGTGTCAAAGAGGTAAAATAAGGACATCTGTAATCCCTACCTTGGAAAAATGGGATTCACGAATATTTGAGGGATTATTGAATGTCACATCAATTCTCAAAGACCTTCATTTGAATTTATATATGACTGTTAATAATAATTTCAAAAATAAAGATACATTAGACATTAGTAATCTAAATACCAGTTTTCTATATTGGAAATATGGGATCTTTAAGTTATTTAACTTTTATCCATCCAATAAAAGTCTGAATGCTCTGATATCAAGATTGGAATTATGGAAGGATACTTATAAATCACGAGAAATTAATAAAAAGACAAAAATAATCATTAAGAAGGAATTATCCTTGTCTTTATGGAAATCAAAGCTAAATAATCAAATGCATTACGAATTTAACGATCCTCATCAGCACCAGCAATAACAGAACCATTGTTGTCACAAACGAAAATCTTAAAGAAAACAGCGAAATTCATATAAACCTCAATCTTATAATTGTTACTACCAATGCGAATCGTAATATAATCACCATCCACAAACGCTACTTCAGTTGCACTGAAAGTTTGAACAATCTTGTCACACATCAAACGGAAATCAGATGTAAGATTAAAGCCATTTGCAGTATAAACCGTTGTGGTGCGAATAAACCCCAAGTTGTTTTCATAATTGCGAATGGCATAAATCACGTTATCAGCAGAAGCGTCCATTGTTAATTATTGATAGTTAAACACAAAAATCAATTTTATTTATATATAAAAATAATTAATACAAATCAGCCTAACATACAATAATAACAATTGTAATAGTCCATTCGATAGAAATGGTGATTGTATTTTACACGATGCAAATCAAAACAGATTTTAGGTAATTTATTTTTTTGATTCACTTCAAAATCCTCGAGATTATCAATTGAATTCTTACTTCCCCTATATCTATCTTTCAAATTATCATAAAGACCCATATCACCTCTGCAAATGGGACAATAAACACCTTCTTTCTTAAAACTATTAGTATAATCATAATTAATAATACAATGATAATGAAATGCATGTCCACAATCAGTTAAAAAAGCCTCATTTCTATGATGAATAGCATCATAACAAATTGGACATTCCTCTCCAATTTTAATATAATGTTTCACTTGAAGATTTTCAATAATATTCCTCCTAATTTTCCTATTAAAACTCTCATAAATACAGAAATCACTGTCATAATCAAGAATATGATATTTAGCGATTTTATTACTTCCTTGTTGAGAACAGGAAATCGGATTTTTCTTGGAATCAGACCCATAATCACAGAAAATATCTTCCAACGTTGTCGTGATTGTTTTATAAATCATTTAAATAAAAATAAATCATTTTTTATGCCAGTTTGTCCAATGATCCATAACTAAATCTTTAATTAACTTTTCTTTGCGAACTTGTTGATTAAACCATTCATCTGGATAACAGACCTGTTTATTTTGATTTCTAGATAAATAAGCGGCAAACCACGAATAAGAGGAATTACCAATGACGAAATGATCACAACTGCTCATATATAAAAGCTCCTCATAATCCTTCAAATGAGGCATTATTTCATAAAACTTGATAAAATCAATCTTCTTATTTACCTTTTCACGAAATTCATCAAGATAATCATTTACAAGTGGTTCATCATCCTTCTCCGCAAAAATCAAAAATTTATAATCATTTTCTGCATTTGGAATAACTTCGAGAAGATGATTAATAGAATTGATAAAATAAGAGGGTCTTAGGAGGGTATGAACATGTTGATCAATTGTTTTATCACCCAGTCTCAGATGAATAGCAATTGCCTTGTATCCCAGTTCATATTTAGGAATAAATTTATCTAAACCAAGGATTTCAATAATCTTATCTTTATTATGATCGAAATATTTGGGAGATTGAAAATAACCTTTAATTACCTGAGCATCCCTTGGAATGGGGGAATAATGAAAAACTTGCTCTTCATACCCAGGACGATTTTGAAGATTGGTAAGACTATCCTCCATTTTGAATGCAATGGATTTAAGGAGATTTGTGAAATAAAATCCTCGTGGATTTTGATAAACGGGATAAAAATTAAAGTCTTTTTTTTCATCAATGGCCTTTGAAATACCTGTAAATAACATAAATAATTGATTACCTAAGCCAGCATGAAGAATAATTGAAACCTTTGACATATTAATAATAATTAATCAATAAATGTTTATATCTTCTTTCTGCGACCAGCTTTTTTATTTGAATTACGATCTTTGACAACGTCTACTAATGAAGATAATTCCTTTAATTTAACAGCCATAGTACTTAAATCATTCTTCTTATCTTGATCCATAGTAATTTCAACTTTATGTTCCGTTTTTTTAATTAAGTCACCTATTTCATCCTTAAAATTATCGGTCTTTTTTTTATCATTTGCAGATAAAGCAATCCAACCAAAACGCTTAACTATATTATTATACCAATTATGAATTTCTGGTGTTGTCAAATCATCCATTTTTCTATTATATTCATTTAAAAAATATATTTAAACTATAAACGCAATGATAAGAAAGATTTTATTCTTGATAATTATAAATGAAAGGAACAATTGAATTCAAAGGTTATAAGATTACTTATAATGAGCTTGAGAATTATTTCAAAGATATGAAATTTAATAGAGAAGAAAGAGATCGGGTTTTAGAAGAGATTGCATTTATTCATCAAGGCATATTACTTCAATATTCAAAAACCAAACCACCTATCGATGATACATCTATTAATACCTTCCAATTCAAAACCATTAATGAAATTAAAGATGATTTATGCTATAAGAATTTAACGTCGAATGTTAATTACAGTTGTAATAATGCCTTATTCCACGTGTTGAATAATATCACAAATAAAAAAAAGGAAGAAGCCTTAATTAAAAGAATTGAACGTCTAGAATCAAATTCGAGTGTTTATATATATACCAGTATCGGCTGTTTCATTTTATTAGCCATGAAAATATTCATATAAAAAAATGATTTTTATTTAATAATAACAACAATCAAAATGAGTTTCAATTTTCAAGGCGAAGTAATTACTTACGATGATGTTAATAATTACTTCAAGGAAGTTGAAAAATCCAGAGATAATTATAAGAAAAAACAATTGGAATTAAAGGAGAGAGAATTAAAGAGATTTAAGGAAAGTTATGAAATCGCCAAAAACCACGAGAAGTTTTTAATGGAATTAAATGATAAACGTCTCCCTAAATATATCGGAAATTCAAGCTTGACATCTGTATTCAAATATAAACCCATTCGAATTGATTATGAATCAAAACTTAAAGATAAGTCTAAAAGTTATGAAATTACTTTCAGTGACGACAGTTCCATTGATGAAATATCCAATCTACTTATAAATGTAATTGACTATAAGAAAAAGAAGGATAAACCCGTAGATAAATATGAACGACTGGAAATGAAGTTAAATATAACTATCGTAATTACTGCTATTGCAATTATGGGTCTTTATTTTAAAAAATGATTTTTTTTATTTATATATATATATAACATGAAACATTGTCCTCCTGATAAGATTTTAAACCCTGCCACGAATCGTTGTGTATTGAAAACCGGAGCCGTTGGAAAAAAGTTATTAATGATGATGGAAACTCAAAAACCTAAAAAATCAAAAAAGATAATGGTTTTAAGAAAGGGAATTGATATAAAGAAATTAGATTGGAAGTATTTATCAGGAAATCCAAATGCAATCAAATTACTAGAAGAAAATCCAGAGAAAATTGATTGGGTTTATTTCTCTGGAAATCCAAATGGAATTGCATTTATGAGAAAAAACTTGGATAAAATTAATTGGGTAAGATTGGCCAAAAATCCAAATCCCGAAGCCATTGAGTTATTTAAAGAGAATGAAGATAAATTCGATTTGTATTGGCATTATTTATCTAAAAATCCCAATGCGTTTGATTTATTGATGGAGAAAAAGAAATTTCTTTGGCATAAATTATCCAGAAATCCAAAAGCCATTAAGTTACTTGAAGCAAACCCTGATAAAATTGATTGGGCAAATTTATCCAAAAATCCAAATGCAATCAAACTTCTCACTAAAAATCAAGATAAGATCTATTGGTCTAAATTATCCAAAAACCCAAACGCCATTAGATTACTTGAAGCAAATCAAGATAAGATAGATTGGAAAAATTTGTCAGGAAACCCAAATGCAATTGAGTTATTGGAAAATAATATGAAAAAGATAAATTGGGAAGAATTATCATTGAACCCAAATGCAATTCCTTTATTACAAAAACATAAAAGACTCATAAAATGGTGGAGACTATGTCAGAATCCAAATGCTATTGATTTACTGTTGAGTAATAAAACAAAGATTCGTTGGGACTGGATATCACGAAACCCAGCTATATTTGAGGAAGTTGAGAAAGATGCGAAAAAATGATTTTTTTATTATTGACAATAATTATCAATAATGGAGAAATATCAAGTTATTTATCATCGTGATGAAGATACTAAATTGGTAAAGATGAGTTTTCGCAATTTACTCTTATATACGGATAATTGGATTTATAATAGAGATATTAATTTAGAAAGAGTTGATGAGATTTATAATTCAATTAAAGATAAATCAATGTGTGGATGGACTTTGCATGCATTTGAGGATAATAAGAAGAATATTCGTTTATTGGATGGGCAACATAGATATGAAGCTATTAAGAGATATTTAAGTGAATATGATATTTATAATACATGTACTCTGGAATTAACAATCTGGATTTATATGATCACTGATGAAGATTCAAGTGAAGATGAATTAATAGACTTATTCAAAATTATTAATTCAAATAAACAGATAAATGATTATGAATTACCATCTAAAAGAAAACTTGAACTTACCCGTATGATTAGTAATGATCCAATCTTATCTAAAGGGATTAAGAAAGATGAAAAAACAAGTACCTCTAATCAACCCTATATCCATATCAAGGAATTCAAGGTAATCATTGATAAAATCTTAAGAGATTTTCCTGAATTGTCAAATGATGAGGTTTTGATGAATATAAAGATTATAAATAATCGCATTCGCTATTTGGCAACAGAGGCTAACTTTAAACTCCTGTTTGGAAAAAAAGAAAAGACTGATAAAAGATTGGCACTGCTCAACAAATGTCACGATCTCAACTTCTATTTAAACATCAGAGAAGGTTGTTATCACAGAGACATCTGGATTAAATTTGTTAAGAATCCAGATATGATTAAATAAAATTTGATTTTCATTTTTATTATTTTTATTCATACAATGAGTAACTCGACTTCATTGACGACATTTGACGTGGTGTTTCCATCTAATATCGACAGAGCAGCCATTCCATTTATCATATTTCTCATGTTTATAATATCATCCATGATTACTGTTTTCTGTGTCATTTGTTTCAAGAGGTGTTGTCATTGGTATCATCACAATAAGATTTATGCAATTGATATTCACCAACCAGAGGAGCCAGATAATAAGGTTCATGTAATTGATGTTTATCCTCAGCAAAAGTGAGTAAAGTAATACCTATATAAAGACAAAATATTTTGTCTTTGTAAATGGAAAGTGAAGACCCTCAAAGAAAGTGTGATACATGCAAAATTATAAAACCAAGAAGTTTATTTTATAGATATAAATATTGCAAAAAATGCCATATTATTGACTATTTAAAAATTCATTTACGAAATGCTATTACAGCTAATGAATTAAATTTATCTATCGATGAACTTAATAATATAATGAAAAATGATATGAACGATCCAACAAGAAACCCAATAGGTGAGCATGAAAGATATGATGAAATAATGTTACGTTATATGGATAATGATACAACTATAAATAATGTAATTAATCAATTATTTTAAAGACAAAATATTTTGTCTTTTTGCTACTCTAATTACCTATAATTCCTCAATTATCTTCTTAATTACACCATCAAAATCACTCATAATGCGCTGAAGAGCATATTCACAATCACTATCCCAGTCCTCCCAATACTCCGTATCACCAACTTCACGAAAAGCGTTCTTGAACTCCTACTTGAGATCATCAGAAATCTTGCTGTCTGCAATCTGAGCAACAAGACTATCATCAAAGAGTTCCAAGGTTTCAGTAACTGAAAAGGTTTCCTTCTTGCTATAAGCATCAAGCGTCTGCTTCAGATTGATAGCCATCGTTTGTATGGGTAATTCTTTCCTTAAATGACAAAATCATTTTTTTAAAAGAATACTTGTAAATCAATGCAACTCCTTCAAAATCCTCTCAATTACGAAATCAAACGCAAACATAATAATTTGCATAGTTTCTTCATCTTCATCATTCCATTCCTCACAAGATTTGATATCACAAAGCTCTTGATAAACATCCTCGAAGTCTATTTTAAGGTCATCTGAAATATTACTATTCTTGATTTGCGTAATAAGATTATTGTCAAAGATTTCCTTTGTTTCAGAAACTGAGAATAATTCCCTATTAACATAAGCTTCGAGCGTTTCCTTCAAATTAATAGCCATATTGGATAATTATTTTTCTATAATACAAAAATCATTTTTTTACTGAGAATACCTATAAATTATTACAAAACATCTATTAGCTTATCGATAAAGTTATTAAAATCGTGAACAACCTCTTCTTCCTCTTCGCCATTTTCACATAACTCCTGATAGATATCCTGAAATTCCTCTTTAAATTCATCAGGAATTTCAGAAGAAAGCTCCTTAAATAATTCAATAATATAATCAATTGAATACTTATAGTCACTAGAATAATCAATAAGAGATTCTTTCAATGTCATTTAATGAATATCAAAAAAACAAAAATCATTTTTTGTTTTTTTTGCTTCCACCACAACCCTACAATTCCTTCACAATCCTATGAACAACGGAAATAAACTCACCCATCATAGCATCGATAGCCACATAACTTTCATCGGTAATCTCCTGCCAATCATCAACATCACAAACATCCTGATAAATCTCCTTGAATTCCTTCTTAAGGTCGTCAGATATTTCACTATCTGCAATTTGCTTTGCGAGACCCTTGAAAAACTTCATAGTTTCGTAAGTACAGAATTCTTCCTGCTTGCAATAACCCTCAAGAGTTTGCTTCAAAATGGTAGCCATTATTGGATAAATTTTTACTTTCAAAAATAAAATCATTTTTTTGTTTGATTAGATAAAAATAAATACAAATAAGGAACAAAAATGGCTATTCCATTAATGTCCCTTTTTCCTACTCAAATCTAAACAGTCACAGAAACCCTCAGGAATCCCCGTTCACAATCATCCTCTTCATTCAAATAGTTAACCATAAGGAACTTGAATGTATCACCATTCGAAAGCTTGGCTTCATAAAGCTTATATGAAATAAAGCCAAATTCCAATCCATCAGTGACATATTCACTGCCTTCGGGGTAAAACTCAACAGCTTCGAAATCTTCCGGAAGCTCAGCCTCTTCAATAGACAGAATAGTCTTTCCAATCAACGTTGAAAAATCATCCTCCCATCTCTTGAAAACGCTCACTGACATAAGCTCAGTATGCGCCCTAAACTTGAAATTACGACCACTATTAGTTTTAATGATAAACCATCGATGGCCGCTATCAAATCCACGCTCAGCTTCACCAAAAGTCACGTCGGTCACAACGAAGGGATACTTCTCGAAACTGATTGGCATTTTGATTTTTTTGAGACAAGCAATTTGTTTCACTTCTCTGATTTACTTAAAATAGTCAGAAAATCATTTTCTTCATAAAAAACTGAAAAATAATACAAAAGAGTTTTATTTAGCAATAACTTTTACATTTATAAAACCTTCGTCAATACCCTCTTCATTAAAAGAATAATTAACTAATAAAAACTTAAAGGTTTCTCCATTTGAAAGCTTGGCTTCATAAAGCTTTTGTTTTATATAATAATACTCTATTCCTTCTACTAAATATTCTTTGCCTTCTGGATAATACTTAACAGCTTTGAATTTAGGTGGAAATTTTGCAACACTAATAGAGAGAATAACATTTCCAATTAACTTTTTAAAGTCATCTTTCCATTTTTTAAAAACACTTTTTGACTCATTACTAGCTATTGCAATAAATCTAAAATCCTTAACACCATTTGTCTTAATAATAAACTGTCTATGATATTTATCAAACATAAATTTTGATTTATCAAACTGAACGTCAGTAATAACAAATGGGAATTTTTCAAAACTAATATAATCCTTCTTAGGTTTAGGTGATTCAAGCTTTCTCTTAGGTAACGACTTTAATAAAGCCATACCTATTTTCCCAGTTTTTGCTACACATCTACCTGTAAGAGGATTTAAAATTTTATCAGAAGGACAATTATTAACCATCTATCTATATAAATAAAACAAAAAAGGAACAAAAATGGCTATTCCATTAATGTCCCTTTATTCCTATTCCCTTCTACTTAAAGAGATTATGAAGTTTCTCAACATCATCACATTCTTCACCGAAATCTTCCAAGTCCTCCCTTAGAATGATGGAAAACACCCACGGTCTAAGTTCATTAAATGTAGGGCAATTATGGAGATAAATCATCACATAAATACCATTGACCTCTGCAACAAATTCAAGGTCTTCTTCCGAAAACCTACGCATCTTTGCATTGAACCGTCGAATAATCTCTCTACCCAATAATTTGAAATCGTTTTCATTCACGGACTCATACGACAATCTGACACCTCCGTCCTCACAATAGCGAGACACAGAAAGCTCTCCGACAGTTTTAACGATATCAGCAATGAAATCAGGAGGAATCATTTTTGGGTTGAGAGAAGTAATTCCTTTTTTACTTCTCTGATTATTCAAACCAATCGAATAATCATTTTTTTCTTGGATGGCTATCTTTTAATACAAATGATCATGTCAACTTTTATTGTTTTAATTTCATAATAATTTATATAATCAATCACTCTGGTTTTTAAATCCCAGTAAGGTTCATTTTCATTTATAAGTTTCCTAGGATTCTTTTTATAAACCTTTAAGATTTGAATGATAGCTAAACTATCATTAATTAGATGATATCTATATTTACCAATCAAATCTCTGAGAGTTATCGTAAGGTCATATAATTCCTCAGTGATAAATAAAGGCTTATTTATATGAAGATGCTCACGATTCCAAAATACAATTGACATAAAAAATGATAATCTTATTTAAATATTTAAGCAAGATATTAAAATAAATGAAGAAGATTGAAAGTATTCACAATAAGACTAAAGAAGTAAATGATACTGAGCTTCCTTATAACAATCAAAATGTAATTCTTCAAGAAGGTGATTTAAGGAACTTCTTTGATAAAAATGGGTTGAAAGATATTCAATTTAATAACATTAATTTATACAGAAATGCCTTTATTCATAAATCCTATTGTACTATGAAAAATGCAGATTTTACATCCAGTAATGTCAAATGTCCTTCTGATTGTATTCCATTGCAAGATATGTCATATGAGAGATTGGAGTTTCTGGGTGATTCTATCTTAAGTTTCATAGTAGCCAATTATTTATATATGAGATTTCCTGATCAGAACGAAGGTTTCTTATCAAAAATAAGAACTAGAATTGTGAATGGAAAGATGCTTGGATATCTAGCTGAACAAATAGGATTCAATAAATTTGCTATTATTTCAAGACAAGTAGAAGATGCCAATGGTAGAAATAATTATAAAATTATGGAAGATATCTTTGAAGCCTTTATCGGAGCTTTATATATCGACTTTCAAACCACTGATGATGCTATTACTCTTCCTTCGAAAATTAAATTGGAACCAATGACAGGAGCAGGTTATTTCATAGTAGAACAATGGATTATTTATATCATTGAAAATTATCTAGATATCAGTGAACTGATTCTTCAAAAGACCAATTATAAGGACATGCTTATTAGCTATATGCAACAAACCTTTCAATTTACACCCAAGTTTAATGAACTAGGGGTTATCACGAAGGATAATACTAAGATTTTCAGTTATTGTATCAGAGATAGAACAAATACAATTATAGCAACCTCTCAGGGTAACTCAAAGAAGGATGCAGAGAATAATGTAAGTAGAGAGGCACTGATCTATTATGGACAATTAGTATCCTGAAACTTAGCTTTCGTATTGATATTAAATATGGGGCGACTTGTGTTAAATCTTATATCATGAAATTGGCCTTTCCATAAGCCTTCATCTGGTATTTCCTTAAATATACAACTTTTTTTGTCTATAAATAAGGATTTTAAGGCAGGATTTCTATTTACTTCTGTTGTGGAATCCATGGATTTAGGAATTAATTGTTTATTAAACATTAAATTATTATACAAGTTATATTTTTTATCGAGGAAAGATATGCGGTTACATGAAATCGATTCAGATTGTTTTTTCAAATCCATTTTTTTTATTAATTTATAAATAGATAATTATTAATTATGTTTCAAAAAGTAACTTCCAAAATTACAGGAGGTCTTCTTTCAAAACAAAAAGATAATGATAGAGTAATTATCGTATATCATTGGAATAGTTGTGGTCATTGTCGTGCATTTATGCCTATCTTACATAACCTCCTCAATGAACAAAAGGAATTATTAGATATGGCTAATATATATGAAGTTGAATATGATAATTTTAAATATCTTCCACCTGAATTGACCAATATTTCGGCTTTTCCCTCAGTAGTATCTATTGAAAAAGGAGTAAAGAAAGATGAATTTAGTGATCAGAGAACACCTGAAAATCTCAAGGAATTTATAACATCCAATGCATCATTATCATCCACCACTCCAAAATCGTCAAAACGACGATTAAGAGTTTATTCGAGTAAAAAGTGAAATAAAGATTTAGTCCAATAATTATTATAAAATGGAAGAAAATAGTGATAATGAAATCGATGATATTATCAACAAAAATGAGCCAACCAGAGAGGAATTAGATACCTTTAAAAATCTCGTGAATGAATGGTTTAAGTTGGATGATATGATACGTAAATTAGCTGTTGCATTAAAAGAAAGAAAGAATCATCAGAGGGCTTTGAATAATAAAATTGAGGAATTCATGTTTAAATATAAATATAATGATTTGAATACTCAAAATGGACGTTTAAAGGCAACTGTCAAAACTCAACATAAGCCGGTAAATATCAAGGAAATCAGAAATATTCTTGAAAATAATAAGGATTTAAAGGGAGAGGAGTTATTGGAAAAGATTTTTAATAAAGATGATAGACCCGTCACGACAAAAAAGGTCATTAAAAGAATTATTCCAAAGGTTTCGCTATCCCTAGATATTTAATACCATTTCATCGAATTTATAACTCGTGGAATAATAGATATTCCTAAGATTATATTTCTTAATGAAATTGGTGCAATTCCTGCAAGGTTTTGAGTTTTTCAGACAATTATCGAAAGTTATAGATGCAATTCTTACTACATAAATATCACATAATTCTAATAACTTCTTATTATAAAACATCTTACTAATAGCAGAAACCTCGGCATGAATACTAAAATTATTATTCATATAATCACATATTTCATTATAACCGGATGCAATAATCTTATTTTTATAAACAATAACAGCACCATGTTTTTGTTGCATATTTGATTTCAAAGCAATTTCAGCAGCTTCCTGTAAAAATAATTGATGTTTCTTATTGATTACCTTAATTTCAAAATCTTCATTTTTACTTTCGGTTTTGTCTTGCCTCCGTTTGGTGAACATTAGATAACTATTATCATTATGATAAATAAAAAATCATTTTTTTATTCATTAAAAAGTTGTTGAATATAATTCTTATAATTCTTCTTACAATAAAGATCAATAAATTTATTTCTTTTATATTGCTTCCTAAAAGCATCATTATTATGATGAATTTCCATTTTACATGGCGGATATCTCATACACCAATCGATTAGAACATCTGTATTAATAACCTTGGAATACTTATATTTATATTCATATGACATATACATAATAGTTCGTGCAATGATACCTCTACTATCCTCTTCTGGAATAAATAACTGATCCTTTGTAGATATATAATTATCGGTATTATGGATTCTAGTAAAATTCCTTAAATCCCTTTCATCCGTATATTTATAATTTGAACGTCTATTATTGATCTCACCATTGCATTTGAAGATATTATGCATATCATTATAACTGATCTTATTCATATAACACTTGGGAAAGATGTGTTCTAAGGTAGGTTTGGGATTAAACTTGGATTTAATACTTAGCCCTTTCACATTATAAATCTCCGGATTATTCGAAGAGAAGATGATTGAACTGCGAATAGCAAAGATAACTGCTTTCATCATTGTAATAATTGTTCTTTCATTTAAATAAAAATCATTTTTTATAATTAGATTGTAATGATTTATAAATATCTACTCATTCTTTTATTATTGATAGCACTTTTCTTTGTTTCAAATTCAATCATATGGCTTAGATGTAAGACAATTACAAATATAAATGATATAATTATCAAATATATCATCTATCTTAATTATCTATTCATAGTGTCAGCTATCTTATATTTAGTTCTATATAATGACAAAAATAAATTTAATATTTTTTAAGCATTTTTTTACTTTTAAAACCTCCTTTTTTAGAACCTTTAATAGGATATGAATAATTATGTTGATATAAACGTTTATATGCTTCTGCAGTTTTTTGTAGATTAACATTATTTTTTCTTATTGAAGTGGTTTTTATAGATGTAGTAGTAAATAATGAAAATGTATTTGATACACTTTTTTTACTTGGAATAATGATACCAGTATTTTTAAATTTATTAGTCAATCCACCTCTTATTACTTGAAATTTCATTAAAAAGGAATCTGATGATAATTGCGAACGATATTTATTTATTATATCAATTAAATAAGAATGAAAATCTTTCATAAATTTAGCTAAATTATTACTTAATACTTGAAAATATTTAAATATAATATTTGTATTAAATTTATTAAAATGGATTAACAAAGCAGTATATAATAAACCTTCTAATAACATTGTAAAATGTCTTTTTGTTTTTTCGCATATAAGAGTATTAATATAATTATCTCTTATATTAACAAAACTATTAATTAATGTATCTAGATCTTGTTCAGTATCAATAAATTTTGGAATTTGTTCCTCATTAGAACCTTCATAATCTTGTTCATCATTAGAACCTTGTTCATTCTCAAAATTAATAAATTCATGATTAACTAAATTTATTGGATTATTTACATCATAATTTATTTTAATTATTGAATCAAAATGGTTTTTAAAAGTAGATAATTCACTATTTTTATATTTATGAATATAATAAAGAGTTCTTATATACATATTTAATGAAAAAGTAATTAAATCAAAGATACCACCAAAATATTTATCATTTGCAGTCTTAACTGCAATATTTTGCCCATAGATAGCATTATCTTCATATAATTCTTTTATATTATTTTCTTGTTTGTATTTATAATTTTGTCGAGAAAACATAGATGACGCATTGCCTGTAATTGTATTTGAATAGTCAAGTTTAGTAAACTCTACAAATATTTCATTACTTAATTCTTCTATATAATTATGAATAAAATAAGCAAAACTTGAACGACCAAAATCAATAAGCATCAATTTTTTTGTTGATTTATCATAAACAATATTTCCCATATGAAGGTCATTGTGCATAAAACCTAAATCAAAACCAATATCTTTAATAAAATCATAAATATTACAACAATTATTAAACACTTCAATCATTAATAATTGATTATCTTGAATAAATATATCCGTAACACTAATTGGATCATTGATAGCTTCATACATAACTAAAAAATACTCATACCCATATGAAGGCGGTAACCTTTTTGTTAAATTATTTTCATTGTAATAAGTTAATCCATTAGTTCTATCACTAATTTCATTAAAATCCCATTTATTAGTTTCATTTACATATGATACATATGATAAGGTGCTACCTTTATAAGAAACAATATTACTTCTATTATTTATATATTTATCTTTATTTAAAATATATTCAAATATAATGGCAGAAAGAATATCAATAATTATTGAATCATCAACTCTGTGTTTTTGTCTATATCTTGAACTAAGTTTAATAAATAATCTATAATTATTATCTCCTTCTTCAACTATATCTGCTAATGTAAATAAACAACTTAGAGAATTAGAAAACAAATTACCACCATTATATGGTTTATATTCTTTGAATGGTAATAAAAATGTAAGATATGATAAAGTTAAAAACTTGCTTCCTCCTTCCTGAACCAATAAAGTATAATAACCATTAACACTTTTAATTAAATTTTTAATAGCTTCATTAAAGTCATTAATATCTTTATAATCACGTTGATTTAAAAATTTAATTAAAGGTTTATATGTGGTTATAATTCTATCAAGATTATTATTATATTCTGACATTATTATCTATATATATAAATATATAAAATAAAGACTTATTCAAATATATGACTTTTATTGATTATATAGAGAGCCTATATCAATCATTGGATATATATCGAGCTGTTATTTTAGTCAAGGATTGTGCTTCCATTCCTTATATATCAAATGAACTCAAAAATAAATATCATAATCCAGTAGTAATAAATGATACCACCATCATCAATTATGATTATCGTTTATTTATCATTGATAATATTGACAATCTTTGTAAATTCACCAAAAATAGTTATAATTTAATCATAGTTGTTTAAAATAATAATTTCTCATTTAAGAATAGATTTTAAATGGTTAAAAAATCAAGTAGTAATACTCGTTTATATATAATTCTTGGTATTTTAGCCTTTGCCATTATCATAGGAACAATCGCCGGAAGCAGCTACAAAGAACTTTTTACCAATCCTTCAAAAGAAATGGTCTACTTATATATGGATATTTGTAGTCATTGTAAAGATTTTACCCCAGTTTGGGATAAGATGGTTGCAAATAATAAGGGTAAATTTACTTTTAATAAATATGATTTAAATAAGGAAGATAAAGGAAAGAAATTGGCCGATAAATATAATGTTACATCTGCACCTACAATTATGATGTTACCTATACCTGCAGATGTTACTCAAAAACAAATGAAAAAATATTTCTATAATGGTGATAGAAATGAGAAAGATATAATGGCTTGGGCTGAATCCTTCTAATAAAATTATCTTATCATAATAGAATGAATAAATCAAACAAGATTTCATTATATGATTTATATGAAATTAAAAAGAAAAAGGAGATAAAAAGTTCAGCTGTATTTAATCACTTATTAGAAATTTGTTATAAGAAAATTAAACATGTCGCTGAACATGGTGGAATGTCTCTTTATCATAAAATACCACCTATCGTAATTGGATTTCCCATTTATGATTATAATAGTTGTATGGAATATATAATGAAACAATTGAGACAATCGGGATTATATGTAACTCAATTAGCAGAACCCAATAATAACTTCATTTATATATCATGGAAATTAAATGATATATCACAAAAAGCAAAAGCACGATTATTATTGGAATAGTTATTCATCTTCTTTTTCTTCTTGATTATAGGTATTCATATAATCATTCAATTCCTTAAATCCTTGTAGGAAAAGATTGTTAATGTCTTCTTCTTTTAAACTAAAATCAATACAATTGTCATTTATCACAGGATTAAAAATACTTCGAATAGGACTATTTTTGATGATTAAAAAATTGGGATAACTCGTAATTTTATTATAATAACACAACTTATAAGTATTATTATAAAAGATATGAATGATGTTATATAAATAACTCGAAAATTCAATTTCCTTATTTTTCTCAATACAAGGTGACATATAATCATTACTTATATTTACTGCTACACCTAGAATATGATCCTTATTAATATTATCAAAACAATCAATTGGAAAGTTATTAGTTAAATAACCATCAATATAATAATAACCATCAATTAAGATTGGTTTTGATAAAAAAGGAACACACATGGATGCAGCAACTGCTTCTATAATTGAAATATCAGGTGTATCATTTACATTAAATATAACATTACTACCATCATTTACACGTGTTGCACTTACGAATAGATTTACACCGGTTTTTTTAGATAATTCAAGAAACGTTAAATCATCTTGATGATAGGTTTCTTTTATGAATTCACGAATATCATCGAGATAATTAAGGGATGAACCCAAACCATAGGTATCAATGATATTTAAAAAGGCTTCACCGTTAATCTTCGTTAATTTAGGATCACTACAAACCTTATAGATATATTTCTCAAGTCGTTCAATTGGAATTTTAAGAGAAAATGCAAGAGCAAAGAAAGCACCCATAGAGGTGCCTGAAACATTTCTAATTAATTTATCGAGATTATAACAATAGATATATCGTAAAATACCACATAAACATAAAGTTCGTAATGCATTTCCTCCAAAAACTAAATGAGTTATATGTTTCATATATAAATGAATAAATATTTCTAGTCTTTAAATTGAAACCAATTTAGTTATTTGGTCAATAAGAACTATTATTACAATTCCTAGGAATATAAATAAAAAGAGGTTATATAAATTAACATCAATCTTGATATTATTCATATTTGCAAATTGCTCAATATTCTCATAAATATCAGTAGATGAACTCACAGGCTTCTTAAAATTATCTTTTAAACTTCTCAAATAATTAGCTAGAAATGGTGTAGTTCTATATTCCTCCGTCTTATCAGTATTATTGGTCTTAATGTCACTTACAGTTAAATAAGCATCCATTTCATCATAATCATATCCCTTAATACCATCTTTTTTATAATTATTTTTAGATTTATTATCAGTCATATCAAGCACATTAATAAACTTTTTTACCGATTCATCAGCACAAGGATTAGGGATGGTATAAGGAGGGGCTTGAAGCGGTTTGCAGCTTTCTTTGTCATCAGTTCGCTTTTTCTTTTTAATGATAGTTTTATCGTCATTTGGATAGGCTTCATCTAATAAGGAAAAGTTTATCATTTTCTATAATTATTATTGAAAAGAAAAAAAATAATAATTATAGAATGGACATTAATTTATTTATAAGATATTTAATATTGGGAATTTTGAGTGCATATCTATTGATTTATGGACTAAGACCGTCAGTCCCTTATCCAGAGACAGTGCTTGAATTTTATGAAAATTTCTGGTTATTATTATTGCTCGTGATCATTAATTTCTATGTGTATCAATGGGATTCAAAAATAGGACTGCTTTTATGTCTTTCCATCGTTGCATTAATTTTTGATATGATACAATTTACAAATTAACAATGATATAAGAAAAATATCATAAAAATAATTAATGTCTGATACGGGTAAAGAACTCCTATTATCTTCTTTGACCTCTTATTATTCTAAGAATTCTGAGAATAAATTCATCCTTAAAGACATTATTGACGGTAAACATCAACTATCATTGCGAATGATTGATTGGCTAGTAACCATTTATGCTAAAAATAATAATATCATTTATTGGATTTCTGTTGACAATGATAATATTTATTATCATCTTCCTGATGGAAACGCAAATAAATATAAAAAGATTAACCTTTATTTGGATTACCGTGCGCAACTAAAATCATTTAAAAAGATTAATTTTGATGCGTTTCGTCGTCACGATAGGATAACTTTTATAATTGATCCTATAAAACAAGAATCGATAGAAACCACTATCGGACAATTAAATTTCTTTAAATGGGCTTTTAGCAATAAAATCATTTATTATGCCATGGAAAATCAAAAAAGTATTTATGAGAATATGTCAAAAAATACTTATAAGAAAGTATTAAAAGATAAAAAAAAGGTTATTATGCCTCGTCAAGATATCGTAAATACGAAATGTTTTGTTTCTTTTGATTAATAATTAATATTAGCACACCATATTGTGCCGTGATATTTATTTTTATTTTTAAGTTGATTGATATAATCCATGTCAACTAAATCAGGATGGACATACCAATCTTCAAATGCAACACTTAAATCACATTTATCATTAATATTTTCAAAAACCATGACATATCCATATTTTTTAAATATTTCAATTGATTTATTTTTGGTATCTATAAATATTTGCTTTTGCATATCAGATAATTCTGGATTAGAGGTTTGATATATATCGTGTTCAAAAGTAATAACTGCAAACTTATATTTATTAAAAATACCGGAACTATCAAAAAGTTCAAGTAATTTTAAAGTGGAACCATTTCCTGGTTCCAAATCTACTTGCAAATAATCTATATTTAGCGGAACATCATTTTTCAAAAATAACTCATTATAATCAATTAATGTTGCATCATTTATGACATGAATACTATTTGGTCTTGTTTCTTTATATTTATCAAGATATTGTGTATCATATTCAATCATTATACCTTTCCAATTAAATTGATTTTCCAAAAGATATGTATTATTAATATTAATAGGGTCATTTGAGCCTAATTCAACAAAATATCCATTCTTTTTACCTTTAAGAATATTTAAAATAAATACATCTTGTTGAGCTTGACTATATAAATATCTATTCATAATTATATAAAAATAAAACCATCCTTATATTAATTTAAAAATCAATATTACCATGCCAAATCGTCTTTATATTCAAAAAATTTCTGTAATTATTCTTATTTTTATTTATGAGTTCTTCAATATAATTCATATCAACCAAATCAGGATGAACATACCAATCTTCAAATACACTAGTAAGATTTTCCTCATTATTAATATTTTCAAAAACCATGATATATCCATGTTTTTCAAATATTTCCTTAGCTTTAAACTTAGCATCTATGAAATACTGTTTTATCATATCTAATCGTTCATTTTCATAAGATCTATATAAATCATGTTCGAAAGTAATAGTTGCAAACTTATACTTATTAAATAAACCAGAATTATCCATATTTTCGAGAGATGTCAGGGTAGAACGATTCTCCGGTTCTAGATCAATTTGCAAATAATCAATATTTTCAGGCACATTATTCTTCTCAAATAACTCGAGATAATTAATTTTAGTAGCATCATCTATGATATGAATACTTTTAGGTCTTTTAACTTTATAACTATCAAGATATTTCGGGTCATATTCAATCATAATACCCGACCAATCAAAATCCTTTTCAAGAACATAAGTATTACTAATAGTAATGGGATCATTTGACCCCAATTCAACAAAATATCCATCCTTTTTACCTTTAAGAACGTTTAAAACATAAACATCTTGTTTCGCTTGACTATATGAGGTAGTATTCATAAATATATAAAAATAAATCATCCTTATATTAATTTAATAAGACGGAGCGCTACCAATTTCAAAAGAAACTGGTCGGATATCCGGCTCAATAGTGGATATTAACCAAGGACTTACTGCAATTTGAGGATTGGGAATTTCTGAACGTAATTGTAAATTAGCATTTCTTAATGATTGACCTACGGTATTTATTCCTAAATGATATCCGGCAGTTAGGAAGTTTTTATCAGTAATATCCCCAACACTTGAGGGGTTAACTTGCGCCCATTTAAGATTAGCATCCTTTGGTAATAAATCATCTTTAGTTAAACGGTCACGCTTGAAACAAGTGGTGGGATCTTGAGAAACCTCATTTAATGAAGTGAATTTTTCAACACCACTATTACCTGTAGCATCACATAAAGTAGTTTCAGCTTCATAAGGAGCAATATTTCCCATATTAGCCGACATTTCCGCAGATTTAGTTACATAAGGGTCATTTGATGCTACACTTGCACGATGAGGGGCTTCGGGAAAACTTTGACCAATCTCATTAGCAAAGCTTTCATAACTCTTCATTGGATTGTCATCCACAAATCGCTCTACTCTATCGACCTTGCATTTAGAGTTATATGACAGTAATAGAAGTAATATGAGCAGAAGTAATATGGCAATGGAAAAGGAAATAACAATTGAACTAGTTGAACCCATTTATAAATGTCTATCTATTATCATATAAAGATAAAATAATATTTTTTAATTTATCTATTTTATTTTCCCAGATTTTTATATTATTTTCATTAATAATTTCATTATAGAGATTTTTAGCATTATTTAGCCCATTTTTTAACTTCTCCATTTTACTATTAACCTCTTCCTCGTATGAAATAAGATCAAAATGCCACTCCTCTTCTATTTCTCTTCTATTCCAATCATATGCCGTTTCACTCTCATTTAAATCCTCGATATTGATATATTTAACAGCCCATTTATTTATAATAGAATCTTTATTGATATAAATACCCAAAAAGATAATATCTATATTTATAATTAAATTTTTATTTTTTTTATTAGCTGCTAAGAAACTGAAGAGTTCTTGAGAACTCTTTTCTACCTCATTTATATATATCTCCGTTTCTATCTTATTACTTAAAATTATGGTCATCGAATTATCATCATATGAATTAATATAAATATCACTAATATCAAAATTAATATCTTCATCTGTATTATCACGTAAATAAGTTTTAGCATCATTATCAATCTCATTTATAACATTAATAGTATCTTTATTATTTTTTAAAGGAATAATAATATCTAGATAAAATCCATTATTATCGGCTAATTGCTTTACATTTTTAATTTTAATTTCACTTAATTCCAATGAAATCTTCTCTTGAGAATTGCAAATATAATTTTTACCTCGTTTCTGCGGAATTTTAAATAAATGTTTCATTCTTATTAATATTAAGGTAATTGGATTAATAAGAATGACGCATAATAGCAAACTTATTGGACTAATTATTAAATTTATAAAAGATGAAATATTAAAGTCAGATATAAGAACAGAAATAATAAAACCAATTTTAATTTATACCCTTTATTATATCATCCCTTTTTTAATTATTTTCATCCTATTAAATTTTATTACAACTATTACGGCCGTTTTTCTTGTTTTCAACTTTAGAAAATAAAATATATATAAATTAGTAGAATAATATGTTGAAAAGTAAAAAAGCGGGTTGTTCCTCATATGCGAGTGTAAGTGATGATTATATTCTTTATAATAAATCTGTTAAGCCTGTATCTGGTGGTCGCAAATATAAAAATGGTGGTAATTTTATGTCATCCCTTCCTGGTGCCTTTCAAGATGCCACCACTGCATTAAATAAAATGACTGCTACTAAGGGCGGAAATGGTGGTTGCACTAGCTGTGGTAATCGGGGCGGTGCTAAAGGTGGTGCGGTTGAATTGGCTCCTTTTGCTGCTTCATTAGCCTTCCTTGCCGCTCGTATGGCGGTTGATAAGGAGCTAAATTTCAAGAAATTACTAGGCATGGGTAAAGCTAAAAGTGCTGTAACCAAGAGTCGCAAATCCCCTGCCTCCAAATCCCGCAAACCCAAATCTGTTTAAGAATATTTCATTTTATTTTTGCTTTCATTTAGATATATAATTGACTTTGATATGATTTCATCATCAATCACCCTTGGATTATTCTTAATAATAAACCAACCTCTCTTATAAGTATCTTCATCGGTTTCAAACGGCTCTTTTTCTATCTTAAAGATAAAATTATCGTGAATGATTATGATAAAATTAGTAGCCATATTTTAATTTAAATATTAATTGATAATCATTTTTTATATAAAGATGAAATTACTTCAACTATCCTCATCATTATTTATAACCGTAATTTTTCACGCTTATTATTTAAATGATTATATTTATCATCATTTGTCATTGTTAATAACGTTTCTTAGCTTATTAACTCATCAAGAAAAACCAAATAAAATTATTCGATTTATAGATAAGGTTGTTGCACAATCCACCTATATGTATATCAATATTTATGATACACCAGTAGTTATTCATACTAATAAAATAATTATAATAGCACCCATATCAATATTAGTTATTTATATATATGAATTTCTTTATCCCAAATATTCAAAATGGCTACATATGATGTTACATTTAATATCAGTTATTACATTACATTTATATCTTCAACTTAAATAAAAAAATGATTATTAAAATGATGATTATTTATAATCATAAATGGTTGAATTGTGCTTGCATCTATTGGTCTATCCTCTTTCCTTATATATACCATTAACAATAATCATGACTTATATCTATAATCTCATCTTCGATTATAATTGAATTTATTTTTTGTGATTATCTTTTAATTATGGAATTGAAAGATATTGATAATCAATTGGAATTAACGGAAAGTAATATTCATATCACATTACAATCCATTTTATCATCCATAGCTATTCCTGATACTATTAATGTCAGTAAATCGATATATACCGATACGAATGTAGATACGTGGATATCTAAATTACCAATTACCCGCGGAGGCTCTATAATAATTGATAAGATCATTAAAAATCCCATTCGTAATAAGGAATTACTTATACAAAGACAAAAGACCTCTTATGATATCTTTAAATATCAATTGGAAATTCTCAAAGAAAAAGAAAAGGATATCCTATGGATTATGACCTTAAAAGAAGAAATTGATGATGATATGAGTATGAATCTATTATTTCCCTCTACTTATATCATTAATCGTCTTAATAATTTTCGAACATTTCTAGATTGTTATCATTTATATAAAATAATTTTCACCCCTTTTAGTTGCATTTTTTACCCCTTATCAATCTTTCTAACCCCATATTACTACCTTAATAAATATATGCATCTAAATTTAAGTTTCTTTAAATACTTAACTATCCTATTTCAATTCCTAAAGATGATGTTTAAGCCTTCTGGTAATTATCGAAAAGATTTCATAAAACTCATTACTTTTATGATATATGTCTTTATATATATCTATGGAATGTATCAAACCTTTGTAATTTCATATATCACTTATAAACTTCGGGAAAAGTTATTAATTAAAATAAAAGGATTGGTAGATTTCATTAAAACCTCTCTCATTATTATTAAACGTTCCAATTTTATATGGAAAGCATATGATATCTTCAATTTAGATAATAATGAGGTTTTTAGAGCTGTTCATAAATTAGAAGAGATTAAATATGATATATCCACTATTTATAAATTATGGAAGGACGCCGAATTTAAGAAAGCTATTATTATTACTCTTAAAGTTATATATCTATTAGATGTCATCAATACCATTACTAAACTAAAGAAAAGCAAAAATTGGACTTTACCTGAATATTTGATAGATGAAGGAGAAACAAAAATATGGGATATGGGCAATCCTCTTCTTAATGATAATCAAATTTTTAATCCCATTAGTCTTAATAAAAATATAATTATTACTGGTGTAAATGCAGGTGGTAAGACTACTTATGTGAAATCACTTGCTTCCAATATAATCCTTGCTCAAACCTTTGGAATTGTCAATGGTTATAAAGCAAAGGTTCTTTTATATGACGCAATTATTTCATTTATGCGTGTTCGTGATGAGGTTGGAGTAAAATCCTATTTTGAAGCAGAAACTGATTGTTGTAATCAAATGATAATGATAGCAACCGATCTATATCAGAGAAAAAAGAAAGGTCTTTTTATCCTCGACGAGCCGATGCATTCAACCCCGCCCATTGAAGGAATGTCGGTTGCTCATGCCATTGCTAAATATCTGGGATCTCTAGATGGAATTACCACCATAATAACAACTCATTTCCATAATTTAATATCCCTAGGTGATAATAATCGATTTATAAATCTAAGTGTAAATGCAATTGAAGATAATTATGGATATAAATTTGATTATAAGATTCGAAGAGGTTTTTCTAAACAAACCATTGCAATTGAATTATTAAAAAAACAGAAATTTAATGATGAGATTATAAATAGTGCGATTGAAATTAAAAACAAATTATGTAATGAAAATTTAAGATATGATTTATAGTAATTTCCTTTATTATCTATTCGCTTTATTTACAATAATGATTGTAATGTATGTAGTTTATAAGATTTTTATATTAGAAAATGATATTTATATTCTCAATGATAGAATAAATAAGATTGAGGTTGAATATGGAATGAGTTCTTCTACTAATCAACCATCACATTCAAATATCATCTATCCTCCTAATTCTCAAGAAATTGATATGAGCGAAATGATTATGAATGAAATTTTTAATGATAAAATTGATATCATTGATATTGATAAAATGGAAGAACCTCCTGTTAAAGAAGAAAAGGTTATTTTTGATTTAAAGAAAGAGGTCATAAATGATGATAAAGAGTCTGTGATAAGCTCCAACAATCTTACCAAAAAGAAACTTTTAAAGTGGAATTTGGATAAACTGAAAGAGAGATGCATTGATTTAGATTTACCAACGGATGGAACAAAGGCTCAATTAATTGATCGAATCCTAGAAAAAGAAATTCAGCAATAATATCTAAAGGTTTCTTATTATAATAATAATAATGATAATAAGAAGGCTTGATAAGAATGATTATGAAAGATTTTTATTTTTAATAAATCAATTTAGAGAAACATATTTTACTGAAAAGGATTTTATTCTTACTCTGGATAAAATTGAGGAAAATAGTGAGATTTGGATTATTGAAATTGATAATAAAATTGTAGCATCAGCAACTATTATATTTGAATATAAATTTATTTTTGATATCAGTTGTTTAGCTCATATTGAAGATGTAATTGTTGATATTAATTATAGAAGAAAAGGGTATGGAAAAATACTCATTAATCATCTTACAAAAATAGCAAAAAACAATAATTGTTATAAAATAACATTAGATTGCAATGATTCAAATATTAATTTTTATAATGCTTGTGATTTTGAAAAACGAGGAAATCAAATGTGTTTATTATTATAAACGTTGGAATTACTCATTGATATACAAAAGCTTAACTTAGAAAAAGAAAATTTGCAAGTAGTAGAATGAAAGTCCTTTTGATTAATCTTTATTCCACACCTGATAAATTTAAGAAGAAAAAATTAAATTTCATTAGGATTTTCAAAAATAGAGCAAAGTTGGTCATTAAAAACTGGCAAGATAAGAAAGGGATTATTAATGAAATTAAAAAAGGAAATGTTGATAGGATCATTCTATCAGGATCTGATTTTCGTATAAAAAAGACGAATAAGGGAATAATTCCAGATGAAGTATTTACATCCAAAATTAAGATACTCGGAATTTGTTATGGATATCAATATATGATTTATTATTATTCATCATTAAGAAATATTAAATCATTTAAAAATCATATTTATGATTTATCATTTAAGATTAATAGACCTTTTAAGATTAAAAAGACGAAATATAGATTTAATCATCACGATTATATAATTAAACTTCCTAAATATTGGAAAACTGCAATCAAATATAAGAATATGATTTATATGGCTTATGATAAATACGGAAACGTTGGAACTCAATTTCATCCAGAATTCCACAAACAATCTTCAAACCTCTTTTTTAATTATTTTTTTTATAATTGAATTAAAGAATTATAATGATTGTTTATTATTATGGATAATAATTTTGATTTAGGAATTATAAAAATACCTTTATCTGTATTTAAAGACGTTTATGAAAATCATAAAGATTTTAATAATGAGGTCTTGAGTAAAAAAGCCAAGGATTTAATAAATAATTATAATTGTTTTGTTTCAAATTATGATGCCAAGAGTTTATGGGAAAAAAAGAAAATAATGGCTGCACAAAAGAAAACAACAAAGGTTAATTCAAATAGCAGAACCCGTCCATTTGTCTTATTAATTGATTTAAATGATGAAGTTAAATATAAAAAGGAATTCACTTCCTTTCTTAATAAACTTACTGATATAAATAAAGAGACGATTTATAATAAGATTTCTTTGTTTATTAAAGTTTTGGATGAAAATAAACTCAATTCTTTATTTGATATCCTCGTTAATTTTATTAAAGTTTCTTCCAATAATATTTATATTGACGTTCTTTATCTATTTCCTGAGAATTATATTGATTATCATATAAGTAATTATTGCAATTCTTATTTAAATAATAAGCAATGGTTACCTATAGAGGAATTTATAATTGATAATAAAAAACTTTATCATAATGATAATTATGATAATTATTGTAAATTTGTAAAAGTAAAAAAACAATCTATATCGATCTTAAAAGCCTTAATTAATATAAATAAGAAATTGGATAGAGAAGACTTTCTAAAAATGATTATAAATGATATTATTTTAGCTGTGGATAATTATATCGAAGATAACCAATTTAAGCATATTACTGAATTTCTTCTAGATGAAATCTTATTAATTCTCGAAGTTGTAAATGATAAAATAATTATAAATAAAATTAAAGGTTATGACTTATCTATTCTCGATTATTCCACTAAATTTAAAATTATGAAGGTAGTCGATAAATATTCTGCATGATAAGTAGAATGAATAAAATCAAGAAATGTCCCGATCATCAAATTCTTAATCCTAAAACAAATCGATGTGTATCAAAAACCGGTGCTATAGGAAAGAAGTTGTTAATGACTCGAACAACAACTATAAAGGATTATAAAAAAGATATTATTAGTAATCTTACTGAAATTAAAAATTATTTAATGCAACAGAATGATTATTATCGTGTTAAAGCTTATTCAAACGTTCTTACTCAATTATATGCATATCAAAAACCAATAACATCATTAGATGATTTTAAGACAAATATTAAGGTAGGTGAGAAGATTCTGGCAAAAGTAAAAGAATTGATTGAGACAAATAAAATTAAATATATAGAAACTAATATAATCAAAGATGATATCTATAAATTCAAGGAGGAATTGAAAGATGTTTATGGTATCGGTTATAAAAAAGCAAATGAATTGATTGCACAAGGGATTACGTCAATGGAACTATTAAAGAAAAATCAACATCTTTTAAATGAAAAACAAAGGATCGGTCTTGTTTATTACGAAGATTTAAGTAAAAGAATACCATTAAATGAATTTGAGAAACATAAAGAAAAACTTGAAGTTGATCTTAAATCAAAGGGATTTATATATGAATTTGTGGGTTCTTATCGACGTGGAGGTAAATCAATGGGTGATATAGATATCCTAATGATGGAAAATAAGAAATTTGATTTACTTTCCTTTGTAAATAACTTAAAGGAAATGGGATATGTAATTGAAGTTTTAGCGTTGGGAAAACATAAATTTATGGGTATATGTAAAATAGGTAAAAATCCTGCAAGACGTGTTGATATCTTGATAGCTCCTAAAAAGGAATATTATTACTCCCTTTTATATTTCACGGGATCCGCTGAATTTAATGTGGGTTTTAGAAATTATGTGAAGGCTACCTTTGGCGTTTCACTATCAGAACATGGATTGAAAGGTCTTAGAAGTAAAGCAGCTCCAATTATTACAAGTGAAAGAGACATTTTCAATTATTTTAAAATCCCATATTTAAAACCGGAAGATAGAAAAGTATTTATTACTCCAATAAAATAATATTTATAATAAAATAGAATAAAAATGAATTTGAATATTGCATACATAATTAAATTATTATATTCATTATTGATTGTAATCCTATTAGCCCTTGTATATTCCTATATAACTAGTCTCGAGAGCAAGGGATGTGAATGTGCCATGACTCCTAATGTAGCCTTTATCAAAGGCTTCACTCTATTTGCAATCATCTATCTATTAGTTACGGCCTTTGTTCCTGAATCAACTCTTCGCGATACATTTGGAAATAACCTCGTAATCTTATATAAATATGTTGATTTAATATTCATATTAGTTTTCATCTATTATCTCTATGTCGTATTTAGATATACTCGCTATTTAGTTGATGAGAAATGTAAATGTTCTGTTGATATGCGTCGTGAAATAATCATGATTGGATCCATTGTTGAACTCCTTCTTCTTGTTATCTTATTCATTCTAGGTGTTGTTACCACAGCTATATTAACAGTCCTTTTTAGTGTTGTTAAATCCGTTGAGGAAAATAGTGATGTAGCTCGTGGAGCTATTCGTGACCCTATCGGTTCCCTTTCCAAGGTTCCGAAAGCTTTGAAAAAAGAAATATCTGATATCAGTTCTTATGTAAGTAAGACAGGTAAGGAGCTTCGTAAAATAGGCACCAAACGTTCTAAGAAGTAAGCAACTTAAATATTAAGAGTTCTTTTATTTTTTCCTTTCACTGATTTCTTTAATAAATTAACATCAGTGGCATCCTCGATGATAGATGTAATTTCTTCATCACTTATAGATAAAGTTTCAATTCGATTATCATCATCTAAATTTGGAGTGATTTTATTATGAACATTATTAATGATATGATTAATGTCATTTGTGCTTTTATCCCTTGATTGTGACATCATTGGCATTTTTGGACTATTATTAAACGCAGGTGAATTATTTAAACCTCCAAAAAGATTGCCAATCATTCCAAATAATCCTCCGTTATTAGATTGTGATGGTCTTTGCTGTTGTTGCGGTGGCGGGGCATCCATACCAATACCTGTATTTTTATATACAAATTGTTTGGCTGCTGCATTTTGAAATTGTTTCATTAATTCCGGATTTGCCTTAAAAACCTCTTCTACCCCTGGAATAGAACTTTCCTTAAACATCTTAGATGTTAAATGAAACATAAAAGCACTACCCGTGAGACTTATAAATAATCGCAATTCAGGTGCCATCTTTTTACCTTTTGATTTATATTTCTCATGAAGTTCCTCGAAGATATCATCATAATCAGTAATATTTTCATGAACCTGATCAGACCATCCCTCTAGCTTGATTGCAAATGGATCATAACGAGAGTTCAAATATTCCGTTCCAGATACAAATGCCATAAGCATTTTTCGCTGAAATCGAATACTTGCATCAATATCCTTATCTCGAACAATTCTTTCATATTCCTGTTTCATTTCTTGCAGATCGCTATTCATATTATAATTGCCAGGAATGGTATATCCCTTTGCTTCTAATCGATTTAATTGATATAAAATTTCCCGTTTTTCACTTATTTCATCTCTTTTCTTTCTTACTATCCGATTTTCACTATCATTTGATGTTATACTTCTATCATCATCGTCATCATCCTCTTCGTCGCCCTCTTCATCATCATCGTCGTCATCCTCTTCGTCGCCCTCTTCATCGTCGTCTCCTTCTTCCTCGTCATCATCGTCGTCATCCTCAGGTTCTTCTCTTTTAACAAATTTAAGAGGTTTATTACTACTAGTTTTAGGTTTTCTTTCACTAGAAGCACTAGACAATGAAGATAATGATGATGATGATAAAGATGCAACTTCGCTACTTATCTTATTTTTATTGAATAATAAATCACTACCCGTTATAGGTTTTTTATTATAATTATTTAATTCTAATAAATCATTCATCTTATCTTTAATTAAAAATTATATGTTTATATCGATTATATAAACGAATTATTAAAAAAACCAATTTAAAAGTTTATTTTTACTAATTAAATTATCACTTACATTTAACGATAATGGTTTGATTGTGGTATTGACATTCATTTTAGTTTGATCATTATTTAAAGAAAGAGGCTTAATATCCACAGGCTCCTTATAAGATTTTTTCTCAATGATATTTATGATGTTATTTTCTAATTCTTTTAACCTGTCACCTAGTGTTTTAATTTCAGGTGGTGGTTGATTAACAGCACATTTATTACTCTCACTTATTGTAAAATCTAAACCAGATAGATAATAATAATTATATTTTGTTAGTTTATTAATTTGATCCATAGGAACCACTGTTTTATAATAGATGAAACTATATAAATCCATATTGATACTTCCTCCTTTATTTATAATTATTGGTGCAGATCCTAATTTAACCTTAAACTTTTCGGAATTGGTATATGTAAATTTACGTCTATTTAAGTAAAAACTAATTTCAGTTGCAGAATAAACTAAACCAATAACAATAAAATCATTATTAATAATTGAATTCCTATCGATATCATTTATAAGACCTTTATAAACAACATTACCAACAGTAATAATTATATCAAAATTATTATTTGGATTTTGTTTTAGATTGATATTTATAATGGATTGCGAATATTGAAGATTGATGTTATCGGTGGTTTCTGTATTTCCAGTCATTTCGAATAAGATATTATTTTGATTGCCAATATTTTTAATCTTAGCAGAAATAATCATACTGAATTCTGTTAGTTCATTTGTATTAATATTATTTGCAAAATAAAAACTTTTAGGACCATTTAATTGAATACCATTTATAGCAGCACCCATTGATCCATTTTTATTAATATCATTTGGAATTAAATTGATATCTTTATCATATGTGAAATAATGGTTTTCATTTCTTTCAACACCTATAATATTTGTCAAATCACATTCATACCATCGCTTTTCATTATTTTTAATTTTAGTTGTCGTGCTGTCACCAAAAGTATTAATGCACATATATTTATTATCCTTAAATGGTATTAATCTTGAATTTGCTAGATCCTCTGGTGTAGCAGGAGTAGTGGTAGCAGGAGTAGTAGCAGCAGGAGTAGTAGCAGCAGGAGTAGTAGCAGCAGGAGTAGTAGCAGCAGGAGTAGTAGCAGCAGGAGTAGTAGCAGCAGGAGTAGTAGCAGCAGGAGTAGTAGCAGCAGGATCAGTGAATTTATCTAAATTTTTAAATGTTTCCAACTTTAAATTTTCAACTGTGAAATAATTTATTAAAATGATTGTTATAAAAAACCCCAGAAAAAAACCCAAAAGTTTAGTAATCATTATTCTTAAAATTATATAAGAATTAATTTAATATTTCTAAGCATATAAAAATATGTCCTCTAATGATGATGATAAGAATAGCGTATGTTCAGAGAAAGAAGAGCTAGAAGTTAAGGATAAAGAGGAGGAAGAAGAGGATGAGGAACAGGAAGAACAAGAGGATGATGAGGAACAGGAGGATGATGAAGATGAGGAACAAGAGGATGACGAAGATGATGAATTTGATCCGTCTATTATCCAATTCGAGCTTCTCAAGAATTTTCTTGTAGATGAGGAAGGATCCAATGTTGCAACACATTTGGGTTCTATTGCTCACGAATTGCGAAGACTAAATAAAATTCTCTCAAAAAAATAAATGATTAGGCAATATTATATTTTGCCTTTGCAAGACTATAATTATTCATAGTATCTTCAGCATCGGCAACAGGTAATAAAATCTCTTTTAATGCATAAAAACTAGGATTGCCTCTAACTCTATCTCTTAAAGTTTTTAATGGACACATATCTTTTGTTTCATATAAAAATCTATTTTCATCGAGAATTAATAATAAAGGGGAAACAATCTTTTTAAGTCCTTCCGGATTATAATAAGAATTGGGAAACATAAATTTAACATCAATTACACCATTATTTCCAATTTCATAATAATTCTTTGTTTTTTCAAATGCTATTTCCTCACAAGGAAATGGTAAAGCAGTTCCAGAATAAGACATCCGTGTATCGGGTGGATTAGGTGCAGTGATAATCTTATTTTTATACATAGAAGCGTTTTTTAAATAACCCTTGACTATCATATAGACATCTTCTCTGAAAACACGACAATCTATTTTATCATCGGTAATTGTGACTATCTCCATTATCTCTATTATATTAAAATATTTTAGTAGAACCTAATCCTTTCTCATTTACAAAACCATTATAGCAACTTACACCATCACAATGAACGCCATACATATTATCAAGTTCATAATTTTTCTCATTTATCAATTCACCTTTATTACATGGAATACATGGCATTAGATTATTTAAAGCATCTTTTCTATTTTCTTCCATAATCATATCAGAATTTCTTTGAAGAAATAGACGTTGTTCATAACTTGATTTAACGACATTATTCTTAGCTAATAAATCATTAAGATAAGCATTTCTTGCACATCGAGTTTGATAATTAGTAAAGGCACGGCCATCCGCCATTTTCAAAGGACAACTTTTATTATCATAAGTGGCGCTGCAGCAACTCATATCTATTCTAATTATAAATATCATAAAAAAAAATTAGATTTCATGTTCATAACAAAGATTATGGATATATAACTGTTCTTTTCTACCCGCCCTTTGCGCTCTTCCTACTGCTTGTTGTTTATCAATACCCATTGAATGATAAATGATTACATCTGTTGCATAATTAATATCAATTCCACTACCGGCATATTGAGTATTTAATAAAATGATCTTAATTTCTCCCGATTTAAACTTATCAAGAACATTCATCATATGTTGAGTATTCCCTTTTAAGAATTCAAATTTGATTCCTTCATCAATCATCTTTTTTCTAATTAACTCAAAACCATTATCATTTCTTGTAAAAACTAAAAATTTACCATCCGGTTTATTTTTAATGATTGAAAGAAAGGTATCTTCTTTATATAAAATCTCTTCAGTTGGATTCGTAGAACTATTTTGATTTACAATTGCAATCAGATTATTATAACTAGCAATTCTTGTCCTACAATAAGGACAATTGTTATTCCTCTGTATCCAATTCATAATACAACCACCACAAAAGAGATGAGTACATTCAAGCATAATAGGATTTTTAACGGTATCCATACAAATCACACAATTATCACTTGACAATGATTTAATTCTTTCAGCCAAATCATCAATCTTATGCTTTTGAATCTCAATTTCAATATCCAATTTCTTAAGTTTTTGCTGTTTATCATCCTCCGAAATATCTAAATCATTGATATAAACCCTTTCTCTTTCCTTATTCCATAAATCCTTCTTGAGTTCCCTTGAAACTAACTCAATGATATTATCCTCAGTATCACTTTTACCTCCGAGTTCCCTAATAGCACCTGCAAAATCATTTGCATTAATCTTTTCCAAGATAGGACCACTCAAAAATCTTCGTGCAATGAGATAATTGGGCGGTAATTTACATAAATAAGTCTTTTCAATCGGTTCAGGAATATCAAAACTATTCTTAATAAATTTATTACTATTTTTAACTAGTATCAAATTAATCATATGTTCATTATTCATCATTTCTCGAATAGAACAAGTATATTGAGTATTATTATAACCTTTCAATAGATCAATATAAGTTCCTGATATATGCCAAAAGAAATAATAATGAAAGTTATGAGGAAGTTTATTTTGAATATCATGTGATTCATCTACCATAATCCTTTTCCAATTTTTAATTACCGGAAGATCCTGAAAATAATTACAAAAGACAGTTAAAGTAGTATTTTTAATTAAAACGATATCAAAACTTTCCAAATAACTCATGATTTCTGCACGATTATTTCCATTAAATTTAGGAATATTATTTTTAATGAAATTAAGATTTGTAATTGAAAGTAATTTAAGATTGGTATGTTTTTTTATTGTCTCCTCCCATTGAACATATACGGGTCCTCTTGGAACAACCACCAAAGTCGTATTAAGAATATTATCATCAGTCTTAATTAGATTATTCTTACTTGTAATACTAAGATAGTTATAGGAACGATAATAATTATTATGAGTTCTTATGATATTTGGATTAATATAAATATTCATTGGATTATTCGAAGCAATTAATGATAAAGCAATCAAAGTCTTACCATAACCCACCTTATCTCCTAAAATACCCACATTTCCCCCGACTTTGATATCAATAGACTCATTTTCTAGATTGGATTGATGATAAATATTAAAATTCTTAAGCCTATAATGAATTTCCCCCTTATTTTCCATTTCAATGGCTTTATGTAAAGAGGTTAATTGATGAGGTTTTAATTTTAATAATATCTTTTCTGGCTGCGCAGCTAGACAATCATTCTCATTTAACTCCAAGTCATAATGAGTATTTGTATCCATTTCTATTATTAATATTGCCTATTTTTTATATAATTATAATGAAAATTATATAAGAAAATAAAACCTACTTTTCATATATATAAATGGAAAAGGAAAATATAATTAAAGAAGAAAAACCAAAGAAAAAAAGAGTAGTAATTGGACTTCCCGGTGATAACTTCACTTCTAAATTTCTAATTTCATGGACTAGTGCCTTAAATGTCCTGTGGGAAACACAGAAATATGATTTAATCGTAAGTCCAGGTGTAAGCTCTTATGTTACATTTGCTCGTATGCAAACATTAGGTCTAGACGTTCTTCGAGGTATTCAACAAAAACCCTTCAATAATCTTGATTTTGATGTTTGGATCACCATTGACAGTGATATCATTTTTACCCCACAACAGTTGATCGATTTAATTGAATCCACTGAAATTCATCCTGTTGTCAGTGGAATGTATCGAATGTCTGATTTAACTCATTTCCCTATAGTGAAGGATTGGAATACTGACTTTTTTGCCAAAAATGGAACTTTTGAATTCCTAACACCCGAATTCGTCGAAAAATGGAAACAAGAAACTGGTCTTAAATATATGCCAGTTAATTATACTGGCATGGGTTTTTTTGCTATGAGACGAGAGGTTTTACGTAAAATGACTTATCCTTATTTTAATGCAGAACTTCAGGAGATTATTTGTGATGATGGAACCATTCTTCGTGATATCTGTTCTGAAGATGTGGCATTTTGCAAAAACATTCAAAAGACAGGAACCCCGATCGTTGTAAATACAGAAATTCGAGTAGGACATCATAAATTAATCTCCGTATAAAAATAAATATGGATATAGATATTTATAATTATCTATTATTAGTAGTTTTGGTTATTATAGTTGGATATTTTTCCCTGAAATATCTATTTTTTATCTTAATTGGATTTATATTAGGCGTTTATTTGACTTATTCCTACATCAAATAGTTTTTTAAATCTTTCAGCACATACCTTCACACTTAAATTCTCCATTACATAATCTCTAGGTTTATAAGTATTCAATTTACTTAAAAATAATTCAAATTTATTATCAAATTCATGGGATTCATGAAAATACTCACCACATCTTTCATCCCAATAAGGGATTGTTGTTGCTGGATAAGGTGGATAATTACATCCATATTCTTGATTAAAATTAGTTACACTCCATACTAATAAAGGTAAATTGCAACTCATCATTTCCTCTATGGCAAAACCTTGGCTTTCGTGAGCATCCAAAACAATCCCGTATTTAGATTTTTGTATATGTTGAATAAATTCATTTTCATCATATCTATGTGAATAGCTAAATATTCTAAAATTAGTAATTCCTTTATTTTTAATTTTTTCCATCAAAAATTGAAAATCGTCTGGACTTCTACCTTTGAAATAAATTAGAACTTCTGATCTTTCAAGGCCTTCAATTTCATTAAATTTAATTGTATTCACAGGAAATGGAATAGGTATTAAATTTATTTTTAAATCATATGATTTATATATATCATAACACCATTTCGATAATAATAGAAATGCTAGGTTATTTTGATTATAATTAATGGAATCAAATTTATTATTATCTGAAGGAAGTACACAAAAATGAGGACCGAATATATAAAATTTATTCGGATATTTATGAATATCTATTGGATTTGCAGGACTATAAATTATCTTATATTTATCATTTGAAACATCAACCTCATTTCCATATGTAAAATCAATATTTAAATATGTAAGCATTGCTTCCAATCCCTCCCGATTTTTATGATGTATAAAATTATTTATAATTAAAAACATTTTAATTAAAAATAACTATTAATTCCTTAAATCATTAACAATGCCCACAAAGATAAACAATATCATCATTTGAATCATATAAATCCTTATAATTAGAATAATTATGATTATGTAAGTTTAATTTTTCTGCATGTATTACTAAATTAAGAAGATTATGATAAGTTAAAAATGAGATCAATTCATTTTTCATAAAAACAGCTAATTCTTCAAATGAAGAATAATCATCTATTTCCACTATTGAATGAAAACCCCAAAATAATTCATCCGAAATTTGAATTATTTTCTTCATTATTATCCTACTTTTCTAATATCTCTTAAGTCTATTTCTAAATCCGCCTCCACCATATCGAAATAGAGATGACATATACTTACTTCTATCATTGGTTGATGTTGTTGATTGTGTTGTCGTCATTATTGGTAATGATGAGGAGGTGGTTTTGGGAACAGTATTACTACTAGAGGAGATATTACTACTTGAATATGATTTATAATTATTTGTGGTTGTGGGAGACGAAAATAAATAATATAACAATCCTATTATAAGTAAGAGTAATAATATACCTAAAATTGTAAAACCTACATAAATCCAAATTTTAAATCTATCCCTTCTTGATGTTTCATCCTTTTTTTTATCTTCCATTTCTCTATTATTTTAAATGGAAAAATAAATAGATTTTTAATAAATAGATATGTCTTTGAAATCTATAAATGTTATTCGATGGATTAATTATGATAAAAGTGAAAAATATTCAATAAAAATATTTGAAGATGATAATCTAGAAGATGGAATTAGTAAGATTGCATTAAGTATAAATAGTAAGAGTAGGTTTTATGTTTGGAATAATAATTATCCCAATCTTCTTTATTCAATTGAAGATGTTAAATGGAAAGGCTATAATAATAATCCATTAAAATCCACTGATAGAAATAATACAATCATTAAACAACCCATTATTTATAAATACAAATATGGATTATGTTATTTTAATAAAATTAATATTATATTTGAAGATGATTTTAAAGATCTAAAAAATAATCATTACTATTTCACTGAGAAAAAAATAAAATCATTCGATGAACTGAAGAAAAGAGAAGATAAATTAATTGAATTAGAAAAAAAAGAAATTAAAACAACTGAAAATAGAATTAATGTTCATCGTTATGAATTAGCAGGTCATCTTTCATCCAAATATCAATATTTGGCCGACGTTTATGATAGACTAAATACAAATGATTTTGTTCAATATATTCAATGGGTTAATGATAACTATACACTAGTTCATAAATTATATATGTATCATAGCATTTCTTCCAATAATCTAAAATCATGGACTAATATTGATAAAATAACAGATACTCGATGTATTAATTGTTATTGTCCCCTTAATAATAGTTCTACTATTAAAATTACAATTCGTAATGATATGAGTATTACCATAAATTTCATTCTTGATTTACGTAAAAATATAATAATGGAAACTATTCAAAAAATAATTGAAAATAAAATTAAGTTATATTTGCAATCAGTGTTTGAAGAAAAAATTGTTCTTAAACCAGTATCTATAAAAATCTTTAATTATATAAGTATAGCTAATGTTTCACTTGATAAATTAGCAAAAGTAATTTCAAGTTATCAAGATATCTTTAAATCCATCAGTTTTAAGAAATCAATTAATCTCATATATAAAAGAAGTTCCAATTTTACAAATGATTCATTTGATTATAATATTTATGTTCGTAATCGTCTAATTTTAGGTGTAGATAATAAAGAAATCATTGAAGAACTTGTTACCTTTAATGTAACAGAAGAAGAGGCTGTTAAAATTATAGCACAAGAAATCGATTTCTTGAATGAATTGGATCAACAAAAAGTCAAAGCTGATCTAACCGAACAAAAATTAAATACCATTGTCGTTATTAAACCGAGCAAAACTGGCTTTGATATCATCATTCACAATATTCCAAATAAAACAGAACTGGGATATTTGACCTTTTGGTTATCTAAAATAATTAGTTCAGCTCAAGATACCACAGTTATCACTAAAAAGAAAATTGTGAAACCTATTACCCCACCATCATCATCAGAAGAAAGTAAGAAGAGTGAAGAAAGTGTTGACCTGGGTAAAATAAGCTACTCTTCTTCAGGTGGAGCTAAAAATGATGACAAGGATAGATATAAAATTACTTTATTACAAAATACAGATAAGGAGTTGTTTGGTGAAAATTATGCACGTGATAAATGTCAAAAGAAAAATCAACCATTGGTAATTGATAAAGATACACGAAAAAAACTAAAAGATGATGGAACTTATTATGTCGATAATGAGGTATATTATGGCAGTAAAAAAGAAAATATGAATTATTATATTTGTCCCCGTTTCTGGTGTAAAGTTTCTAAAGTTCCTGCTCATCCAGAAACAGGCGAATGTCCTATTCCTGATGAAGAAAAGATTGAAAGTTTTTTTGATAATCCTGGTGAAGTTGGTATAAAGAGATACGTGCATCTTGTAAAACCCAATAAGGAGAATGATATTTGCGCTCCATGTTGTTTCAAGAAACCACCTAAAGAAACTGATTTGGGAAAATGTAAAAATTATGAAACCTATGATCCTAAAAACGTTGCAAAAGGAATAGTGGATGAAAAAGATGAGAATTATCTAGTAAATGCAAATGCACCCATAAATCCGGGTCGATTTGGAGTAGTACCAAAACAATTACATGATCTATTATCATTCCCTACATCTATAAAAGCAGATAAAATACTTGTGAGAAAAGGAATTATTCATAAGGCTGCCACCAAGGATAAAGTAATTCATACAGATAGCTTAATTTTTGGATTGAGCTATCTCTTAAATTTTGACAAAAAACAGTTATTTATTAATGATCTAATTGATAAGATGGATTTGATCACATATATGAGTTTGGAAAATGGAAATGTTTGTAAAGCATTTATGGATAGATTACCAATCATTCCAAATGAAAATTTGAGTCTGATCAATGAACTTAAAGAGTATTTAAAGAAATTTCCAGCAATAAATGATTTATATAAACTCGATTTTAATAAACATGATTATAGATTATCAAGATTTTTGGCCATATTCAAAAGTTATAAAAAGTTTATTCATTATCTATCCGCCAATGATTATACTACACCGAAAAGTTCATATTTCATATATGCAATGATTAGTATTATTTATAATAAATTACTTGTAATTTGGGATAAAATAGACGATAATGTTTCAATTTTATGTCCCTATTATACCTCTTTTGATGATTTAATTGCAATTATGGAAATCAATCCCGAGGTTATTATGCTTTTAAAAGATGGTAAATATTATGAACCATTGGAAATTCGATTTAAAAATAAAGAAACAACAAAAATTTTCAAATTAAATGATTATCCTAAATTAAAACAACTATTAAAATCATGTAGTACTAATAATAAAAATTATGAGATAAATGATAAGATTTATAGAGATATTTATAGTCTTAATAATTGGATAAAAACAAAGGTTGTTTTTGACACCTATTCCAAATTTTTATTTGAAACCATTCTTATTAATAATGATTTAACAATAGAACATTTCTTAACAAAGACAGGTATTCTTATTACAATTGATAAGATAGGAATTAGTTTTCTTCCAAGAATTATTAAAGATCTAGATATTCGCAAAATTGCATTTTATGATGATTATGTATCTAAATCATTTAATATAAATATATCTCTTAAAGATTTGGAAACATTTAAAAATAAAGTAGTATCATTAGGAACCATTAAATATAATATAGGTATTTTAGATAAAGATAAACCTCAGAAAGAACCCGTGAATCAATTATATACCATCCTTACCATAGAACCGAAGGAATTGGGAAATACCAATATTATTCATTCAAGAGTTGAAGATGATCTTTATTTTTATGATAAATTTAATGAAAATGAGAATAAGAAATGGTTTCAATTACAAATGATGGTCTTTAATAGACTTTTAAAAGAATTGGATGAAGATAAACTGAAAGCACTTCAATTACTACCTAGAATTGATTATATAAATAAAGTGATGAGTTTTTTTACTGCTAATCCAGATAAAAATAAAATTAGAATTATTATTGAGGAAATACCAATCTATAGCATTAATCACATAAAGAATTATTTGAACAAAATGATTTTATATTATAAATACAACTTTTTAAATTCCAATATAATCAAAGATGAAAAAAGAAAACAATTTCAATTTTCACAAGTTGCTTTAAGTAAGGGTATGGATGAAATTATTAATTATCATAAATCAGCACCCCTTACTACTTTTAATAAAGAAAAGGAGATGGTTTATGAATTTGATAATAAAGAAATGAAGGAGGATGCTGAAAATTTACCAGAATTAATGAAAGGTAGTTTTGAACCTTTGAATAGTAAATGGGTTATGCATAAGAAAAGCAAATGGTATCTAATGGAAATATTAAAGATTGACTATTATCAAAATAATTATTTTCGTCAATTCTTTGAATGGTTTGCAAATTTTATTCATATTAAAACAACTTATGAAAATTTAATTGATATCACTATTCAAAAATTAATTGATTATAGAAATAATGAGACTGTAATGAAAACTTTATTTAAAGACAAGGCTTTATTTAATACCTTTGCTCTTTTAAGTGGGAAATCTTATAAGAATGTGAATGTTTATTGGGACAAACATTACTCAAAAATGACTAATATTCAAAAATTACAATTAATTGATACAATTAAAAAAGATGGGTTACAACCAAATGATTTAATGATTGTTACTATGGCTGAAATTCTAAATATCTCTATTTTAATCATTCACAGAGCTGTATATGGTTCTACTAATAATAAGGATATCAGAGGTGGACTGGAGGATTTAATTGTTTCATCCACCTTTATAAAAGCTCTCAATAATTATAAAAATAGACCTCTTTTAATTTTCTTCAAACTCACAGATGAAGATGAAATAACCAACTATCATTTAGTCTTTAATAAATCTATTCCCGTAAGCACCAAAAGTTTCTATCTAAAATTAGATGATATTCCTAATGAAATAAAATTGCTTATTGAAGAACATATTAGACTAGACGAGAAGAAAGAGATGGTTTTATTAAAATAAAGATTGATTGTCCTATTAGAAAAAACCATCCAATATTTGAAAAATAACACCACATAGATCCCCATGTTTTATATTTCCAATGATAATATAAACTCACTGACAAGATAGTTATAATAAATACAAAAGTTGATTTATATTTCCCGAGATAAGCTGGAATAAGATAGAAGGCCAAGCCTATTATTATCCATATTAAAGGTAGATTTAACCAATACCAAGAAAGATGTTTATTTTCTCCAATTCTCATTCTAAAATCAACATCTTTCAATTGAATGATCAAAAATAGAATTGCAGATATAAAGAGTAAGGTTAAAAGGATTCTTGAAGTTTTCTTATCAGGTAAAAAGTAATTTAATAATATTAATTGTAATACAATTGTTGCAAATGCAAGAATACTTAAATATTTATTTATAGTAAGATTATCATAATAAGTCCATGTTAAAAATTCTATAAATTGCATAAATGTAACTGACATTAATATTAAAATTACTCTTCGAGGAATTACGTTTAAATAATAAACTAGAATAGCTGATATACATCCAATTATAAAGGTGGTTAAAGAAACCTCCGCATTATAACACATTTCTATAATTAAGTAAATAATATAGATATTAGCGATGTTTGTTTTATTTTTGATTTATATTCATCAGATAATAATTTAAATCTACTTATATCCTTATTATTCCATAAATCATAATAAAAACTAATTAACATAGGTATTTTGTGTTTTTCATAAAATTCAAGTAAATCATTTAAAATTAATTCTTCACTACCTAGAATATCGACTTTAATAATTGATATTTTATTTAAATTTGGATATAAATAATCTTTAATAATATGTTCATAATTATTATTTATTAATGTATAATTATCATCACAATTATTTTTCATATTTAAACATAAATCTTCATATTTTTTGGTATCTGACTCTATTGCATAGATATATTTAGATTTTCTTGACCCATACATTGAAATTACACCAATAGAGGCACCAATATCAATCATTATTTTATCTTTTGATAAATATTTATCGAAAATAGCAAAGGTTTCTACCTCCCAATTCGAATATCTATTAATCCAAAAATTTAAATTATCATCTTTTTTGTCTATAAAAAAGAATTCATCATTTTTATTTATTTTTTCATAATTTTCATTAATATGTCTAAGTACTGTTAATGCACATGTTGAAACATGATTTGTATTAAATATTAAATATTTATCATAAACATTTATAACTTTTGAATCATAATACCATGGTAAATGTTTTGCAGTGAAATTACATGCAACCCGTATTTGATTACAAACATTTTTAATATAAAATTTTTTATTATTTAATCCAAATGTAGTATCAATACCTGCATTATAATATAAATCAAGATTATTATATACAATTTTATTATACCAAAATATCTTTTCAAATCCATAAACAGAAAATTCATTTTGAATCATTTCATATTGATACATTTTTTCCCAATCACTTATGTCTAATGCAAATCCAACTTTATAACACTGAAATCTCTCCGATATATCTACTAATATATCAATAAAATTTGATGGCAAATTTTCATTAAATTCTAAATCTGGATCAGTTAAAATAAATTTTTCAGGTAACTGATTATATAAATCAACATTCCTTTCTGGATCAACCTGTGGAGCAATATTTGCAGGCATTTGAATTATTTTAACATCAACCTGATTTAAATAATCGATCGTTTTAGGACATGTAGAACAATTATTCATAATGAAAATATTTTTATAATAATTTTCATTTATTTTTTTAATTTGTTTCAATGTGTTCTTAACAAATTTATAATTATTATAACAGATTACTATAATTGGAATATCCATAAATAAATATATTTATTATTATTTATATCCAAATATGAATTTATTTATAGTAGTGTTAACGCAAAATAATCTATGAAGTATTATACCTAGAATAAAGATTACTAGGAGGGTTATAAAGAAATTCCAATTAAAAATTCTTGCAATTATAAAAGACCCTATAATTGTTAATAAAACATCAACTATTGCTAAATTCATAAATCGATAGGAATGAACTCCTTCATTTGGCCTTCCAAAAATCTCACTAAAATTCTTAAAAGGACAATTCATCTTTATAAATAAAAAATGATTTATTTTTATATTTAATTTAAAATCAAAAATGAATTACGAGGATTATGAGGATAGCAATTATACTAACACTGACATTACTGTTATGTCATTATTGGTAGGTGGAGCTGTTGCATGTATGTTACTTTGTATCAAATGTAAATCGATTTCAATAACTATTACCTAAATTTATTATAGAAGAATAAATATGAAAGGTCTTCCTATTTTGTTTATTTTTGATTTAGATTTAACTATAATTGGTGTTTCTCAAAACATCAATTATTATAAGTACGAACTTCTTGTTTTTATTAATCAAAATTGCGAACATAAGAAAATGAATGGTGATATTTGTAAGATTAACAGAAATGATTGGATTAAAGTAATACCTGATGGATTTATTAGACCAGGATTTAAAGAATGTGTATTATCCATTAAGGAAACATTTCCTACTGCAGAGTTTTTTATTTTCTCAAATGGTACATATGATTATGTAAAGGATTATATAAAGGTTATTGAAATAAAAACAGGAATAAAATTTAATGACTTAATATTATCAAGAGAATATAATGTTATTACGCAAAATAATAAATATTCTAAAGATTTATCAGATTATATTCAAGAATTAATCATTAAAGCATTAAGTGATAAATATAAAAAAGAAGTTCTCGAAAAAAATAGAGAATTATTATTTACAGAAAGAATCATTATTATTGACGACAATCAAGTTATATGGAATGATAATCCTAATCTAGTAATTTGCCCACCTTATAACTATGTTCCTATCGTTGAATTAAATCAAGATTTATTGAATTTAATTTGTAAAAATAATGCTGTTATGAGTTTTATTCAATCCACCTCTGCAAAACAAATGATATTTCCACCAATATCTATAAACGGAAAAACTAACGAAGAAATTAGACAAAGTTATCATCTCTTTATGGCGGATGCTTATTTAAGAAATATGGATGTAAATTCAAAATCATTAAAAGATGATTTCTTTCAAAAATTTTCAAAATCGCTAAAATCAAGAAAAACTATGAATAAACCATTTACAAAAGCATTTATTAAGAAGTTGAATTCAAATGATAAATAGACCAAGCTAGATAATTTGCAAATAACAACCATAGTAAATAAGGGATCAATAAATAAACTGATATTAGTGTCTTATCAGTCTTTGAGAATTGAATTAATGTCATTACTGCTAATATAAATACAAGTGTTGTTATAATAGCAGCACCCAATTTTTGTTTATAATAAAAAAAGACTGGACTATATGCAAAATTAAAAATGAGATGAATAATTGGTAATATCCAATATTTAAATTCTTGTTTATATAAACCATAATAATAAGAAATACCTATGAGGATATATAAAATTGTCCAAGCAATTGGAAAAACTAGACGTGGTGGATTAAATTGCGGTTTCTTTAGTTTTTCATACCATTCATCAGGCTTTCCAATTGAACCTATGAGAAACCCTAATAATAATGGAATAACTATCCATAAAGAATAAAAATCGATTTTCATTCTTTTATATTTATCTTAGAGATAATTAATTAATGATTGCACTATGAACGGTACCATTAATATAAATCTTATTTCCCTGATGTGTAATCCTAAAGTCATAGTTGCGAAAGTTAAATACTACTTCATCATTATTAAGTGTTGTGATATAAGGATTAGAGAGAGAGTTAGTGACACCTTTCGAAAAAACCAACCAATCTGACTCATTCGTGAAATTCATCACATTGGCATCAATGGTTTCCCCATTAGAGATACCAGTAGTGATATCATAAATACAATCAATTGCTTTGTTGACACAACTAAACATTCCTTTGATTTGATGATAGTTGAAGATAATATAAATAATCATTTTTTATGAGAAATAATAAAAATAAGATCAATTTTACTTAAACAATCTTAACCTCCTGTTTCTTAAGAGTATAGCACTCGTCCTTATCCTTTAATTTATAATTGAAACCTATATCCATATCATCGAATTCTTCTGTGATTTCCTCTGGTTCCTCCTCGATTACATCAACAGTTTTCTTTACTTTCTTTTTATCCACTGATTTTAATAATTCAATCATAAGTTCCTCATCTAAGATTATATCGAAATTTCCTGAACCACAATTTGGAACTTTACCTAACATCACTTGTGGTGAAATCCCAGATGTATTATCATATTCTGAGAAAATACTTCCATTAATAAGCATATCCACACTCTCCTCGAATGAAGACTTACTTAAAGCACTACTTGAATTTCTGTTAATTCCATGTCTATCAATCGACATTAACGATCCCTTATACGTCATGGTATCTATGAGTAATGATAGATGTCTGTAATTCATTGAACCCTCTCCAGTTACATTAACCAATTCATTATATAATGCATTTCTGGCTGCTTCAATACCTAATACACTATGAATTTCTCTAATATCATTTGAAATCGTTCTTGTTGGATCTATATTCGGATTTGATAATATCTCCATTAAATTAGTTCCATCTGTATCTAATACCCATTCAACCACCTTTTCAAACTCTCCTTTATCATCATTATAAATCTCATTTTGTTTTTTATTTAATGAAACCTTATTCACCCCTTTGTATCCCTTTAATAACACTTGATAGACGATATTATGTTCCATTGCTTTGATTGCAGCAATTTCATCCTTATTTTCAATATCCTTACAAGCATATTCAGTTAATCGAATTCTAAATATACATTCTTCTGCATTATCATCACTATAAACACAATCGATATACTTATTATAAGCCTTATTAAGTTTTGTATAAATATCAATCATTCTTAATCCGTATGTTACCATCTTTTCTTTATTAAACTTCATTCGCAACACCCATGGTGATTTGCTTCGATGTTTATCAATTGCTTCATATAATTGTTGGAATTTATTATAGACATCCAACATTGGTTTATCTCGTGCAATTGTGTTTTCACTATCCCAATAAATTTCACTATATTCGAGAATATCAGATAATCGAGTAATTTCAATACTATTCTTAACATTCAATGCTACCATCTTTGTTTTATCAATTCTATCATCCTCGTATTCGCCATTTTCATTCATCTTTGGATTTACCACTGTTGCTACATCAGGTTTCATATAGATGATAAGGGTTGGTGTTTTTGTTTTCTTTGTTGCACTTAAAATCTCCTTCAATCTAGGAACACCACTAGTAGCTTTCACTGCTGCGGCTGTTCCTGAAACATGGAATGAATCAAGTGTCATTTGTGTACCCATTTCACCAATTGTCTGTGCAGCTACTACTCCAACCATTTCACTTGGTTGAACTAATGCCTCATTGAAATATTCATAAATTTGACCAACTAACCAATCAAACATTGCCTTTGTAAAATTATTCTTAATAATCATTCGTTTTGGTGATAAGAAAGCTCTTACAAGGATGTGAAAATGTATCATTCCCTGTTCCTGATCTTTCACATATAAATCCTCAATAATCTTATCTATTTTATCTAAGACATAATCAGGTGTAAGATCAGTTAATGTCCCAGCAATTCCAATAGTATCACGACGTTTCACCACAGTAGTTATTAATCTACTAAATGGTATCGGATAAGTAATTTTGCTATTTTTTCTATTTTTATTGACTTTCTTAATGATAAACATCTTATCATCAATCAAATCTTTGAAATGTTCATTTAATCTATCATATGTCTTTTGAGTTACCTCCTTAAAGGCATCGGGAGTTAAATAAACATTCAATTTATCCACTTCAGTTAAATTATATTCCTCTTCCATTTTCATAAATGACATCTCAATAGTCGGCAAGAATTGCTTCTCTATCTTGCATCCATCCATTCCATCCTCCCCATATATATATTGAATAATCGTTCCTCCTGAATTTCTAACAGTATTATCATAATAAACCTTAGCATCTTCCATCGCTTTCACAAGCCGACGCTGCACATAACCGGTCTCACTTGTGTTAGCACAGTGTATCGAGTGTTTTGTAGAAAAGTTACCAGTTTCAGGAACAGAAACATCATAAACTTTAAGATATTTATCCCTGAACTCGTCTTCTTTAATTTTTTGAATTTCAATAATTTCATCAAGAATAACGTCATTATTATACTTGAAATTTAAATGTTCATTATTAATTTCTAAACTTGCTAATTTTTCTTGCTTTTCAATATTAACTAATTTAATATTATCCTTGAATAGTTTCGCCCATTGAGCACGAATAGATAATACATATGAAGGCATAGTTGATTTAATAATAGCATCAGGTCTTTCTGTTAATTCTCTAACAGAAATTTTTCCAAATATACCCAATCTTGAAAATAATAGTGATAATCCAACAATTAATTCCTTTGATGTTGAACCAGCACGAATTGTTTTAGTTTGTGTATCAATATTTCCATCTCCCGAAAAATAACCATTAATAATTCCTTTAACAAATTCAATAGGTGCTGTATGAGCAATATTTGGTATAAATTTATTGGCAGCACCATGTCCAATAAACTTGTGTAGAAATTGTGCCAATATTGTACAATAACCTGTAGTAGTTACACATTTGTATTTTCTATTTAATGTTCTTTCGTTAACCGACGAATGAATGTCAAATTTATTAAACCAATTCGTCACAAATTCTATTACACCTTTTTCATCTTTAGTAATAGATACATCTCCTTGTTTTTCTCTTGCATTTCCATCAGCTAAGAATAATCCAATGAAAATGCCATTATCTTCATTTAATTCAAATTTATCAGTCATATGGTATTTTGCAGAATTACTTGTATATGTATATAAGCAACCTTTTCTAATAATTTCCAGTCTATCCTTTCCTTCATTGAGAGTTCTTCTCAATGCCTTTTGATTTGGATAAGGAAGAGTAAAGGTCTTTCCATGATTATCCTCCCACCAAGTTTTAGGCAAATTTTTAGTAGTGCATTTATTAATTAATTCATTTGCTGTGTGTAAATCAGTTCCATAAATATATTCAGTCTTTGGAAAATATTTTGATAAATCAATATAACTATTGATTACCGGTGCTTCCGGTAAATTCATAGTAACTGGAATGCAATCCCCAATTTTAACATCAGGTGTTTCCTTCTTATCAAATTTAGATCCGTTCCATACAATTAAAGATTTTGATTTTGTAACTGTAACATCTCTGCCACTTTTAGTTGTAATCTTATATAAAATATCTCCTGGATCATGTCTACTTACATTTGTAATTTTTCCCCATATAACCTTTCCATCGTTATGACAGGAAGGAATATAGATATCATTTGTGACTCCCAACATTTCCATGTTTGCATCCTCGGGGCCGAATAACTCAACCCCTTCTTTGTTTTCGGGATTATCAATTTTAGAATCAATCCAATCTCCGATATTCACGCATTTTGCATGTCCATCCTCTATAATTATAATAGGAGTATCTCCAGTAACTGATTTAACAGCTGTATCAATTAATCCTTCACGTCCACCCATAGCGTGGAAGAATACCTCTTGTGGCGATAAACCACTAATGAAACTATTCTCCACAAAACCACGAGCTTCAGGACCATCATCATATTTCGTAAAATGAGGTAAAGTTCTGTCACTGAATCCATAGGAAATTCGCTTACCATCCACATTTTGCTGACCAACACAGGCCATAATTTGTGCAATATTCGTTTCCTTTCCTTTAGATCCAGATTTGACCATATTAAACATACGATTTGTCTTCTCATCAATCTTGGTAAGACTGATGCGTGCAACTTCATTTGTAGTCTGATTTAAAATTCCAATAATTTCTCTCTCAATAAATTCCTCATTATTAAAGATGCTATTATTTTCAACATCTCCTTTTCTCATATCTTCCAATTTCTTATAGGCATTTGCCTTCATCTCTCTAATCTTATTATTCAATTCACTATCAGTACTCTTATCAGTAACTAAATCACTGATACCAATACTGAAACCAGCTGTTAATAACCATCTACATACCAATCTCTGAGTATTATCTAAGAATTTCTTAATTTCAATAGGACCATAATCATGATAAATCACCGGAATCAATCCGTTGGTAATATTATGAAATACCGCCTTATCTAAATTACCAGACACCAAAGTGCTGTTATTAATAACAACCTTCTGTCCAGCCTTGTTTTTCTCTTCAATATATAATGATGGTGGCAGGATTTCAGAGAAAAGTTCTCGACCAGTATAGGTATAATCCTTGCTGGGCTTCGGTAACTTTCCCTTGAAATAACTATTACACATCTGCAAATTTGCCATTTGTTTATCACTTACAATCGTATAATCCTTCGTGAGTCGAAATGAACCCACGAGGGTATCTTGAACAACTTCGATACTTGGCTTTCCATCCCTTTGTGCTAGGATTAGATAAGGGACTGCAGCCAAATCTTTCAATTCACTCATCGTTTGAATATTTTGCGGACAATGAAGATTCATTTCATCTCCATCAAAATCTGCATTATAAGGAGGAGTATCCAATACATTCAAACGGAAGGTCTGATATGGCATAATAATTACTTTATGACACATCATACTCATCTTATGTAATGATGGTTGACGATTAAATAGAACATAATCACCATTATTAAGATGACGGTGAACGATATCACCCACTCTCAACTCATTAACAATCTTATCAAGAGTTCCATTCTTTTCTGGATACATCAAATTAATCGTATTTAAATCTTTGACCTTTTTCACATATTTGGCACCAGGCCATTTATTCGGACCATTCATAATCAATTTCTTCATTTCATCAATGTTATACTCATTTACCACCTCTTGAAAGGTGATATTAAGTGCAACACGAATAGGTACTCCTAATTCATCAATACTAATATAAGGATCAGGGGTAATCACTGAACGAGCTGATTGGTCCACCCTCTTTCCATTCAAATTTCCACGAATTCTACCATCCTTCTTTCGCATTCTATCGCAAATCGATTTCAATTTCCGTCCATTCCGCTGTTGAGACGGAGCTAGACCGGGAATCTGATTATCGATGAAAGTAAAGATGTGATATTGGAGAACCATAGTGATTAACTTGATTGTTTCCTCACTTGCTCCCTTATTAATCTTATCAATAATACTATTATTTGCTTTTACTATATCACATAATTTATGAGTTAAATCATCTTCTCTGCGTTGTCCATTTTCTTCAATGATACTAGGACGAACTGCAGGAGGAGGTACTGGAAGTACGGAACAAATCATCCATTCAGGTCTGTTCCATCGTGGATTAAATCCCATCACTTCCATGTCTTCTTCACTAATCCTCTTGAAAATTCTCAAGACATCCTCTGCTGTAAATTCCAGTTGAGTTGAGGTCTCTTTCGATTTATCTTTCCATTCAGCGATAATTTTCATCGCCGATTCCTTATTATATCTATCAGGTTGCTTCGCACCACAACCAATATGTTTATCATCTCCACAACTCTTAATTTTAGTAGTCGTATTGCATAATTTAAAATAGGCTTCCCATCTTTTCTGATTATTCTTGATGGCCATAATCTTACTCATATCATTCTTCAAATCCTCATTCGCCGTTTGAGGTGAAATAAGAATTCTCGAACATCTGTAGCAAATGCATTTTAGGATCTTCTTTGTGATATCGAAGAACATTGCGTGAAACACAGGTTTTGCTAATTCAATATGTCCAAAATGACCCGGACAGAATACATTCTTCTGTTCACAAGTACTACAAATCTTATTATGTTCCAATACACCCATTCGTGAGTCAAATAAACCACCAATGACAGGTTCATTACCTGCATAAGTATCAGTCTTTGTGATATTTACCACAGATCGTTTCTTAATCTCTTCAGGACTTAAGATACTAAATTGAATTCCTTTAACTTCTTGAATTTCAACTTTTTGATCATTATATGATAACTCAGCATAAATGGACATATCTATTAATTATATAAGTTAATTTTAAATATAATAATCATTTTTTATTTGGAAAAACAACATAAAAATAATTATAGCACATCTTTAATTCCATCTTCCAATTCTACTAATGCTTGCCAACCTAAAATATTATATGCATTATTAGGACATTGAATTATATGTTTTACATCACCAGGTCTCTCATCTATATATTCTACTGGACATTCAAAAAATTTTGATACGTAATTTAATGATATACTTTTACCAGTACATAAATCGATGGTACCGCAATAACTATTAAACATTGCTAATATATTGCCATTAACGATATCACTTACATGTGTATAATTTCTCGTTTGTGTACCATCACCAGTAATCATAAGTTTCCCATTTTCATTTTTAGATTTTCTTAATGCAGCAAACACATTAGGAGATGGTCCTTTTTCGCTTTGTCTCTTACCATAAACATTAGAATATCTCAATGTTATCACAGACATATTATACATCTTATTATAAGATGACGCTAATCCTTCAAGTGCCTCTTTAGATGTTCTATATGGAGTTAAAAAGGCATAGACAACATTTGATGAAGATAAAACCACCCTTTTAATATTTTTTACTCTGGCTATTTCTAAAATATTTAAAGTTCCGATAACATTTATATTATAACATAATAATGGGTCTTCAATACACCACGGTGTTCTTGCTAATGCAGCAAAATGAAAAATACCATCAATATTATCATATTTATTTATTACATCTTTTAACAAATCATAATTGGTAATATCTATATTTTCAAAAATTGCATTTTCATTTAAATTTTCAATATTACCACTTAATAAATTATCCAAAACAATTACTTTATATCCTAATGATATTAATTTATCTACCATATGAGAACCAATGAAACCACAACCACCAGTCACAATAAAAGTTTTATTATTGTATTTCGAATTTAGTATATTATATAATGCTAAATTATGTTCATTAAGAGGTTTAGCTCTCGAGGTTACCATATAATTCATGTGATTTAACATTTCATCTCTGCTATATTTATGTTGAAAGCCTCTTCCTGTATCAATATCCCTTTGTGACATTTTAGCTTTTATTTGTAGTTTTCGTGCTAATAATTGTTCATTCATTGGATAAAATCCTAACCATAATACATGTGCTTTGTCTGTATCTGTGCTTACATGATTTGTATAATGTCGTCCTGAATGATAATTACCGTTTGAATGTGTATGAATATATCTGAAACCCCTTTCATTATTATCATATAAAATATCTTCATTTAATAAATTTTTAAATAATTCATAATTGTTATTTATATTATAATTATTTTTAGAAAATGGTCCGGAAACTTTAAGTTGATATGCCATTGGTGTAACATCAAAAATATCTCTTACTGATGTTTCACATACCAAAAATTCAGTGGTATTTAAAACTATTTTAATTCCTTCAATTTCATTCTCTATATCCATAAATTCTTTATCAATATCTACGGCATCAAAGAATTCATTTCGTGTCTTTATAATTTTACAATGAGGACAAATTTTTTTACAAATTTCAACTGAATTATCAGTACTATTATAATCAATTATTAGTATATCATCAAACATATCCTTATGATGATTTAGCCAAAAGGGTAACAATTATTCCTCATTATAAATATTTGTAAGTAATGTCGTTTTAATAGCACTCATATTTTCTTATTGATAAATTATATAATTAAATTAACTTAATTTTCGCAATCTGTTCATAATATTTATTTTTAAGATCTTCGTATTCCTTAATGATCCCCTCATTATATAACCATCGTTTGGAATAAATATTCAATTTATGTTTCTCATTGAAAAGTACATAGATAATTAGATAAATTAATGTTACAATTAATGCCGTTTTCAAGATATCTCTGACAGCTATATAAATAATTGCAAATAAAATGGTGGCTTGAACAAAATTATTCTTAATTAACTTTTGTTGAAAATCAGTGAGACCAAAATCTAAATATCTGGCACCAACTTGCATTAATATCATCGAAATCACAAAAAGAGGATCCAAATCAAACATTTCCCTAATTATTATAAATATGGATATAAAAATAAATCACGATGAGAAGATATTGAAGGATGAATAATACCACTGTTGTTGCGACTGTTGTGACTAATATTACCTCCGTTATTACTAATCATACATCAGAAGCCTTTCGCATGATTCCAATGAGTTTATTCACCTATTTATCCCTAGCGGTTTTCAAGTTGTATAATTCTTTGTTCTAATTGATCAATTTTATTTTTTTGTTCTTGAATTATCTTATATAATTCCTGTGTGCAAGCTATATTTAGGGAATAAAGAGATGAATAATCTAATTTATTAAAGTCATTTACTTTCTTACCATAAATGAGAATATTGGATTTCTCATTTTCAGTAACCTCAATTCCCTCATAAATCTCGATAGTAAAATTATCAATTATTTCTTTTACTTTAACATATCTCTTTTTATAACGATTATGATAAGGTGTTTCTTCAATAATAATTTCAATATTTTCAATATTCATATTATCCAAGAGTAATTTTAATTCATCATCAACCGCAATTTTATCAATAATTGAGGTACTTGTTACTAATAAAAATTTGTATGATGATGTAACATAAGTCGCTGTAGTATAAACATTTGCAATATAATCTTCATCTTTATAAACCAGATGATTTAATTCTTGATTACTTGCAACATCTTGGGCAATAATCCCATATTTCTTGAGATAATCTTTTTCATCACAAAGATAATATTCCTTTGGTTGAATAAGCATGAGTTTATCAAGTGGGTTTTGAATGTCAGTGATTTCTTTTTTAATTCTTGCATCAGAAATTTCATTATTGGTAGAAGTTTGGGTTCCATTAAACCACCATTTTGAATTAATACCTGAAGTTAAATGCCAAAAGATAAAGGAGTTTTGAACATTTGTAGGAGATGTTCCTATATATAAAAACCATTCATTGTTCCATGATACATTTCCTAATGGAAAATTAACCTGATTATTATAACCGATATTAAGATAGTTTGTAGAAGTTATCAGGTCATTAAAAACAGGTTTATCATAGATATTTGAATAATTAATAAAACCCTCAAATTTAATATTAAAAGTATTCAGAGGAACTTTAACTATAACTAAACCGTTTGCACCGATGCCTCCATTACCATCACCACCACTACCATATGTAGTTTTAGTCAAAGGTGTAGAATTTACTGTTGCTCCTGTTCCACCCTCGCCAATAGTAAGACTTGATCCTGTTACGAGTGTTGTAGTTAAACCTATATTAGAATTAGCAGAACCACCATTTCCACCTTGAGTTAAAGTTCCATTGTAACCACTCGATAAATAGGAATAATTAGAATCCCATTTAGTGCCTGTGGAAGTTGTTAAATTAATATTTCCATAGCTCCCTCCACCACTACCACCTTGTAAATTTGCTGTTGTCCCTAAAACTCTTACTCTTCCTTGATATAACTCCTGTACTTGTGCTACTGTTAATGGAATATTATAGATTCTAAAATCATCCATAAATCCATCCAATCTTAATGCTGCTTCTCCTGGAGAAGTTGATTTACCTATTTTATATTCTACTGCTGATGAAAATGATGTTGATATTTTATTTCTTTGTTGATTATTTATAACCCTCACATTATTAATATAAGCATTCCATATTCCAGTATTTGATATTGTCCATACAATATGATACCAAGTCAAATTTCTTATG